ATTGTTGAAGAAGACAAATCACCACGAGTAAGGATTATCAAATCAATTGAATAAATAGAGTCGAAATACATAATGTCATTGTTCTTTGTCATAGTAGATTTATTGTACCATAAAAACTAATGAAAGTCAATACTCAATTACTTTGTCACATTGAAATCTTTGTAGGCAGAAAAACCAAGAAGTTTCTTTGTTAAAGGCTGCATGAAACGATACGCGCCCATGCCAATTCCTGGTCGGCGAATATTTGTGATTGCTTCGGCAAATCCATTTCTAAATTCTTCAGAACAATCAGGATAATTATCTTTTAAATACATATGTATAAATTTAGCATGACGTTTTGTTCTTTCCAGATATTCAGATTTCAATTTATCCTCGTAACGCTTATTGTCTCCTTCTATCTTTCGATTGAAAGAATCAACTAGGTCAGTCCACCAATTTAACATTAGTGCTTGCTGATTCCTTTCACAAAGTAGAGAGGCCCAAGCGGATAACCACGAGGAACGGCTTCAACTTTGCCTTCATTAACTAGGTCGTACAACATACATGCCACTTCGTTTTCACTAAAATAACGAGGCGTGAAATGAGTTTCCAATTCATGAATACTTAGGCCCTTGGAATGTTCGATTGCTCGAAAAACATAATCAGGCAAAAGACCAGGGCTATTATCAGGAATCGTGCGGTCAAAAAGTGTTGGTTCAGTTGGTTCAGTTGTTTTCATGTGTTTATCTTACCATACAAACGGTTATATGTCAATACCTAATTTTAAGTATTTGGAAGCAAGCGATATTCTTTGACACAATTTTTACAAGCTTGTGAAAGATTCACTTCAATCACAGGTGTTTTAACATCAAAATAAGTACCTTGATGAATACCACACAAAGTTGGGGTATCGACGCCGCCGCCTAATTTATATCCTACTGAAGACAGTTGACGAATGTGGTAATGATTAGTAAGGGTCACGCCATTATCGACAAAAGACCAATAAGGAATCTTTACTTTAATGATTTTCTTCTTTGGCTTGAAAATTTTTGAAAGCCAATTAAACATTTGCTTCCTCATGAATCATTGCGACTTCGCTTGTGGTAATGAATCGGGCAAGCGCTTGCTCAACAAGGGGCGGGCACACAATTATCACAGGTTCACCAACTTTAATTTCGCTGACCACCGTATAATCACCACCGCTTGTGCGGACACTTAACGAGTTTTCGTTAGAAGGGCGATACCATTTTTTATTGACGGTATCCAACGTATAATGGCTACCTGATACAGTCGTAAACTTTGTCATAATTAGATTATAACAGAAAACTAATCGTTTGTCAATAGAATAGAAGATTTATATTTCATGTCCTTGGAATGAACATTAATTTTATTCCCTACTCGCTGACCCATAATGTGCGTCTCACTATTAATGTGCAAAGTAATGTAATCTGCTTTACGATGCTTTTTGAAAAGTTGAATCATTGCAACTAACGGAGATACATCGGTATGCAGAATCTTCTTGTAAAGAATCGTCGCACCTTCTTTAATATGAGTATAATCGTAATAAACATACACGCCGGGTGACTTCTCAGCAATATGGTTACGCTTGAATTCTTCTTGTTCGGCAAACAACTCTGCGTCGATTATTTCTTTAATTTTTGCGTTCATGCCACGTTCACCAAAGAACGTCAGCCAGAAGAAATTGCGAAGGGCTTGCTTGAATGACGAAAAAGTACACGCAAGGTCGATTTTTGCTTCGCTTGCCGATATATAATCGTGTACTTCGTCATACTGTCTCATACTCTATATCTTACCACAGAATAATCGAAAAGTCAATACCTACCAGCTTCGGGACGTGATTTGGAACCCTTGTTTATCTGCGAATTTCTGAATAATACGTATTTCTTCGCCGTTTGCCTGACGATTCTGACTCCCGCGAATTTGAACAATTGAACTTTGACGCATTTCCATGGTGATACGAGACTTTTCATTTTCCACTAACGTATCCGGGTTATGCTTACGCAAGGAGAAAATGTTGCAACGCCCTTCAACGCACTGGGTGACATAGTAAGAAACGCAATGTTTTTGCTTACGCCCTTCTTTAATCAAATCGTGATTTGACTTTAGCTCGAAGATTTCCCACATCGCCTCTTTGTTTTCATAATACCACGGTGCGAGAAGCTTACCATCCCATGTCACCTTGCTGCCATACTTTGCTTTTTGCATCAAGTTATGCCATTCATTGGACAACATTTTGATGGAATTCAACGTTCGGCCACGCAACGTGAAGGCGGCATCGTTCCCGATTTTATAATAGATGAAATCAGTGACTTCATCAAAGGTCAAGTCATCCATTTCGGTATGATATTTAGCGTAGAATTCAATAACATGTGCGTAACACTCCACGTTTGTTGCGGTGGGCTCGGCACGGGAAAAGAAGTCTTTCGTGAAAAGCAAACTTGAAATAATCTTTGGAGAAATCGCTTGATTCTTCAATTTTGCGAACCAAAATGCTCGTTGGAAGTTGTATCCATCAGGCGTTTCCAAGAAAGAAATACATTCTTTTTTTGTCAAAATATCTTTGACTAATTTCTGGAAGCTACCCCCTTGTGTAAGACAGAAGAACCATTGATAACCAAAGTATGGATGATTTTTGTTCGTATCCGTGAACAAGTCGTACATGAAATTTGGCACTGAGTATTTGACGTACAAGTGTTTTACTAAGCCAAGCTTCTGTTTTTCCAAATTGTAGGACTTGGAGATATAACTTTCCAAAGAACGAACTTCGTGGTTCGCATGAGTACCCAAACGCATTAAACCGTAAAGTTGAACGTTTGTTTTCTTTTTGGGCTGACGCTGGGCAATATGCTCGGGCTTGACTGTTTTCAACAGATTGTTAAGCAAAGAAGAACGCTTTTCTTGCGCTTCTTCAAGGGCTTTACGTGCCTCTTTGTTTGCCATGAATTAATTATACACCCTGTTAAATCAAATGTCAATACCCTTAGATTATTGTCTCAGGGTATTTTTGTGAGACATAAAATTCTACGGCTCTTTGTTTGGCTGTTTCCAGTGTTTCACTGTCTATCGACCAACCGCCGTCATTCATTTCAGTTGTATCTTCGTTTGGGTGAAAATAAAATAAATCACCCACTGAAAAAATTCTTGTATTTGTTATTTTGCCATTTTCGTAAAGAATCCACCCGTCAAATTCTGGACTGGCTTTTATTCGGAATCTAAATTTTTTCACTTATGTAAACTTTGAAGATAAATGATATTATGTATAATAACGTAAACGTTGATAATCATTAAAAGCATTATAGCGTAAATAAGGCGGAATTTTTGTTTCATTCTTTTGCTGCTGATTCGATTCCACAATTAATACATTTAAGCCACGGCCATTCAGATGCCATAACTTTAGGCTGTACCCCGGCAATTGAATACGTTCCCATAGGTTTAGTAGTGAGACGCATTTCGATAATCAAAGTTTTTTTACCGCATTTAAGGCAGGGTGTTTCTTCCACTTTATCCATCTTTTCTTTTTTAAAAAAGTGCCTCTACCTTTCGATAGAAGCGCTTCGTCGCCATTGTTTTATTGCTAATTAGTTGATTAGCAGTTGTAGATTAGGTGTGCAAGATACGGACAATAAATTCGTAACTGCATTTGGATTGGAACCATTGTGATAGTTCGGATTGCCAGGAGTTTTATCACCTTGACGTAAAATTCCGGCACCAGGATAATTACCAGTCGTTCCACCAGTCGAAGGGTCATAGGTGACATATGTTTCACCAACAAGCGGGTCATTTGGTCCTGTTGCTACATTTTGTAATGCTAAAACCGTAGAGCCTGTTTTAAGACAACGTGCTTGGAACGGCTGACCATATCGTGCAGTTTGCGCTACATAATAGCCGCCGCTTGGGCCTGTCAATTGTGTTCCAGGGACTGTGAAAGGTGAATTTTGCGTTAGTCGAAGAACGGCATTAGTATCCGTTTCAACTACTGTAAAACCGCCATTGTCAAATGAAATCCCAGGTTGCGAAGCGATTGGAAATCCATCATAATCTGCACCAATGGCTGTCAAGGTGTAAACGCCGCCCGTTCCAAACGTTGTATCTGCTACGAATGAACTGGAGCAATTTGTACTATTTACTGGTCCATTACCGCATTCGATATAACCCGTTGAAATTACGCCCTTCAAGGTAAGAGTTGCAGGAGGATTAGCTCCTGGTTGAAGCGTATACACATTTTGTGCTTCGGAAAGAATAATTTGCGGCTTATTTCCAAGAATTTCTACACCTACGCGATGTGTTCCGGCTAGCGTATCAATTCCAACCGTATACGTGTAGTAGTTACCCGCCCCGGCGTAAGTCACGGTTACTTTTGTGTTGCCGTCAGGACTAGAGGTGGTATTGGCAAGCGCCGGTGAAATAACAGCGGCATTTAAAACTTTAATGCCGTCAACAATAAGGGTGAAGTTATTTTGGCCCGGTGAAACGAACTTGGTCGTTCGATTGGATGATTTGGAAAGAATCGGGGAAGCTTGAGAATCATTTTGAGGAACGATAAAGGAAAGTGAAACCGAGGCATGTTGCGCCGTTATAGGCACTACGGGAACGGTTGGAGTAAGTAAAGAACCACTTGCACCACTTCCACTACCGCAAGCCGAAAGACTAACGGCTAAAAGAAGACTGGCTACAACCAAAGATAGATTTTTGATAAAAGTTCCTTTCAAAGAGAGAGTGTGTTTTCACTTACTTAGTATAGCAGAACAAGTTTTTTTGTCAACTATTATAAAAGCTTTTAATTACCAAACAGGAAGACCTGTCTCTCTAATTTAGTCAATATTTCGGTCCCAAAGTTTGCAACTGCAACGCATGGTACGAGCATCAATATAATTGGCACAATCAGGGCAACAATCATGGAATTCGGCGTACTTGCCCATAATCATTTCTTCAAAACTCTGGTCATGGTAAGAATCGCTGTCATCCAATTCAGCTTCAAAACGAGATACGTCTTCGCTGTTGGTGTATAATTGAACGTCATCTTCATCAGCAGGCTCCCAAGTAATGGTACCGACTTTTTGTGCTTTCATTACTTTTCCAACTCCCGATTTAATCGCTTCAGCATATGACGGGCTGAATTGCGATAAAGGGGATTGCCAAGAGAACTAGAGAAGTAGTTTTCCAAACAAACTTGGAGAACTGCGGCTTCCGTGTTATCTTTTACTTTCAGTACCGAGAATGCTTTTGCCATGTATTTATACTACCACAAAAGTCATTCAATGTCAATACCTTCTTAAGGCGTGTTCTGAAGGTTTGAGTTTTTTTTCTGGTCTTCACGAACTTTAATAAAACCGATGACGGTGAAAATAACGCCTGTCAAAAGCAACAGAAAAATGTCAACTACTAAGAAAGAACCAACGCCCCAAATTAGCGATGAAACAAGGTCGTGTGATTGAACCAGAGTCACGAAGAAGACAATGATTCCAATAATAAAGTCTAGATGAATTTTCATATTAAATTACTTTCTGTTTCTTTGAAACTGTGAATCCAAGCTTGTCTGCAAGGCGACGAAGAATTTGCTCAGGCTCCATGCCGAGGTAATATTCCGAAAGAACGCGATTGGCAGTATTACGGCCCACGACAACAACTTGGGTTTCATCAGCATGTGCGGCTTGCATGACTTTCCCAACCGTTCGGCCTAGGTTCGAATCTTTAAAACGAACCAGTAATTCCGAAGAATCCTTATTGTTCATTCCTTCACGGATGGCCTCAACGAAGCCCTCTGGATTACTTTCGATGGCTGAAAAATTATCATTGATAATTGTTACGACAGTGTTATATCCCATGTGTTTACTATACCTTGTTCGCTTGTTTTTGTCAATACCTAAACTTCGCCTTCCCAACCAAGGGGCATACGGAATCCTGCGGCATGTTTATGCCCACCGCCACCATAATTCGCGGCGATAATTGAAACGTCCATTCCACCTGGTTCCGACCGTAAGGAGAAGATACGACCATCGGCGGTATCCCAATAATTTGCGGCAAATTTATTTCCTTTTGCCATCAATTGTCCCGCTTCGGAGGCCATTGTGTGGGGAATATTTGCAACTGGGACTTCATGCCCGCCAATATTCATCGAACGCTGCATTAATTCTACAAGTTGTTTTACATCTTTGTCTTGCTTGCGGACGAGGGTAACCCCTTGTTCAACAATGTTTTGAAATTTACCGTCTTCAAAACTTTCGATTTGGGCCATTTTATCCCATAAATCGAATGATTGCTCTAATGAGAAGATGTAAGCAGCCACTTCTTTAGTTTGCGGAAGCTTATTTGCCCATAAATCTCGGTCTTGGATATACTGAACAAGTACCGGGACACGTTTGTTTGGGAAATAATATTGCCAAGCAACGCCTGCTCCAGACAGTTTCATGTTGAAAACCATCTTTAATTTTAGATGGTTTAAATCTTTTAAATCCGCCTCGGCAGATACGTGGTGGTCCAAGATTAACAACGACTTACAAGACTCCAACATTTTTTCAATGATTTCCCGCTTGTAAGAAAAGTCTACTAATACTACGTCTCGGTCGGTCACGTCTGGAGGCGGTTCTTGATAAATTCCTTCGTAGAATTCTGCGTCTGGGTAAGCCTGCTTAAGAACCCACGCTCCAGTAAATCCATCTGAACATTTTCCGTGATAAATTACTTTTTGCATTCACCATCTACTATACTACATTTTTTTGGATTGTCAAGCTGTTTTTTTGTATTATTTTTTACCAACTAGGTGAATAATTATTTTATTGAAATTGCGTTAGTCGTTGTCAAAGCGTGTTCCTTGGATTGTTTCATAATCGTCTGCATCAATTCAAATTGGAATTTAATATTTGACGCATTAATTGACACAAGAAAGAGCAGACCGACGAAAATGTTGATTCCAAGGGCCAAGTCTATAATGAGGTTGCTGTTCAAATACAGTCCGACGAACAGAAGGACCACGGTAAGGCCAAGGATTACCTGAGCAAGGTTAAAATGGGTATTAACCTGATTTGGTGTAAGCATATTGTTTTCCTTTTGATTTAGTGATTAGTGAATAATTGGTGCGGCATGGTGGGCGAAATTAATTATGACGTAAGCAATGAATGCGAACACGAAGTTCAACGGGGCGATAACGCCGCCAACTGCATTCAAATACCAAGGAAGAAGAAGACCGAAGTATGCCCACATGTTGTAGCCAAAAAGAATGGCTCCAATGACTAGATAGACAACTGCTGGAAGCATTCCGAGAGCAAGGGCTCCCAGTGTAATAAGGGCTGCTCCGATTCCATCTAGGAGTCTAGAAAAGCGACGGGTCGGACGACGATTGAATCTTGACATGCTTTTATATTACCATACTCCTTGACGTTTGTCAATACCTATTGGTATTTGTTTATGAGATTGCTTTGCCGATTTCATCATGTTCGAACGGCAGGGGCACAAACCCCTCGTTTTCTAATTCTTTTAAGATTGTTGGACAGTAGTATTTTAAATAGTCAATAATCAAGTGTTGCTTTGCCACATCAAGTGAACGATATAATGAACGTCGGCTAATAGCATTTATTTCATATTCTCTTTCTGATTCGCCAACATTATCATAAAACGAAACATGCCAATATGTTCGGCTGTTGTTTACATAGAGATATTCACGCTGAAGAAGCCAACGGAAACCAAGTGGATTGGTTGAATTTGACTTTTTAAAAGTAAATACCGGATATTTATCTGGCAGCATGTATATAATATAGCATAACTATGAGCGTTTGTCAATACCTAAGCAACCACATTTTTCGCTTTCAACGGGAGCAATACAAGTTTTCCCTGCGTGACCCGGCTTCCCATGGAAGCACAACGGGCACTTAAAGTGCTTCTGCTTATTAAGGCTGCGTCGTAGCCGATTGGCTTCCCGCACTTCCTTTTCGTTCATTATGCAACTGAAATTTCTTCTTGATATTCGGGCGAAAGGCGAATGCTATTCACTTCAATAGCCATGCGCGTCAATTCAGCTTTGGTGAAATGGTCCAAGGTAGTAGAAAACATTCCTCGAATCATTTCTTCAATCTCCTCAAGCTCGTGAACGTTCTTCACGCTTGTTGCTTCTGAAATTACTTTTGAATATACGCTCATGATTTTTATTATATCACTTATTGCCCTGCCTGTCAAGCAATAAAAAAGAGCCCCAATTGCTTGGGGCTCTTAAAATCAGCTTACGCAGGGCTCAAGTGACAAGTTGCCTTACTTCTAACTGATTATTATTTGAGGAAGACGGACTACTTCGGCTATTGCTATGGGAAAGAAGCCCGTTCGTAGTTCGTTGTTCGCCATTATTCCATTGTGTCTGCGCCGCGTCCAGGGCGTTTATTTCTATTCCCTTAGCGACGGCTTGACAAAGTTCCATAACCGCCTCTTTGTAGGTCTGGCTAGGGTTTGACTGGTCAATGACGAATTCTGTAAATCGCCCAGGAATTTGCGCCTGAAAGTATTTTTCATCATTCGTGGCTATTTGTAGAACCTGTTTACCCTGACCACTGTTGGCGTCCGTCTGAATTAGTTCGTATATTTTTCCGTTCAGGTGAGACGTGATGGAAAACACTGGGCGAACTGAGTTCATCTATCCGGCCTCCTTGGGCGGCAATTAGTGATACCCCTATATTACCCTTTGATAAATTCAAAGTCAATATACTGCGACAAAAATCTTATACACATTATTCACAGGCCCTGGCTTACGCTCAAAAAATGCCCTGTAAGACGAAGAAGGCTTCATGACCCACACCTGATAACGACTTTCAATTAGGGTTCAAGTAATATAAAATGCTATGCACATATTCATAATTTTGTCAAGTTGACAGCCATGTACTAATATAATAAGATGGGGTTGAGTTTTGGCAAGAAAGGAGAAATCTTTAATGACAAAAATCATCAAAAAGTTTGTTGTGACAGCAACATTGTTCGCAATGGTATTACAAGGAAGTAATGCTAGTGCCCAATTAGTTAATCACAATGCGCTAACAGTTCCTATTAGCGATGCTAGTAGGTTCAGTTTCTTAGAAAAATTCGACTTGAAAAAGACGAAAAAGAAAAAGAAACGCAAGATAAACCATCGTTTTGACCCACTAAAAGTGGTAACCAGACCTATGGCATACATCACCACCGGAATTGCATCATGGTATGGGCTCGGCGACGGGTTCCAAGGCGCAAGAACGGCAAGCGGTGTTAGATTTAATACTTATGACATGGTTGCTGCCAATAGGTATTTACCGTTTGGCACAATTGTAAAAGTAGTTAATTTAGCAAATTTAAAAAGTGTTTTAGTTAAAATTGTTGACCGTGGACCTTTCACTGGTGGACGAATCATTGACCTATCTTATGCTGCTAAAACAGCTATAGGCATGGGCGGAATGGCACGAGTAGCACTTTACGCAACAAAATAATTGCTGCAAAACAATTTATCCTCGCATATGTATTGTTAGGTACTGTGCGAGGATATTTTTATGTTTATCGAAGAATATTATAAATTTAATAAAAAACAAAACGTTAAATACATTCATATTGTTTGTGATAAATGCAATAGAGTAAATGAAGATGTTAAATCGAGATTTAAAGACTTAAGCTATTCTTTGTGCAACAGTTGTTTTTTACCGGAACATTTATGCTCAAATTTATGTCATGAAGTTGAACGCTTATGTTCAAAATGCAATACTAAAAAATTTTTATCTTTTTTTCCTATTAAAAAATTAAATAAAAATGGTCATTATACTATATGTAAAAAATGCCATTCAAATTTATATAAAAATTTTGCTGGTCAACTTAAAGAAGCAAACAAAAATCATGATTGTCAAATTTTGAATTGTACAAATAAACAAAAATATTGTTCTTTTTGTAAATCTAATCATAAACTGTCTTGGTTTGGATTAAATATAATTTCAAAATCAGGTCACGATGATTGTCCACTGAAAAGATATATTTATAGTGCTAAAAAAAGAAATTTAATTTTTACCATTGAATCTTTGTTTTTTGAATTGGTTCGAAAAGAATGTTTTTATTGTGGATATTATCGCGAAAATTTCTTAAATGGAATTGATAGAAAAAACAATAACGAAGGATATACAGCATCAAATGTTGCGCCATGCTGCTCAATGTGCAATAAAGCAAAAGGCTCTTTTCGTTTTGAAGAATGGAACAAATGGCTGACTAGAATAAAAAATCACCCTGGGAAACGGTAACCGTTTGAACCAGGAGGAGGTGTTGTTTTTGGCAAAGGTGTCCAAGTTGGACGCGGCTCATTTGTTACGCAGACCCGAGTATTTAAATTAATTGCAGCAATTCCACGATGAGTTAGATTCCACTTCTGTCGTTCAATCGCTAAATTAGCATTGCCAATCACTTGTGCAAGCTTATCGGTATTCACTAAGGTCTGGCAAACTTGGACCAATCGAGTTTCTTTGGTCGGTGGACCCTCTAGAATTTCACCAGTATGAGGCAAAATCAAGGTAAGACCGAAAAGAAAATGGACCCATGATGTTTTCATGAGTCCATTATACCATAGTGATTAAATTATGTCCAGTGGGTTCGATTTTTTACCCTATCTATGGTCGAACGATGCACTTTGAACTTTTGTGCCAGTTCTAATGTGGAAAGTTTACTTCGTCTAATAACTGCAACTTGCGCTTTAGTTAATTTTGACGAAGCGACTCTCTCACCTTTGGCTGAACGGCCTTTATTTACCATATCATTCATGTTTTCCTGGTGAGTACCAGGGGTTAGATGACCTGGGTTAACGCACAATCGGTTGTCACATTCATGAAGTAATACTAAGCCTGCTTTTAAAGGGCCATTTCTGACTTCATATAGATAACGGTGTAGCTTTACGTGTTTTCCTTTACGCATGCCCACAGCATAACCGCTATCATCTGTTTTATGAGAAGTTACTACAAAGCAACCTCTTTTATTTACTGACCACCTGATTGTACGTTGACGTGGATGGGATTTAGTCTCAGATGGCAACAACGACGTAGCCGTAAATAGTGTCTGAACGATATTCTTCAAAAATACGTTTGTACACTGATTTACCTTTGCGTTCACCAATGACTTCTTGAATGGGCTTCAAGTACAAGGCGCTGGTCGGTGCGACCATACGTTCTTTGGAAATGTTAATCTTGGCTTTGTCGCCATAGATTCCGCGCAACTTATGCAATTGTTCAATTACATTGCGAATGGGACCATGAATTGTGAAAGACAATTCGCTTGGCGCATTAACAACCGTGCCAAGTGCTTTCTTGCGTTCATCGCTAACCGGATAGGTTTCTTTCATCAGTGAAACGAAGGCTTCTTTGTCTTGCATAGCAAGCTTAAGCTCGTTCTTAAGAAGATACGTGCGACCTGCAAACGGATGAATATTTGGACGACCTTTGGAACGTTTTACTACTACTTCTTCGCTGACTGGGGCTACTGCTACTTCGACAGGAGCAGTATTATCGAGCATTGTTTCGGGCTCTAACTCTGCAATTGCGCTGGTACTCAATTTTTATTTCCTAGTGGGTGCTGGCTTCAAATGAGCCATAGTGTTATTTACTTACCAAGTATAACAGGTATTTGATTACATGTCAATAGATAATCAAAAGAACTTTTGTCAATACCTAAACGATGCTTCCGGCCCAACGGTGAGGAAATCCAATGCGAATATTTGGCATATTGTCAATCATTTCAACTTCGCCCGTGTTATCATCGACTGTCGCTTCGATTGAAATGCCATAATCTTTAAGAATCCAATTGAGTTCGCCAATGTGAGGACGTAACTGCTCAATGTTGAGAGTAGGCAAGCTTTTAATGCCATCAGGCTCCATTCCCGTACCATTGCAACGGGCGCATACTCCATCTAAAAAGCCTGCTGCTCGCGCAGGAACTACTGTTCGGATAATTTTGTGGCCGTCGCATTGTGTGCATGTCATATTTATTCTCCTCTGTATTTGACAAATTTATTAGTGGCAATAGAATTTGGAAGAACAACTTGTTCTTCTTCATCGGTGACGTTGTTCTCTATAAAAGCTTCTGACCATGTTGCGAGTAGTTTTTGTTCCCGAGTTTCATGCTCATCGAATTCTTGCTCTGCTCTTACCAAATTTTCGTAGTTTTTTAACTGGATATTTTTAATTTCCCCCAAAAGACTAACATGTGCCGAAGGGTCAAAAGTTACAACTTTTTCGCGATGAATGTGATGTGTTATATGGGCTTGCTTTTCAAATTCTTCAAATTGTGTCTCAATCATTAATTTTTGAATCAACAAAACATCTGATTGTGGCAAATCAAGCGATTTCCCGTGTAAGCAATAAGAAACGACTCTACGTTCGAATTTATCCATTTCTTGGACGCCGTAGTAACCATAAATCAAATAGCGTTTACCGTTATAATTAACGTGAAAATAGCCTGTTCTCAGGTATTCTTCCCATTGCTTGTCATCAATATTTTTGCGTAGTAATTTACGCCCTTTTCTTTCTTTGAGAAGCAAAGGAACATATTTGATAACATCTTGCTTACGCACCTCGGCTAATTCTTCTTGTGTTGCAAGGTGCCCCGCTTCAAAAGGCGCCATCCAGTCTGCCTCGCGACTACCATCTTCTTTCAACGGAAAGCTATATGAAAGAATTGTGCGTCGAAATACTTTCTTACGCCCTTGATACTTCGCTGCTAGAACCATGTCGTTATGGTCGTGGTTGCATTCTATGTCTTCATCATGGGTATAAAGTAAAACGTCAAGCTTATCTCCACCCATTTTTTCATAGACGGAAACAACGTAAGGAGTAGGCTTGTCATAAATAAATTCAACAAAATCACGACCAGGGTCATCTATTGGACCTTTTCGATTGCCGCGTTGTTTTGCCGATTTAATATATGAACTAAAACACTGGCGCATAAACCGAAGTGTACTAGGCTCAAATTCGTCAATGCAATTTTGCATGGCATAATCCCATGCTTCAGCCTCGCTTTTAAGAACCCCATTATCAAAATAATAGGTTTTATTCTCGAAAGGCGGTCGGCCTTGGGTATGCCCATGGAATACATGACCAAGTTCATGCAACACCGTGATATATTTGATTTGAGCCGATTGAAAAACGCCACCAGGAAATTCATCAATAACAGGGCCTTGAATCGTGGGCGGTTCATATTCCACAAACATCATACCACGTTGACCCGGCTTTAAATCTAATTTACAATTTAAAAATTCTGCTACTTTTTCGATATGCGCTTGGTATAATGCAACCATTTAACCGCCTGCGACAGGTGGGTGCGCCGTCAATTGACGCGCCACATTTGCAACTTTCTTTAAAAATCCTTCGCCTTGTTCAGGTTTTGGCTCTTGATAGACGTATGAACTACACAGGGCATCAAAATTGTGAATGGCTTCATGTGTTACGCCGCCACCCTTAGCAAGCTTCTTAGTTTCATAAACCATGTAGCCTAATTTTTTAAGATTATTAAACATTTCACGGGCATTGGAAACTTGAACAGGGTCATTGGCATCCCAGTCATGCGAAAAATCACCATGAACACGGTCCATAACTGATAGATTAAAATTCACTTGAATGCTGCCTTCCACAATTTAATAAGGTTGCCGAATTTGTTCCTTTGATTACGTTCAAATTTATTTATACGTTTTTTATCTACATGCCCAAGGCCGTTGCACAGTTTACAATCTGGTAAAATAATTAAACCGCCAGACGTTACATTCTTTGGTCGCTTGCCGACACCTTTGCATTTTGGACATTGTAACTCGTGTATCGTCACCTCGAAAATCTTACTCATTCGTTATATATTACCATAAAACGTTGGAAACGTCAAGGGAAACAAATAACCCCTGATAGATTGCGCTATCAAGGGTTATTTGCGGTAGTTTATCTTTTCACGAGTCCCAACTCTACCAACTGGACGGATTGTTTTAGTTCTGGTTAGGCGGTTCTTTTCAAAACCTTGTTATATAAGCCTAGAGCCAGCAACGTATAGGTGTTATCCATACCTCTCACGACAGTCCGAACTTCGCGAGTTGGGTTTGCTACTTTTTCCATCTGGACGTACATGTCTATTGACTGTGAAAGTCTCACACTTATTCCCAGGAAGGCAAGGTTCTCGTTTCGGACGAACCTGTCATTACTGACTCGATTAGTATAGCGTATTTCGAGTAGAAAGTCAATGGGTTTGAGGAAAAGTTTTTATGCACAAGTTTTCCACAATAAGCTGTGGAAAAACAAAAAACTCCCTTGTATTTCTACTTGGGAGTTTTAAGCGGATAAAAGGATTGTCTACCTTTACTTTCGGGCTAAGAGTCAACAAGAACGTCTTTCCTACTTGGTCTATAACAGGTTTTGTTTACCCACGTTACCCACAAAGTTACCTTCGTTGTCACGCTATCCTCCCCTTCTTACAATGAAGGGAACAACTAACTTCCCGCTGACACTTGTCCGTTGGGCTAAGTTGCTTGTAGATTATTATATCGCTTTACCAAACCAGCCTTAGCATTATTTGGATTCAGCCATACCCATGAAGGAAGCTCGATACTTCCAACTCATTTATTGTACTACACTTTGACTTGTTTGTCAACACTGTTTAGAAAGAAAGTTGCGATAGACATAAAGAGGAACAATGCGCTTAATCCTGCCGCGATTAGATAAAACTCAGTACGCACTTGATGAAGACCATGCTTATAAGAAGACTGTGCGGCAGAAATGGCAGCATTTGTTAGAAATGAAAAGAATAGGGTGCAGATACTACTAAAAATTTTGCCGAGAACTTTCATAAATTTATTATATCACAAGGCTTGACACAAGTCAATTCTTATGGTAGATTAATGGAACGTCAAGGCCAACCCTCGTTGAAGTGCGGGAAACTGTTGGGCGGTAGAAGGCCGTCATCCATGGAGAGGGGCGCGGAATAGGGATAGGCTTTTACAGAGTATCCCCTAAACTTCTTCGGCACAGTGTTACGGCAATCGGATTAGCCTTCCGAGAAAGCTGTTGCGGGGTACAACGTATGACTGGGAGCTTATTGCTGTAAATAAGATAGGCAGGTCATGAAAAAAGACTACTTAACGGTAGTCTTTTTTTACTTTCTTTATAAATTTTACTTGGTAACTCTTTGTAAAGCAACTTCAATCGCTGATTGCCAACTATACCTGTGACTTCCTTTGTTCCGACGCCAGCAGAACATCCGAGAATCGTTGATGGAATAGTATATCCATCAAATTTAGATATAACATTAGCCTTCGCTGAACTTACCTACGTAGAACCCACATGTTTTACACTGTTGACACAATGTATAAATTGTCTCGCCGTGCGCCTTGGCACTGCACTTGCATTGGTCGCAAGTATATTCCCACTTTGGGTCTTTACGGTCTACTTTTTTACCGCAATCTGCACAAACTAACAATCTTGAAATTCCTAGTTGTTCCATAAAAGCTCTAGTGGTTGAATGGGTTGGGTCCGTACATAAATCCTGCATTATTATTCCTGTCCTGTTGGTAGAATGCTTGGCCCAATTTCGTATCCGAGAATTCGGCTGGCCTTTGCCCATTCCCCTTTGTTAATAGCAATGGAAGCTCTCGCAGACTTCACAAGCAAAATTAAATATGCTATCATTTCACGCCATAATGGTTTCTGATTTTGAAGTTCAAGTCTTTCCCGCCCGAGTAGACAATCGTCTCTCTATCGCATTTTTTTTGCATGCAAGAGTACGTTTCCACTGTTAAGCCGTCAATCGTTGCTGTTACCATACGAAGCATTACTCCGTGCTTAACATCGCCAGGGCATAACATGGTATTTTTGCCTTCTTCGAATTTACAGTTTACAGTATCTTTACATGAACACTTGCTTGGACCAACGCACGGTGCAACAGTTTTAGCCATTTTTTCCTTCTTCGAGGTAGAGTTTTTGAACGAAACGGCGCGAAACACCTTCTTGTGAAATGGCTGATTCAACCATGTTATCAACATTGCGTTCTAGTAAATCGTAGTCGGAATTAATGTCGTCACTTAAATTCGCAATGAAAGAGTTTACTTGCGTATAAATGTTTTCGTTAATTTGTAAAGTTGCTTTACAAATCTTTAAAATATCTTCATCCATCTTCTTGTGCATCGAAAGTTTATTATTAAAAATAGTATTTTCGACTGAAAGGAGGCATATTTCTAGCTTGTCGATTAGATTTTTCTTACGCTCGTTCATTTAATTATATTACCATATCATTGGGTCAAAAGTCAAGGTAATTAAAAACCACCCGCAACTAAATGCAAGGTGGTTTTTTAACTACGAAAATGATTCTTCCGAGTCCTTATAACGTGGGTTTATTACCTTCAAAAGTAACATAAAACCCTCTTTGCTTTGACGTGGAACTGCTGGTGCAACTACAACGCCTTCGCGAATATGGGCTTGCTTGCCAGAAAGGGTTTCCATTCCTTTAGATAATTCAACCATCTTGTCAACAGAGTAAGGTCCTTCGTAAAGCACCGGGACCATGTTTTCTTTACCAAGAAAAATTGACGCTTCACCAAAAGTATAGTCTTGACCATTTACTAAAAACCGAAAAACTTTAACGGTCGCTTTGGTTTGACCGTAAGAATATCCCTTTTGACAAGGGATTACTTCACCAAAAATTTGATATTCGTTGACCGTATCTTTGGTAAAAATGTCCAGGTCCATAAGACTAGAGTTTTTAAGAGCCTGCCAGTATAGGTTCCCTTCAGATTCTACAATGGCTAAACCGTCTTTGCCAATGCCTTTTGAGGTAACGTACCATTTGCCTTCGACGTTACGAATAGTAACAAATTGTGAACCGTGAACTTTTTCTGTCACGATTACATCTTCGCCTTCGACCAACTCCGAATTATACAAACGGAACTGCTCAACGTCATGCTGACGCTGGAAAGAGATACCTTCGATACGTTCAAGTTGTCCAGCCATGTTAAATGGGATAGGTGGCTCGAATTTTTTGATATCTAATTTTTCGGATAGGTCTTCGTTCAATGGAATGTCATTGATTGAATTTAATCCTAATTTAGATACAACCCATTCGCGAGAAAGAGTTACGCCTTCGGAATATTCGCCCCGAAGACGGACACGTTTTACACGGTTATGGTCGGGTCCACTTAGATACGACAAACCCGTATCGGTGTTGCAATAGTTACCCTTGATTTCATCAGGTAAAATTGATTTTTCGGGAGCAAAAATTACAATGTCATCATTTTGATATTCGTTTGATTTGCCAACAACTACTTGGAATGAGCCAACCTTCCCGAGCATCAACTTATCTGCACCAGGGTGGGGAAATGAAACAATCTTATCCGCGATAACTTTCCAGTCAGCCATAATTACTTCCTTTAACTAAATAATTATAGTACTAAGCCATCTAGTCTGTTAAGGGAGTTTCTTAAGTATTTCTTCCATCTTAAACCAGGCGTGATATGCATAAAGCATAGCCGGGACAGAACCTAAAATGGCAATTGGAATGCCACTAGATAAACCGCTGTAAACACAAACGATAGACAAGATACTTAACAATATGATAGTTGCCAAATGAATTCTAATTTCCCAAATCAGTGGAAAAGAATGCTGAGTAGGCAACTTTGTTATCTTGGGGACGATTTGTAATGGATTTTTAATCATTTGATGACCCTTAAAAGAATATATAAGTATGATATTCTTATTTGCTGACTTATATAACAAAAAAGAGGTTTTTAAACCTCATTTTGCTCTTGCTCAGTATGTTTAATAGGTGAATCAAACATGGCTTGATTGGCGTCATCAGTATTCCCGGCTTCTTGCATTTGTACTCCTTTCAATCATCTTGGCAAAATTCTAGGTAGTCTTGAATCAATTCTTCTTGTGCTAGCTCTAATTTGCTATAGCAACAGATTTGTCGGTCAATTTCGTAGCGATAATCTCTGCCAGTGTAAACGATACAGAGCCAGGTGTTTTGATTATCGAAGTAAAGCCACCAAGCATTAGCACTATTTCTAGTGAAAATGTTGTTGTTCTTTCGGCGATATTCAAAACCTTTCGGTAACATGTTTTCATGTTACCATATTTTGTTGCTTAAGTCAATACCTAAAATTTTAGCTTTTTGCACAACTTGCTGGGTAAAGGTATACTTGGGGTTTCCCCATGTGTCAGGTGTAATCCGACCTTCGGGATTTCGCTCCATGTAAGTACGCTCCCTAACTCCTGAAATTTTATCCATGATAGGGTAATAAAACCAGTATTTTCCAATGGTTTTAAAGAAATACACTATATCGTACATTATTAATTTCCTTTCTTTGCGTTAATAACTCCCTATTTATTATACCACAGTTAATTAATTACGTCAACCACTTCAATACTTAAATACTTGAATACTTGAACCACGAAGGTCTTGCATTTCTTTTTGAAAAGCTTTTGCATCTGCGAACATTTTATTTGCAAATTCTAAACCTGGCACATCATCAATGTCTTTCCATGGCTGAAACAAGGCTTGTTCATCGTAAATTTCTGTGCCGTCAAAAATATGGCTGATTAGGGAAGTGTACTTTTTTGACATTAATCGAAAATTCATAATGCTGATGGTTGGGTCTAATCCAAGGAAGGTCAGTTTCCAGTTAATTTTTGTGTCTATTATTGCGTATCGGGTGATTGCCGTGACTGGCACCTTACCGTAGTAACAACAATTGCCCATTTTTTCTAAACTAAGCTTCCAATGAGTCCGATAGTCAAGCGGATTGCATTCTTCGGTCGCTTTCTTCAAACTGATTTCTTCTTGGTGCGAACGCACTTGTCCGATAAAATCTTCGTCGGGGCACAAGCGATTCTGCCGCAGGTGGTCGCTTTCAATTTCTACAATGACAAATTTTCTTTCATCATTCTTATCTTCCTTGGTTGCCGTGATTGCGAAATATAAAGCGTAGGCGACAGTTAGATAAACGTAACCAGTTTTTGATGGAAACTCTTCCCAATTACCAACGATTTCTTCGCTACGAGGACGGATTCCATTCTTTAAAATCTTTGGTAAGGCTTGCATGCTGGTGCCATGGTAAAGCTTCATGTGCATATTATACCATTTAATTAATGATTTGTCAATAGGTCAAATGTTTTTTATGACCGTTTTAGCACATCCGAAATAGCTTCTACCATTTCAGATTGTATTTGCAAGATATGGCGAATATTCATGTAAGCTGGTTCTTGTTCGGTGAAAGTCTTCCTTGCAGTTTTCAGCATAGGCAGAATATATTCGTTCGTTTCGTTGATTTTTCGAAGCATTTTTTCAATCGCATAAACGCCTGGCATACTTTGGTGATTATGCATACGGTCGCATCCCTTGGCAATGCTTGCGATTGCATCATTGCTCATATTTGCATAATAAATCTCAATTGGCTTTGGCGTACCATCCGGGTAGGCATTCGTCATTAGCTCAACGGCTTTCGAAACCTGGATACCAAATTTTTGTTCAATCTCATGGATGCTTACGGCGTAATCTTCTACTACATCATGCAGAAAAATCGTTGCAAGTGTTTCATTTGGATACATGAGGTTAAGGGTGCGAGCAAAATTAGCTTGCGAAACTTGATGTTGGAATTCCGGCGTGATTCCATCTTTGCGAAAACCTGTATGATGCTTTAATCCAAACTCCATAGCCTTTAGTGCAAGATGATAATCGCGTCCGTGCATCCAGTATCGAATTGCCGTTTTAATTTTGTTATAGTCTTGCTTCATATAATTCCTCTCGTTTATAGTAGCAGAAAATTATACGAATGTCAATACCAAAAAAATGACCAGTCTTCCGACTGGTCTTTTTAGTTACTTGTTGAGTGCCGTTCGGCTACCAGAAACTTCCTTCTGAAGTCTAACCGATTTTCCTGCTTCGACGCCCTGCCAGTACGCCGCCCTATTGTACTGGCCCGAACCACGAGGCCGACCCCGACGCTTGCTATACTTGACTTGGGCCGTTCCGCCGTCTTCATCTTCGCTCGGCGGTGTTGGTCGCAGGGAAGGGTAGAATTCGTAAACTGCTTCCATCATGTCTTTGTCTTTTTGAATTACCAAGGCTGAACCTGCGTTGCCCATTGCGACTTCTTCGTTGACTCCGGTTTCAAGGGCAATCTTTTTCTTATGTTCAACGTTCGTTTCTTCAATGTCCTCGGTACGTTGTGCAGCAAGGCGTTGACGAACGGTGCCTACTGCGCCGTCACGGAAGGAACCTTTCCAAACACGAGCCTCCATTTGTGAGTGGTAAGCGCGATTCGGATTCACCTTATATGCATTTCGTCCCAGTGAACGAATTTCGTATTCGAGATATGCATACATTTGCTTCACTGCGACAATATTGTCATCTTCACCAATGACCACGACGTACTCACTGTTTGTGTAGTTGTAGACTTTGCAGAAGTTATTCTCGGCAATTGCACCGAACAAATTAATCTTCCATTGCTTCAGGTCGTTTGCGACAACGCCGAGTGTAAAATCTTCCTTCTTATAATCGGCGGATTTCTTGCGACCATCGGCACGGGGCGCGAGTTGGTCTAGCGTTAAATTATGCTTCCAAAGCAGCTTCTGAATGATGGCGGCATAGTTCGCGGCTTCAACCGAACTGGTAGCATTGTCGTTGGTCAATGCCGACAGCTTGTGAATCTGTTGGCTAATCGTATCAAAGTCCTTGGGCTTGATTTGGTCGATAACTTTCATACCCTAGTTATATCACATCGAATATAGAAAGTCAATACCTATTAAAAATTTTTTTGAAATCTCTTTTAGAAGGTAGCTTGTGCATCAAAGATATACGTGGTATAATATTGCGTCCATAAGCTATAATCTTATCATGTCTTTTAAAGTTTATTTTGATAACATAGGGATTAGATATATCATGCCTGAAGAACCTGGGAAAATACCTGCCCTTCTTATGACTTTAGAAGAACGCGAACGAATTTTAGCAGAATATAGAAATACAGAAACTGCTAGACATTTATTGGCTGATTCTATTTTGAGAATGCCTGGGCCAAGAAATGATTTAACTCAAGAACAAAGATTGATAAATCTTGAACAGACTCTTTCGACAGAATCGGAGCGTCAAGCATTAGCTGAATCTATGGCTAATCCAATTCAAACTAGTTTATTGTATCAAAGTATTGGACGCCGATTTATAAATGTTGACCCTATCGAACCATATCAAACATATGAACCTACTCCATATCAAATTGGGCATATATATCCTGTTGATTTTATACCAAACGAAAAACAAGAGAAGCAACAGGAAGAAGTTTATGAACCAGAACCTGAGCCAGAAATAAGTTACATGCAGGAGTTAAGCATGAGATATGCAAATGCGAGGGCAAGAAAAATGCCAATGATTTCACCACAATATACTGAGTCTTCTTATAATTATCTTACTCATCTAAAAAATGAGCCAGAAGAAAAATTTGATTCTGAGACAAAAAATTCTGATGTAGTTGCCAATGTAAAAATAGCGCCAATTACTGACGCTAATAAAAATGTTTTTAAATCAGTTACTTTTGATAAAAATCTTTAATGTTTTAATAAAGCATGTAGAGTAGTAAAGATTGCTATTTGCGCTCCAATTGCTCCGCCGATGGCATAACAAATCATTTCGAATTTACTATTTGCTTCTTGAATATGTTTCAATACGGTAAAGCCAAGGCAAGCGAGTATGATATCGGTAATAAATGTCCAAAGGTAATTTGCTTCGGCAACTGCTCTGAAATTGATTGTGATTATAAAATAAGACATAAAGTTAAGCATAGCCAACCGAAGTGGCGACGGAAGTGCAAACCATTTTTCTTCTAATGGCTTAAAGAACTTCCCTATACCTATCTTGACATTGTTTCCGTACAACTTGATATCCATATCATAATCTCTTTATAAAATAAAGACTCGTAAACACGAGTCTTTATCATTTTAGTCCGTAAAGGAATTTTTTTAACCAGGCTGATTCTTCTTCTGTCAAAGTTTGACCAAGAGAAGCGCGAGCCTGCAAATACCTTTTCTTTAGACCATTGCCTTCATCGGGTGGAAGGTTGCTTACTCGTCCAAGATTATCCGCTAAATCATTTAACTTGCACTGGGTTGCCAGTTCGTGTTCGCTGATTCTTTTGATAAATTCCTTGTATGTCTCACCGTCTCGCCTTGAAAGTTTATCCACTGTCTCTACAATATGCTGTGGAAAAACTTCGGATAATTTTTCTAAAGTAATCGGAGTATCTTCAACCAAGTCGTGTAAAGCGCCGACAATTTGCTCGTCAATCGTTTTTCCACGGGCTGATACTCGCATGGCGTGTAGTATCATGGGATTGCCACTACGGTCATTCATTTCATCGAATGCCGTCGCAGCCATGATGATTGCTTGTGTTAGTAAATTCAAATATATTTCATCCTTTCTTATGCATTTATTTCTGCAAGATTTAGTAGATTTCCTTCTGCATTCCGAAACATATCAGAACGGGAAATTTTTCGGTAAATTTCGTTTTCATGTTCATTCAAGTAAGTCCAAAGCATATGTCGAACCGCTCGAACGAACTCGCTTTTACCCTTTTGTTCGTTTGACATTTGAATGCCTTTACGAAGAACGTCCGTTGGATAGAATTCAATGCTTTCAACAAGAGGTAGAGTCCTGATGGATACCGAATCATCACTAAGTACCGATATTTTTATAAACGAACCCCAAAGGTGATTCATTTCTCCGGTGATAATTTTGCCAAGGTTACTGATTTTGTCAAAGTCGTTGGAGTTGGCCTTAATTTCGATTTCAAAATCACGCTTCTCATTGTCGGGAACGTTCAAGAAGCGCCATGGGGCGTTCAATTCATTCAGTCGCGTCGTCAGGTCTTTAAGTGCCTGGAGGTATTCAATGGTCATATTTTTATCAAGGGTATAATGAGAGTCCCGAGCTTGGTTGCAAGCCTGGTGCGCCATCCGAAGGTTTTCGATTTCATCGCCTCCTTCGTTACGCTTCTCTACGATATGGTCAACCGTTCGCGATATGCCTACCACATAATAACCACACAGGCTACAATAGGGGCCATCCCGTCTTAATATCGCGCTCATTTTGTTAGCCGCACTTCGGCTTCGGTTAGCCATATAGTGATAGTAACATAAAAGTGTAGCTCTGTCAATACCAACCCTGCGCTTTATTCGTCTATATAAGGTAATAAATCAATTACTTAAAATATATCCGTAGGGTATTGACTTCCAGGTTCGGATTTGATATAGTGTGTGCATGTCAACAATGATTGAAGAAGTCACTGCCCCCGTCGAAGTCCCGGTTGTACTAGATACGAAATCTTTCAGTATCAATTCGTCGTCCGTCGATGAAGTCAAGTACACCAAGGCTGGCGAGAAGACCGTCAAGGTCAATCTTCTTGAAGTAGATAACCTTGAGCAAGGTCGTCGTCTTCGCGTCCTTGGGCATCCAAATGGACTGGTAATCGAACTGGTTCCACGCTATCGTTATTATTATAAGTCACAAGAAGACCGTATCATCATCCCTGGACAGTATACCGATATTAATCAGGTATCAAAATTTATCATTCAAAAGTCCCAGGTCGATAAGATTCGCAAGGGAGAATATGTAGACCAAGCTACCCTTCTAATGGCTCAGAAGCTAAAGTCTTCGGGTCTGTGGGAAAGCCGTGGCAAGCTTAAGTGGCGCAATGTTCCAGATGATTTCTGGAAGGTTGTTTCGATTGAGAATTTTTCCATCGGAACTATCAAGTCCTACTACCAGTGGTGGCTTTCCGCTCTTCTGAAGAAGGGTGCGAAGACCAATGGCACCAAGGGCAAATGGTACGTTAAAGATAGCGTTCATAAGGACGTTGAGAATGGCGAAGTCCCCGAGAAGCTTAACTCCATTCGTTACTGGAACCAATTAACGTTTGACGATTTGATGAATTTTGTTTCGCGTGGCTGGAGCAGTAAGAAGCAATGGGGTCCGTTCGTAACTCAGGTTCGCGGCACATTCTACGAATCACTTATGTTGAAGCATAATGATTGGACCGATTCTGAAAACTTTGAAGCGGTCGTAGAGTATCTTGCACGGTGCCCCAAATCCGAACGTATGTCGCTTGCACTGAACAGTCTTTCAAACTCCGGTTTGGATGCTCTCGAAATTGTTGGCCTGAATCTTTTAAATGCAAAAGAAGTTGAAAAGGCTGCAAATTATTCGGTCAAGTTCCAAAGTATCTATCGTCAAAACAAGAAGCATCTAAATAGCACATATAAACCTCCGGTGCTGAAGAACGTCATTGACGAGAAGACGCCAGAAAACAACTTCATTTGGAATCCCAAAACGGTTTGGGCCGACTCCATGACCTTCCCGAATCTTTCTGATTGGTATTCGTGCTGCATCAGTCGTTACGGTAGCTATGAAGACAACATGGTCAACGGTCGAGCGCATGCGCTTTACCACGAAGACCATACTCCCGAGAACAAGGGCGGATTCCTAGCGTACATTGCGATTCGCGAAGACTACAATAACCGTTATAATCACAATAACAATTACCCGTCGTCACTTTCTGAAGCCGAACGTATTAAAATGGAAGAAGCGAAGAAAAACGAGAAGTGGGAAGTCCAAGAGATTCGTTGCTTTAATAACGGCAGCGTTACCGAAGAACACATGGCGTATGCCAAGAGTGTTGCTGACCAATTGAACAAACAATTGCCCGGTGCCCATGCCCCTGTCAAGGAAATCACCAAAGACGAATTGATTGCAGAACTCGTGTCTGACCCAATCGGCGCACAAATCAAGGCGCTGTGGGAAAACAACAGTCGTCGCCGGAATGGGTTTCGCTACTAAGGAGTAGTAAATGTACCATAATAACCATCCTTGTGAATTGGCGTGCTGTCGTTATAGACAGGCGTCTTTTCGCGCATATCCATGTTACCATTGTGGCGGTAGAGGATATACCTCAAATTATGATGGCCTACCACCAGGCGCATACTGCCTTGTAGAGGTTAAAACTAGTTGCTATCATTGCGCTTCAGAACAAAACGCAACATCATATGGCAGCGTAATATCTAACACAACAACAGGCACAAATTATACATTTGCGCCGACTGTATATTTCTTTGACCCAACAAAACGTAAGGTTTGGTAATAGATATAATTTTTGCTTTAATATTTTTCGGATTAATCATATCATGGATTATAATGCCAACAAAAAAGGCCGATTCGCATCGGCCTTTCTTTTTTTATCCACGCTCTATCGCGGTGGCTATAATTATTAAGTCTATTGCTTGTTCAACCGTTTTGACGGTAACTGCTGCTTCGTTAGCAATATCTATGCCATAATTCGATTCTGCGGCCATTAGAAGCTCGACTAAATCTAGTGAATCAAGACCCAAGTCATCGGACAAATCTAGTTTTTCAATTTCATTAAGATTAGTGTCCAGGTCTTCTTCGGAACACCCAATGATAATCATGATTTCGTTAATAATCCAAGCTAATATTTCCTGGCGGGTATATTGGTGGTTGTCAACCGTCTTCACATCCATAGCAGTAGAATTTACTTCGTAAAACGCATTGCTGATGATTACCGAAGTGTCTTCATGGCCTTGTAGCATCTTCAGAATGCGACCAATGGCTTCGCGTTCGCCAAGATTTATTTGTAATTCTTCGATAGGAACATCATTGGCCCTAGCCGTCTGAATTTCTTGATGAATTCTTTTATAGTCATTACAAATTGCATCGGTGATATTATAAATATTTGTCCGCAAGTAAAATAACTCTACGGATTTTGCCTGTAGTTGTGCAGAAAAAGCCTCTGCTTCAGAATTTTTGAATTCTTCAAAGGAAGCTTTACCGAACCAATTGTCAATCCACTTAAATATACTCATACCATTATTCTAGTCTAAACTTGTAATTAATTATCGCTTTTCATCTTGCCATCTTCGAATCTCCAAAGCTGATTCGTTTCCATATCTAAAAAGCGCCATTTGCTTGGTACATACGTTCTGATGGTTAAGTCATGAATCGTATCGCTTGCTTTGTTGGCCGCTCGTTCCACGGCATAGCCAACGCGAATATTTTGAATAACGTCTTCTTTAGCTTCTCTGCACAGACGATATAATTGAGCGTTATGCGATGAAGCAGCAATCATTAAACCACCAATAGCGCTAATGCCTAAAACTGCATAAAAAAACAAATCAACATGAGTTGTAAAATTATTTGTTAGAGTGTAAAACATTAACGCTAAAAGTGGCAAGAAGGTTGCTGTGTAAAAAAGGAATTTGGCATAGAAAGGTTGATACCATTTTGCTCTAAGTAACCTTTGATATGCTGCTTCTATTTTGTTAATCATTTTTTTCTTTCTGGTTAATTCAGAATCTCTTCGTTTTCTTTTGCAAATGATTCAAAAGCCTTAATTTTTGCTTTTTCAAGACTTTTCAAGTCTCTATAAATTACAACCCAAGCAGATTCTGGTGTCCATTTAGTCCAATTAAATTTATTTTTAAATTTATTTTTGGCAAAAAAAACATTAAAACAATTATACGTCGAAATAAATTCAATTATATATTTTGTAGTCTTGCGGTCTATTTTTAAATTATAATAAATGTTTCCAGGATAACGATTTCCGCCTGCTTTTATTTTTTCAAAGGTAAATTTCATTTTTTCTTTTGAATATCTTCAGTGGGACGAAACTTAACGCCCACTGGGAAACGAGGGATTCCATCATCGGTCTTACCGAAATAGGCAACGGTTAATTGCTTGCCAATATAGTCTTTTGAATTCTTTAAGAACAGTTCTTTTTCCACCTGCGTAGTCTTAGGTGTAACTCGGAATTCCTGACCTTTTTCGGTTTTGCAAATCCAGATTGCACAATTTACGAACTTGCCAACGCCGTTTGTGACTCCTGTTACCGTGAATTCAGCGTCGTCAAAGCTTTTTACTTTAAGCAAATCGTAGGAACGGTAGCCGTAATTGTAAAGGCCATTTTGTAAACGAACAATGCCACCTTCGTAGCCATCTGCAACTGCCTGGTCATGTGCTGTAAGAACATCGGCTTCACTGCTGACCGTCTTACTTGGTACATACTTAACATGTTTTAGATTAGGGTTTGATTTGAAAAACTTTTCAAGATTAGCCTTGCGTTCGGACCATGCCAAGGAATCTTCGCCATCGTGGGAAGGCATGTCATAAACATGATATTCAATTCGCATTGTTTCAGGTTGCTTGCGCTTCACCCAACTGACAAGAGTTTGGAAACCGACGCCATGAATATAAAGCTCGCCGTCAAGAATATCACCTTTGCCTAGTACTGCTTTTAATTCATTATTAATATGTGTGACTTCGGTCCATTCTTGATATCCGCGTGAAGTAAGAATTACATTCTCACCATCGCACTGCGCCAATGCTCGAACGCCGTCAAGTTTTGGTTGGAAATCTGCTGGATAATAAACATTCTTGTTCTTACGCTTCTCGAACACCTGTGCAAGCATCGGGGCAATTTCTTCTTCGCTTGCCTTCTCGGGTGTCAATGAATATTTGCGGTCAAGCTTGTGTTTATGTTTTGCCTTAGCCTCTTTAACAGCCTGCTCTTCTGCCGTAGTAGCATTGGCTTTACCATCATTCTTGGGGGTAACGGTAATAACAGAAGTAACACGTTGACCGTTTACCTGGCCCGTATCACTATAAACCTTATTGCCCTCCGACCAAATATTGTAGGAGTATAAAGCTTTGTTTTTACCAAGGTGATAAAGTGGTGCAAAAGTCGTCTTCATTTTGTTACTTTCCTAGTCATATTTATATTATAACATATAGACAAGATTTTGTCAACTTTTTTAATGGATATGGTATATAAACTATGAGAAAAATAACAGATTTAACCGGGGAAAAATTTGGAAATTTAACCGTTTTAAACTTAATTAAAGATAAAAATAATTTAAGCAAATGGTCATGCAAATGCGATTGCGGCCAAACAACTGAAGTTTTCCCAGGTAATTTAGTAGCAGGGAATGTAAAGTCTTGTGGATGTTTACAACGCCAAAGAACTTCACAAAGACATTTAAATAAAAGAATAAATGAAATCGGAAAAAAATATAGTAACTGCGAAGTTTTGGAGTGTTTCGTTATTCATGATAGATTAAAAAGAACAACAAATACAAAGGCAAGAGTCAAATGTTATTGCGGAGAAATTTTTGAATGTAGATTGCAGCATTTAAAATCTTTATCAATTAAATCTTGCGGTTGTTTATTAAAATTACCTTATAGTGAAGCTGCTATGAATCTTCTATACAATAAATATCAAAGCAAATCTAAAATAAGAAAAATTGATTTTCGATTAACTGTTGAACAATTTAAAAATTTAACATTACAAAATTGTTTTTATTGTGCAATTGAACCTAAACAGATTTCAAAACAAAACTATTGTAATGGAATTTATATATACAACGGAATTGATAGGATTGATAATTCCAAAGGTTATGTTTTTGAAAATTGTATTCCTTGCTGTAAAAATTGTAATACAGCGAAAGGAAGTATGAATATTGATAATATGATTAAAATCTTAAAATTTTTAAAAATAACTATTTAGAAGCATAAATATGATATATTAAACTTCCATTTCCTTCTTTGACAATTGTAATTTTTTCGGCATCGCTGGGGACATTGATTATTCCGCCTGTTGGAAAAACGTAAATTAATCGTTTTTCTGTAACGGTAGGAATTTCATTGTGTACGGTCAATGGAACCAAGGCATAAATGCGAATTACGTCGTCAGGCGTATTGAATTTTGACCAGTCATTTTGGCTTTTGGCTCCAGAAATTTGAGCGCCCATAGGCAATTCAATAATATTTTCTTGAGGGTAACCAACAGGGTCATAAGGGCCATTTCGAGTAATCGGGTTAATAATATAACCCAGTTCTTTGTAGCTAACATTAGCTTCAGCAGTTACTTTAGCCATTTAGTTTAATTTCTGATAGCGCAGTATCATCAGGCACATCCATTTGAACTTCCATCGAATAGCCATTTCGATGCGGTGCAAGCCGAATAGCCCAATCAGCGGGTAGCGGAACATTTTCATCAATTTGACTGATAGAAAAAGACCAAACGCCATTCCAGTAGAGGGCTAAAATAACAACTTTTCCGCCAACCGAAAGGGCTGCTTGAATAGCATTATTGTTATTTGGATTAGAAGAATAAAATTCGTTACCACCAGGAATACCAGTGGCAGTAATAATATTGTCACTAGAACCATAAACTACTAAAGTTTTCATTTCCAGTATATTATCATAGTTTAAGATAAATGTCAAGTACCCTATTGACAAATAGATTAAGTAATGATATAAGTAATCAAATATATAAATAAAAGAGGTGGAAAAGGATTAATTATTCTCTGCTATTTTTTGGTTTATACGTAGTTGAATGTCTTGGAAAATTTGTTGGTTGAGCGGAGTCGAATCCATATACCGCTGTACTAAGATTAAAGAAGTCTGGGCTTCAGAAAGCATGTTGTGTTTGATAAATTGATTGACCGCTATCACTGCGCGTTCGAACGACGGTTGGCACATAAAAACTCCTAAAAATCAAGACTTTGGTAAAAACGGCGGAATCCAATTGTGACCCAAGTTTGTGATTTAACAACTTTCCAATAAACATCTTTGTCAGACCAACGAACTTGGATAAGGTTACCATCAGGATTGGGCGTGAAAACAGGCTCTACGAGCGAAATTTGCACTGCGATTTGCGGTTGGTTTGGCACTACGGGGAACTTTGACACTTGTTTCAAGGTGTGAAAATCAGATTGCATTACAAATGCTTTATCATTCAGGGACACCTCAACAATCGTGTAGGGGTATGAATCTGAGCCATAATATATCGTCGCACCCATACTAATTTCAGGAACCGTGTATTCAGCCATGCAAGTATTATATCACATCAAGTCAAGGGTTATTAAACTACAATATAAGAATAATGCTATTTGATTACGTTTACGCTGTCGTTTGCCCCCAATGCGGCGATAGCGCGTTTAATTTGTATGATTGGGGTATTGAACAACCCATTTGTGCTGCTTGTGCAAGGGCGTCTCTTTACGTCCTGCGCGGCACCATCCAATGCCAGGAATGTAAAAACTTTACTGTCATCGAAAAGTCAAGCTTATTGATTGTTGAAAAAGACAATAAGCGTGTAAAAATAATTGATGAATATTTATACTGTTCAGATTGTGAAGCCGAAGGCGTGACGCAAGGACAATTGAACATGAAGAACTACCGCCTTGCAATCGCACTAAAGCGTTATAAAAAGCCTATTAAGAAGGCTTCTACCTAGTAAATTCGCTATTCAGGTCAAGCAGGCATTCGAATATCGTTGCGCTTACCTTCGGGTCCGAGGCCGTGCTTGCTTTGGTAAGCCAAAGCTTACGCAGTTTTTCGTACTTTTTCAGAGCGGTATTGCGCGTAGGCGTTTCTTCCTTGGCAGAGCCGTTGTGCATCCGTTGTTTGTGGACGGCGACACCGTGTTGGCCTTTGAATTTACTCTTGCAAATATTGCAAGAGGCCCCGGCTTTGCGGGTGACCGTTACGCGCCCTTTACTTTTTCTACGTTTGGGTGGTGCGGTTTCAACGTGGGAAGCGACTCCGTTTAAGCTTGGTTTTTTCTCAGGTTCTGCGACAGCCATAAATTTCTCCCGTGTGTTTCTGGCAGCTTGGTTTGCTGCCCCTTCTGTGCCTTCAAAGAGTGTTCCTCCTTGAATAAGAAAATTTTTTATGGGATGATTGAGAGGACCAGGAATCACCTGGTCCGACTATATTGACTACAAAAAGTTTTTGTGTTATATATAATTACATGGAAGCCTTTTCTGTCGAGCAAGCCAAACATATCGTGGCCGAATTATGGGTTAAAGAAATTTTAGCCACGCATGGTCACTTGCTTGACACGAACCTTGACGAGCTTGTTTTTCTCCTTATTGAAGATGGGGTTATCTAGGTATTGACAAGCTGGCCGTTACATGATATACTAACGTCCATGAAGGAAAAGCCCCAAAATGGTATGTAATCGTTGTAAGCTTAAAGATGCCCTGGAGGGCAAGTCGCGTTGCAAAGAGTGTCTTGAATATGCCCGAAACTGGCAAAAAATTAAGACTAAAGAGCGCCGAGAGGCCAAGCTGTGCATTACTTGCCGCGCTCCTACCGATGGTCTAAGTCGTTGTGTTAAGTGTACGGAAGACAAGTCTAGAGCTTATTTTTCTAAAAAAGGTACATTTGTAAATTCTGAACTACTGTCAGCATAAAAAAAAGAACCACGGTTGAGCCTTCGGCAACCGTGGTTTTTCTATACCGGGTAGAACTTTGAGGAGTCTTCCATTTCAGAAGTCGAAGCTTTTTCTAATAATTGTTCTAGTGTTTTTGGGTAAAAATCGTTTACGTCTACTCCTACGTTGATGGAGCTACAATCGTTGACGAAATATTTTCCGTGAACGTGCCCGCCTAGACAAATGTCGTAATCCTCAAGTGGGATTGGACGTTCGTAGCCTCGCTTGTCAGGAGCTTTCTGGAGGGGCATATGGGCGAGCCAAACTTTATACTCACCGTCGATGATATGAAGTTGTTTCTGAATGGATTCCCAAGCAGCCTGTTCATGATATTCTTCCTTTCCCCAATCGTGGTTACCTGTGATAAGGTGTTTTATACCGTTTAATTGGTTGACATAACTTGGAATATCTTCAGGTGGTCCTAGGGCAAAATCTCCAAGACAATAAACTTCATCGTCCCAATTGACAATTGTATTCCAGCGCGTAGTAACAAACGCATTATGCTCCTGAATGTTTTTAAATTTTCTGGTAGGTATATTGAATGTAATTAGATTCGCATGATTTAGATGCAAATCAGATGTGTAGTATTTCATTTTTAATCCTCTATTTATTTCAACTACATTATAACACATCTGTCAAGAGTTTAGAACTTGAAAAACTGCCCTTTGTATCCGCCGTATTTTCCAGGGATTAAATGAAATTGAACATTTTCTGGAATAAAATTAGGTAAGGCTTTTACTTCGTATTCGTTTCTTAATTGTTCTCGCGGACGCATAACCGATTTTGGCTTCATCATATACTTTGGGTCAACAAATTCAATTTGCTCTAGAGTAGCCGTTCGCTTTAATTCGCTCATGGGGATGCGACTCCATTTATTCAACAGAATCATGAAAAATCCCATAAACTCTTTACCATGCGATGGAACTGAATAACCATAATAAAATCTTGTTAGAGCGTGTGCAACTTCGTGTAAAACGATAGGTCGCATTTTCCCCTTATCAGTTAACTTAATGGTGAAATCTGGCTTGTATATGCCGCGCATTTTCTTTGCAACAAATGTTTTAATTGGAAGCGTTCTTTTGATGCCATAGCACCGTAAAACATCTTCGCCAATTCTTTGACAGGCGATAATGTCTAAACAACTGTGGTCAACTGAAAGGACATAATCTTGTGCCCATCCATAAACTCGTCGCTTTTGAAAGTCGCGAGTTTGATTCCTTGTAATCAATTTAAAACCTTTGGTAGGCAAGTGTTATTCTATTATCTTACCACACCTGTCAATAGGTAATCAATTGATTAGATGCCACGAGACTTTGTGATGGTTTGAAATCATGTTGGAAGCGTGGAATTAATCGACTGTCGGACCATTTTAAATTATATTCAGAAATGCTGCGGAATAAATCACTATAAGAAAAACCCTCATAGTGGTGGAGCAAATAAATGTAGACGCTTACAAATTCAGGTCCATGCCCTTGAATCGTTGCTCGCGGGGAGAACCTGCCAACCAGTGCATGAGCAAGTTCATGCAGCACGATGTGTCGTCGTCGCGACCATGGAGGCAAGGTGATGAATTGGTAATCACCATAAGCCTGCTTCTTGGAACGCCCTGCTTTAATCTCCGGTGGCTTTATTGGAAAGCCACTAGAGGCGTCGTTTACAAGAGCTTGGCATTCGTCCAAAGTTAACTCTGTGGGCGAGTGATGTGCTACAACTCGGTCTTCCCACTTATAAAGAATGCTTCTTTGATTGTCGCGTGGCATAAAATCATTCTACCACAAATATCTTATTATGTCAATACCTATAAAAAAACCCGCTGTGAGGCGGGTTTTATGTTATTTGACTGATTTTCCGATTTTGAAAACTTTGCCGTTGCATACTGTGCATAGGGCGGAGGTGGCTGATTTACCATTTTTCATGGTCACTGGTGTCAAATCTTTTGCTTCTGTCTTAGCTCTACACTTGAAGCAGTAAATTTCTACTTTGTCGCTCATTTAGGAAGGTCCCCTTAAAAATCAGGCTGTGCGCCTGTTGGATTATAGTGATTGTTATAATTATCTCGAAGCTCGCCGAAGGTATTAGACTTACGGGCGAGGTTCAACATGTTATCAAAATGTTTTCTAGTATTTGCGAATCCTGATACCAATGGCTTTGCTTTGTTTTTAACTTTCCCACTCGGCAAGGTAACGGTGCCTGGATTCTGCATCTTATCAACCATTGTAGGATGAAACATCATTTTATCTAAAACCTCATGAAAATCACTGTTAGGTAAACTTCTCAAACGTTCTAGCATCTGTGGTGGCAATGGTGTATTATGTGGTAATCTATTCGCATGTTGAACGCCACCAAGAGTGTCGGTGGGGTCAAACGTATGATTGTCGTAATCAAATGCTTCGCTATGGTCGATACCATGAATTTTCTTATTCTTGTGGTCTGCCATAACATTTTCTGGATGCCTGTCCATATTACCCGTCAAAGCATCGAGTAATGCCATTTCGTGGTAATTTTTATAATTTTGGATTTTATCAGGCGTATTGTTTAGCATGTGACTTTCGCCAGGAGCAGCTTGCATTACGGAACCTATACGAGGAGCCGATGGATTAGGAATATTATGGTTATCATAGTCGGGATGGTTTCGCATAACCGTAGGCATTAATAGTTTATCCGTTGATTTACTATCGTTTGCAATTCCTAATAGATTACCAATTTGGTGAACCGCAGACTCTTTAAGTCCATGGACTCCTGGTTTAAAATAGCCTTTTTGCCCACTTGGATAATGAACTTCATGAACAGAATTAACATGTGTCTCTGCATGAGGTGTTCTTACCATCTTAGCTGGGTTCTCTTGCCCGAAAGCGTGTGAATCCGGCGTTTCCATGTCATGGTAAGGATTATCTGTAGGATTAGTAAAAGGAGTGTCAGGACGCGGTACAGCCGAAGCCACACGACGCAAATTTAAAAATATTTTATTAGAAATTAATCGCATGATTAGTTCTCGAATCTAGCAGTTACAAAAGTTGAACGGTTCATCTTTTCATAAAGCGAGTGCAAGAATTCTTCGCCATCTTTAGGGGTTAGCTTTGCGCCATTTTCGTCTTTTAGATTTACTTTGGTGCTTAAATCATCTTCAGAAATTCCAAAGGTTCGTTTAGCGACACCGTTAATAAGCTCCCATACTTCCTGTATTTCTGGAGGCTTGTTTTCGAAATCGTGGACTTCAATGACTAATTTCATAAAATATCTCTACCCTTCATGATAACACATTATTCAACTTAGCTTCGTTTGTAGCTATGGTAATGTTACGCTATTACATATCCCAACTATTATACCCTTGTCTTGTTAAAAAGTCAAGGAGATTTTTAATGGAAACAAAATATTGTGAATGCAACTGTGGAACGATAATACCAGAAAAAAGCGAAAATGGGCGTCCAAGAAGGTTTGCTTACGGGCACAGAATGATAAAGATAAAAGAAATTATTAAAGAAAAAAAATGTAGCAAATGTAAGAAAATTTTACCTATTGATAAATTTAAAATAAAAAATTACAGAAGTAAAGCAGATTCTAGGCAAATTCTTAAATGTTATAATTCTTGGTGTAATCCTTGTGAGTATGCAAATATTCCAAGAGCAACCTGGCAAGAATATAAGCGAAAAAATCTTGAAAATATGACTATTAAACAACATATTCAAGAAAGAATTTCAACTTGGAGAAATAAAAGCGTTGTCACTTCAGACATTGATGTTGATTATCTTTTAAATTTATATGAAAAACAAAATGGATTATGTTATTATACAAAAAAAGAAATGGTTTTTAATCAAAAACAAGGAAAACCTTTAGAGAATAGCTTGTCTTTAGATAAGCTTGAACCTGAAAAAGGTTATGTTAAAGAGAATTTAGTTTGGTGCTGTTTTAAAATCAATACAATGAAAGGTAATTGTTCAGAGAAAGATTTTTATAATTTGATGCAAAATATTTTAAAAATTGCCCAAATGACAAACGGTAAAACGATTATCTAAATAATCTATAAGAATTGGCTTAATTTCGGTTTTCCAAGAACGTTGACCGCATCCAGTTCCAATTGCAGGCAGATAAATATTTGACCATTTATAATGGTCTGCCATGGCTAGAACGTCAGAAAGGGACCGTTCTATAAGAGACAGGTCCGCTTTCTTGTTAAACTCCCATTGGGTTGGGAAAGCGACGATGATAGGGTCTTTTGGTTTTTGCCAGATAATAGCGGGTCGATTGCCTACTGCTTCGGTTTTATAAAGGCCATAATTTCCTCGCCGACGCCCTTGGGCCTCAAGCGCACTACCCCAGTTAGCGTCAATACCTTTAAAACGAGCTTTAGCCACAAGCGCACAGCCCATTGCCATGACCGCTTTGCCATTGCTTTTAATGTAAGCATTGACCGGAAGCAGCAATACAGCGTTAGCTGGCTTGTCATTAAACAGTCCTGATTTAATCTCTTTAAAATCGACTTTTGTCTCTACGACGACTCTCTGTTGCATCTAAACTCTCCTGGGATTAGTTAACATTCAATTAAGTATATCACACTCGGAATTCTTTGTCAACACTTTCTAATAGTTTCCAAAACTTTGTAATATAATCCACTTAACTCAGCATTATATATGTATAAATACCTGGCATTCTGACGGAAGGTAAAACACACATCCTATGCGACACCTTACCCGAAAAATGTCTTTTTGAAGCCTATGGCAAGTTTAGTTTAGCCATGGCTTTTTTTATTTTCCAGACACTAACTGTAAAGTCTTAAAAGGATTTTTATATATGTCAACAAAGCGCCCTCGCCCAAACAAACCTAAGAACGTTCAAGAAGTTTCTTACGATGCTCCTAAGCTACGTTTAAAACCTAAGACAATTCACTTGGAGTTTCAACCAAGAACAGATAACCAGAAACAATTAGTTGAACAATTTAATGATAATCATATAATCTTTGCTAAAGGTGTCGCCGGTACAGGCAAAACATATTGCTTGGTAACTTTAGCTCTACAGTCTTTGCTATATGGCGAAGTCGAAACGATGATTGTTACACGCCCAATTGTTGAAGCTGGCGAAAGATTAGGTTTCTTGCCGGGTGATATTAGAGACAAAACAAATCCTTACAATGCTCCAGTGCTTGATATTCTTGAAAAGCATTTGGGTTCAGCAGTTTTCGAAGCATATATTACGGATAAGAAAATCCAAATTATTCCTCTAGCTTTTACCCGTGGTAGAACCTACGAAAACGCCATGATGATTTTAGACGAAGCTCAGAACGCTACTATCGGTCAAACACACATGTTCTTGACTCGCATGGGGCAGAATTCAAAGGTTCTTGTGACGGGTGACCATACCCAAATCGACTTGCCATCAAACGTTGAATCCGGCTTCATGCATGCCATCAATATCTTAAAAGATGAAGATGGTATTGGCGTGACGGAATTTGATGAAACAGACGTTCAGCGTCACTTCATGGTTTCCAAGGTTGCCCTAGCATACGCCAAGGCTAATTTCAAGCCTGTACAAAATCGTTCATTAGGTATTGTGCCAGAATTGAAACCAGTTCCTGAGTCTATTAAGGAAGAGCTTGAACCAATCACCGACCCAAGAATACCTAAAGCCAAAAAAGCTAGTACAAAGAAAAAGAAATAGCTTGACATTCGCTTGTTTCCGTGTTATAATCCGACTCAAGTCGGATTCAAAATCCGCAGAAAGAGTAACCGTTGTCACAAGCTTCTAAGTCCACCACGGTTGGGCGTTCATCGGGAACAATCAAGGTTTCAATCAGCCCGATTCTAACGATGAACGTCAAACTGTACGTCTCCTCTTCAGATACTCCCGGTTCGGGTCTGAATAACGCCTGTCCCGATTGCTTGGCACCAGCGCTCCAACCCCGCAATTGCGAAACTCATGGTAATCTTGAAAGTGTCAAGCGTGTTTACCGCGATGGCGACACAGTTCTGGAAATTACCGATGAAGATATTGAAAACATGAAGCTGGAAACTTTTAAGAATTTTGTTACCGTTGCGATGGTGAGAGATTCTGAAGTTTCTGATTTACTTACCGAATCTTACAAGAAGTACCATCTTGTTAACGACGGATATTCAAGCGGCCTTACCTATGCGGCGCTTCTTGATGCTATGCTTCGGGGCAACAAGGTTTTGATGGGTAAATATTCCCTTCAGAACGGTCGTGAAACGCTGGCGGCAATTGTCCCAGATGGCGACGGCCTGGTGCTTCTCCACCTTCCCTTTTCTGATATTCGGCGTCCTAAACCTACGCTTGAACTTCCCGATGTAACCACCGTTGTCCGCAAAGGTATGAAGGTTATCACGGATAGCATTCCTTCTTCATTCGATTATGATTCTATGGTCGATAGTTATGACCTTGCTTTGCAAAAAGTAGTCCTTGAAAAATCGGTTCAGAAAATCATTAAGAATGCTGACCAATTTCTACCTATGACAAAAAATAAGAGCAAAGGGCTTGTCAAAGCAAGCTAATTGTGCTACAATATAAAGAGCCTGAGACGGGCTATACGCTTGGGAAGACCCTCAAGGTTTCCTCGTAGCAAAGCGTGAAAGCTTCTAACGAAGCTAGTTCTGGAACCCGTGAAACTATGTGCCCCAGGGTTAATTCCTTGGGGCATTTAGTTTAGGTGCTACAATAAGAGGAAGCTACAGTATTTTACTTATTGATACGTAAATTCTACTGGAGATATTATGAGATTTACTACTAACATTACTCGCATAGCTCATGTTCCGCCACAGGCCAACGTTGTTCATCACGATGGTGCAGATGGTTATTGGACTATTAACCAGGATGGTCATCATTTGTTCTTGCGTTCGAAAGACAATAGAATTTGGATTCCTCGTGCCTTCCGTGGCAAGAATCCTGGCGATGTTAGTAATGCTGAATTCTCAACTTTGCCTAAAGAAGACTCCGGTAAAGCCAGTTATAACTTGTGGAAGGAAGACTTTGACCGCAAGAATTCTGCAACAAAACTTTATGATGGGTTTGAATTTACTGAGGCAGGCAAACTTTTAGTTGACCGCTTCAAGAAGTTTATTCTTAAATCGAAGCTAGATAATATGGCTGTTTATAGTTTGGACCCTAAGTATTCTGTCAAGCCTGAATCTTTCGATAAACTCTTAACTCAGTCAAGTGCTGACCGTGTTCGTTCAATGGGCCGTAGCATTGCAAAGAAATATCGCATTGCTACCGAATTGCTTCGTGAATCCGGTAAGCCTCGTATTGCCAACAAATTCGATAACGATTTCTATTACCATTGGAACAAGCTTGAGCCTTTGTTCGATTTCGACCCTTCAAAGTATAAGCCTGAATTGGCTTCACCAGAAGTAGACGAAGAAGAAGAAAAGTCACAGACTGAAACCTTGGCAAACATTGGCGACAGATTCTTAGAAGAAGCAAGAAACCTTATGGACCCACAGATGGGCGAATTCATGAGCGCTCTTAGCGACTTCATGAAGGTCATCGGCAAAAACAATATTCCATTGGCACAAAAATCATACGAAGTTCTTGCGTCTATTCTCATGAAGTATATCGGTAGAATGTCGCAGCATCCAGTCGGTCAAGCAGCCGAACAAATCATTCAGTTACCTTCTTTTATTCTCTTACATCATAAGTTGTTCGAAGATTCATCAATATGAAAAAAGTAGTAAAATTCATTAGTAATAAGATTCTTGTTAAGAGTGCGAGCGATGTTCCAGCAATGCCAAAAGCACCTGCTGTAGCGCCTGCTATGCCATCACAAGAAGCTTCTACTGATGAAGGCACTTATATTGGAAAACATTCTTTTCAAGGGACACAACATCATGGTACTAAAGCAGATTTTGAACCGCATTCTAACTTGTTTGAGCCAATTGCCGGGCCAGTTCATAGTATTCCTGATAACTCTACGCATGTAGGTTCTATCAAGCCTGACCATGGTCCTGCTTTTTCATCTATTATGAACGACATTACGGCCAAGGGCGGCAAGCCTTTCTTAGTTGGCGGATACCCACGCGATTGGGCATTAGGTAAAGATTCAAAAGATAAAGACGTTGAAGTTTACGGAATGCATCCTGACCAGGTTGCAGAAACTTTAAAACCACATGGCGAAGTTAATACTGTGGGTTCATCTTTTGGTGTTACAAAATTAAAAACACCAGATGGACAAGACTATGACTTCAGCTTGCCTCGTAGAGAAAATAAAGAAGGCCAAGGGCACAAAGGTTTTCAAGTACAACCGGACCCTGATATGACGCAACAGGAAGCTGCTTCGCGTCGTGATTTTACTATTAACTCCATGATGCAAGACCCTCACACGGGACAGATTCATGACCATTTTAATGGCTTGGACGATTTAAAGAATAAGACTTTAAGAGCGACAAGCGAGAAGTACAAAGAAGACCCCTTGCGTGTGTTAAGAGGCATGCAATTGGCTGGTCGCATGGGAATGGACATGGACCCTGGCACGGCTGAAATGAGTAAGCAAATTTCTCATGAATATCCAACATTGTCCAAAGACCGTGTTATGACAGAATGGCAAAAATTGGCTGAAAAGAGCCATATCCCTTCCAAGGGCCTAAAGGTCTTACAGGATACGGATTGGATTAAACATTACCCCGAGTTGGAGTTGACACCTGAAAAGATGGCAACTGTTGACAATATGGCTAAGAAATTACAGGGAGACAAAAGTTTTTCTAACGAAGATAAAAACGCTTTGTTCTTTTCCTCATTGACACACGATATGCCTAAAGAGAATGTCGCAAGCTTCTTAGATAGAGTTGGCATGCCAGCAAATATCCGCAAGCGCGTTATATCTTTGAAGAATGGCTTAGATTCGCCACATGCAAATGATGCTGAACCAAGCGATGCAACTGCACGTAATTTGTCTTCTCATGTAGCACCAGAAAGTATTGATAACTTAATGCACGTTATGGACTCAAAACATAATGGCATGGCAAACAACCACAGAAACTTGCATGATACGGCTAAACGACTAGGTGTGAATCAAGCACCTCCGCAACCTTTTATCAACGGCAAATCATTGACTCAAATTGGAATTAAACCAGGGCCAGCGATGGGTAATATCCTAAAGGATGTTTACCAGGCCCAGCTTGATGGTCGCATAACAAACCCAGAAGAAGCCCTTCAGTATGTCAATAAAATGACACACCAGGCTGCTCTATTTACGGATTCTTTATCTAAATCAGGATTACGCTTGATTTAATTATTGAACTGTGGTATAATTCGTTTGTTATGAAATACTTCTTCGACACGGAATTTATTGAGGACGGCAAAACGATTGAACTCGTTAGCATTGGTATTGTCAGCGAGCTAGGTCGCGAATACTACGCTGTGAGTACGGAATTTGATGCCTCCAAAGCTGTTCCTTGGGTTGTCGAAAATGTCTTGAATCACTTGACTGTAGATGGTGTTCGGGTTGAACCGGATGCTTGGAAGCCTCGCGCACAGATTAGAGAAGAAATTCTCGCTTTTGTGGGTAACAAACCTGAATTTGTTGCATACTGCTCTTCATATGATTGGGTTGTTTTGGCGCAGTTATTTGGCAGAATGATTGATTTACCAAAACATTTTCCGCATTGGTGTTTTGACTTAAAACAACTTGCTGAAATGAAAGTTAAGCACGTTAAGCCTATTCAAACAAATATTCATCATGCATTAGATGATGCCAAATGGAATAAACTGTATTACTCGCAGCTTATTGAATTGCCTTATAAAGATGAAAAATTTATGGACAGAAATGGAATAAATTTGAAGGAAAGAAAGAAAAGTAAATGCATAAAGTAGCGATTTTACGATTTAGTGGTTATTATGATTCAAATGATGATTATCAAAAAATTATTGAGCGTGTTACTGAATTTGCCGAAGTCGATAACGAAACTTTTGTGCTTTTAACAAAGGCTCAAAGAAATGGTAATTACGATTTTATTTTGGTTGAACAATTACCAGACCAGGAAAAATTTATTTTTACAACTGTAGCTGCTTATGTAGCCGATATTAGTGCTGAAGAAAAGAAAAAAGAAAATGCACGAATATTGGCACAAAAAAAGCGTTTAGAAAAAAATAAAGATACTAAAGCAACAAAAATTGCAAAATTAAAGAAGGAATTGGAAGACCTTCAAAAATCAGAAAATAATGCTTGAAGAATTTCGAAAGATTTCTCCACAGGATTACACTAAATTAAATATAATTGCGAATATGATGAACCGTGATTCTGTTAAATATGCTTCTCAAATTACCGATTCGATTTCTGATTTTGTTGCTCGCAAAGTTGCTGATGCTTTAGTGTGTCGAACAATAAGCCCTAGAATTGAAGTTCAAAATTTAGTAACAGAACTTAAATCGCGCAATTTAATGTATTGACAAAAAGACCGCCAACTGATATAATTCATTTATGGGAAGTTTCTCTTGGCGGTCTTGTTTATCTGGTCGTGGGATTGCGGAAGGGCAAAAGATTGTTCTTTTACTTCCTGACGATTCTATTATCCGTGGCACATATATGGACATGGGTGAAATTGATGATGGCAAAGGACCAATCATTGATGTTTTTTGTTTATATGCTGCCAATTGGAATGTAGAAGAAGGTCGCCGTATTTCTGATTTAGATAATACAGGGCCTAAAGGAAAGTATGGCTGGAACGAAGAAAAACATGCTGCGCGTTATCTCGGTATTTCAGATGATAACGATGATTATCGCATTGGTGGTTATTTAGGACCATGCGGTTGTGGCTTTAAATTTTTCCGCACCCGCGAATATAAACGCGGAATGAAATATAAAGATTTTCCTGCTTCTTTTGAATGCCCTGACCAAGGATGGTTAAGTTTAAACTCAAAAAATGTTGTTAAAGGATTTAATGAATTCAATGAATTATGGAATTCTTATTCTGAAGAAGAAAAAGAACGTCGTTTAGCTAATTGGGAAATATATCGGGATGCTCATAAGGTTTGGTCAAAACTTCATGATAAGAAAGATAAAACTGAAGAAGAAAAGCAATTCATAAATGTCTATGAAATTATGTTCACTGAAAATCCTTGCGAAGAAAACAAGATTAAAAATCCGCGAGAAATTCAAGAAGAAAAGCGTTGGGAAGCATCTATAAATTTTTATAAATTAAATAAACGTTTCCCTACCGATGAAGAACGCGCAGAATTACTAGTGGGTATTGACAAAGAAGAAGAAGAATGCTATACTTAGTGCATGGACATTCGTAATAACTCCAACCAATTACTTGCCACGACCCGCCCACAGGGAAATCAAGAAGGTGTTTATTCCCCAAATGGGAATATGCTTGGTTTTATGGATTCTCGTGGAACGTTTGATGCACAAGGACGACAGATTTCTACCTCCCAGGTTCCTGGCCTGCTAGTACGATAATGAGCAACGTCATGGATGATAGCGTAGTCCCGACCCTAAGCACGAAGCCAACGTGCGAACATGGTCTTTTTGGACTACATCAGCTTTCGATTCAAGAAGGCGGACGACCGACAAGACCGCCCCCCGACTTTGAATGCGACTGGTGCGACGGCCCCGTCATAGCCACGCCCGAGAAGTGTCTCGACTGTGGTCATCAAACGCCACACGCCGATGAACTCGTCTACTGTGAAATTGCGGGATGTAATTGCGACCGAACATCCGTATCCACGGAAGCGCAGACGCCCGAGAAGTGCGCTCATAAAACGTGGAGAAGCGATGTTGGGAAATGGGTGCGCCGCTGTGGTGATTGCGGTTTGATACGCGCTGTAACGGGCGAAGAAATGCGGGACGCATCCACGGAAGCGCGGTGCCTACATCGTCCAGATGATTCGTGCGATGGTGATTGCATGGTGCAGGACCTCACAGAAGCGTAGACACCAGCATCCGAGGCAACGGTGCCGCGCGATATGCGTGGGCGCTACTGTTTCACTCACGGCGTTCATCATTCATGAAAGCCGCGCTCATTGCCGTTTTTGCACGTAAGTGTTCGGGGAAAAAGATACAAACAAAGAATAAAATTAAACTATAATATAGAAAACAGCAATAAAGAAAGTCTAGCAAAATGTTAAAACCAGGTGAAGTTTCCAATTTTAGAATCGAATTTTCAGATAAAAATACTTACACTACTTTATATGGTATGTTTGAGCAATTTTTAAGTTTAAAAGTTGAGAAATTCGAGATTGAAGTTTATGGATATACTTGTAAACAAGAAAAAAAATCTGTATTCTTTAAAAATGAAGTGGGTTCATGGTCACCGGAAAAGTTGCAACTCGATAAATTGGAAAATTTATTTGCAATTATGCGCGAACATGGTAATAAAGAAGCTTTCTTTAATATTGTTTATTATAACCCTTTCACTAAAACAAAAACTAGCAAGGGTATTGACAAAGAATAAATTTATTGCTATAAAAGGTAAGCCATGGCGAAGAAAACTCCCAAGTTATTACAATCTCCTCGACCCCCAACGGCATTCGATGTTATCCCTACTGATAATGATTTAGTAATAGGTGACCCGCATGGTGATTTGGATGGAGTCAAGGGCGCTCTTAAGGCTGCTAACTGGAATCCAGATAAGCAGCGTATTTTTAGCGTTGGGGACAATATTGACCGTGGACACCAATCCAAGGAAACCCTTGATTTTATGAAGCAGTACGGTGTTTCTTCTATCTTGGGCAACCATGATTGGGCGCATCATCGTTACGGCCAGCATATGATTAATGCGGCGGCAACAGGCAAGAAGATTCCTCAAAATCTAACCCACGAAATGGCTGATACCAAGAACCAGCTAGGGGACGACTACATTCGGCATACGACTGAAATGGGTAATTACCCGTTATATTTACCGTTTGAAGACTCGCAAGGTAAAGGACACATCGTTCATGGCGGAGTTAATCCTTACCATGAAATGAATGAGCAAGAGCCGGATAAAATGTTGATTCGACGTTTTCATCCTTCTCCTAATGGTTTTCAGCCAGAGGAATCTGAAGAACACCCTTATTGGCAGCGAAGCTATCAAGGCCATTTAGGTACAATTCTCCACGGTCACAATCCTATGTCACACCATCACAATGACCATGGTAACCCGCAGGTTTACAGTTTGGACGGTGGTGGGGCTTTTGGTTCGATTGTTCCTTGGGGTGGCAAGCACCGAGTTATGCGACTTGGTGATAGAAAAGTTTTTGAATCACCAGGAAGTCCAGCTTCCGAAGCGAATTTCCGAAGGATTCTAGCAGATAAAAAAAGAGAACAAAACCAGGGTTGAAAAAGAAAAGAGCTTGTGTAATAAAATACATAGCTCTTTTTTAATTACTTGACTTGCCCGATTATATGTGTTATACTGGTTAAATCAAGTTTGTTAACTCCATAGGAAGGAGGATATAATTTTATGAATCACATTCAAAGAGATTTCTTAGAGTTTCTGTTAAGCACAACGGAACACTGGGAACACAACTTCTCGGTCATGCCAGAAGTGTGGATTGGCATCGGTCGTCCACAACGTCGTCTTTCCGAAAACGAGCGTATGGTCGCTAAAATTGGCGTCACGGTTACTCGCGTAGTTCTCGAAACAGTTCTCGAAAGAGCGTAATCAAAATTTCATAACATATCTCCAGGCGAGCGATTCAAGTGGAGATATGTTATTTAATTTGGGTATAAGGAAAATAAAATGATTTTAAAGACTCCAATCGTGGTTAATGGCTTTGCAGGACCAGGCACAGGTAAATCAACAATTGCTGCTGAAACTTTTGCTAAATTAAAATGGCAAGGCGTTCTATGTGAATTAGTCACAGAGTATGCAAAAGATAAAGTCTGGGAAGGCCATATGAACATCCTGGAAAATCAATTTTATGTCTTTGCAAAACAATTACAACGTCTGTTAAGATTACAAGGCAAAGTTGATGTAATCTTAACAGATTCACCAATTATTATGTCAATTGTTTATAATGTGAATGGTCCTCATTTGAATGCGGCTATGATTGAGGAATTTCGTAAGTGGGATAATTTAAATTATCTATTCACAAGAACCAAGCCATACGTGCAATCAGGACGGTATCAAAATTTCGATGGTGCCGTTCAAATTGATGGTAAGATTAAAGCCATGTTAGACGAATATGATGTGTCTTATAGAAATATTGCGGCTGATATCACAACGTCTGATACCATAGTCGAAGAGATTTTAAGGACATTAAAATCTCGCCAATTGGTAACCAGTGTTTGATAAGCCTTTGAGTGAGTACGAAATTAAAGACGGTATTTATTGTTTAAAGCTAACATGGGTTGAACAAATTCAAAATAACTTTAGCTTTTTGACATTCGTCTTATACAAAATATGGTATCATGGAGTTCTGGGCAACCCCACGGATTTGACTGATTTGCCTAAATATGTTATAGTGAAAGAAGAATTTTATGGATAAGTGTACGATTTGCGAAGGTAGAGGAAAGTGGCCCATTTCTGATGAAGAAAGGGCTGCTTTAGTTAATCTGCCTAAGAATCTGCCCCTAAATAATAGCTGTGTAGATTGCTATTTGACGGGCAAAGAGTCTGTTAGACTAAGAAGAGAAAAAGAAAAACGTGGCTAATCCGATAAGATAATTAAACGTGTAAAAAATTACATATTTTATAAATATATTTTCGGTTTAATTGCATATATCCTTAAGAAAGGATGTGCAATATGAAAATATGTAGTACATGTAAAATCGAAAAAAATTCAAGTGAATTTTATTTTAGCAAATCCAAAAATAAATTAATGCACGAATGCAAAATGTGTACGTTAAAACGTCAAAATAAATACAGAGAAAAAAATAACGAAGGAATTAAAGAAAAAAAACGTTTGGCTTATGCAAAAGATAAAAATCATTACACTTCAATGCTTGGTAGTTTTGAGCGTAATGATATTTTTAGTTGGAGAAGTTTAAGGCATGTTGGTAAGGTTTATAAAAACTGGACAGTTTTAAAACTAACTGGCTATATGCCTATCGAAAATCATAGTCATTCAAAAAGAACAGTCATGGCCGATGTGCAATGTATTTGTGGCAAAATTGAAAACAAGAGGTTAAACGGTGTCACTAACAACGGCGTATTTGGTTGCGGTTGTATAAGAGCAAACCCTGATAGAGAACAAATGGGTTTTAATAGATTAAAAAAAGATTACCTTTACAATGCTAAAAAACGTAATTTAGAATTTAAACTTTCAGATGAAATAATGAAAAAGCTTGTTAAAAATAATTGTTATTATTGTGGTATGTTGCCATCTAATAAAATAGTGACAAAAACAGGTTCGGAATATTTTTATAACGGAATAGACCGTAAAAACAATTCTATTGGTTATACACTTGACAATTGCGTTTCTTCCTGCTATTGTTGTAACAAGTCAAAAATGGCAATGAATCACGACGATTGGTTACACCATATAGAAAGAATTTATAAATGGATTATACAACCAAGCCAAGCCTTGGAGAATTAAGTGAATCTGAATTTTTTGATTTAAATTCACCACCCTTTGACGTAGAAAAAAATTGTCTATATTCAGTTATTTCTGGCTCAAAAGCATATGGCCTTGATACACCCGCAAGTGACACAGATATCAGGGGAGTTTTTTTTTTTCACCGGAAAGATATTTACTTGGGTTAGGCCGTTGCGAGCAAATTGAGAACCAAAGTAAAGATATTTGTTATTACAGTTTAGCGAAATTGTTTACATTGGCCCTCAAGAACAATGTTCATGCGATGGAAATGCTTTGGATGCCAAAGCGAACTGTTAAATTTGTTCATCCTGTCTTTCAACAAGTGCTTGACAATAAAGAATTGTTTCTTTCCAAGCGCATTGGCTATACTTGCGGCGGCTACGCATTCCAGCAAGTCAAAACTGCTTTTACCAAAATAAAGAATAAAACGGGTCGAGTAAACCTTATCGAAAAGTTTGGCTACGATACAAAATTTATTTCTCATTCCCTTCGTATCTATCGTATGGCTATCGAAGTGCTTGAGACAGGCAACCTTGAAGTATATCGCCCTGACCGTGAATTCTTGCTAGATGTAAAAAACGGCAAATACAAGCTAGAAGAATTAGTTGTCATGGGCAAAGACGAAGACGGTAAGGACACGTTTGTAAGTGGGGTATTGGCCGAAGAATTGAAGCGATTCAATGCAGCCATGCTTGTGACAACCTTACCACAAGACCCGCCATTTCAACAAATTGAAAACTTGTTGATTAAGATTCAGAAAGAATTATTAGGAAATTAATGAAAGATTTAAGCGATTACTATGCAAAAGCTTTAAATATTGGAGTGCATAACGTAAGAAGAATCACTATTGACCCCAATATTTTAAATAACGACCATCAAAACTATCAGCGTAACCGAATTGAAGACAAAGTTCTACACCACATGAAGCATTGGGATAAAGAAGATTACAATAGCGGCATTGTAGCCATGCGTCCTGATGGTTCTTATTGGCTTATTAACGGTCAGCATCATTCCGATGCAGCAGTACGCCTTGGCATTTCAGTGGTTCAATATTATATATTTAATTCAACCGACTGGACGTATGAAAAAGGCATTTTCGACCTATTTCAGAAATTGCAGAGTGAAGAAAAATAATGTCAAAAGTATATGATTTAGCCATTGTAGGCGCTGGTCCTTCTGGTTTATTTTGCGCGTTAAAGCTTGTTAGAAATGGCTACAAAAACATCATTATCTTGGATAAAGGCGAACTTCGCTCTGGTGGTAAAGATGATAGCTTGACCGAAGGTTTCGCTGGTGCAGGCGCACATAGCGACGGTAAAGTCAACATGACTCACAAGGTCGGCGGCACCATTTATGAAAAAACCGGGCTTGCTCGTTACCAAGAATTGTTAGAAGAACAAGACCAGATGTGGCTTGATTATTCGCCCACGGAAGAACAGCGTAAGATTCGCCAAGCATTAAATCATCGGGCCGATGTTGAATCGCGAATGTTTGTTCCTGGCGATGAAGCTTTGAACATGAGAGCTTTGGCCTTAGCCAACCACATGGAGCTTGAAACATATAACATTCGTCACTTAGGTACGGACAACATGTTGGACTCAACGAATATCATGTACAAGTATCTTGTTGACAATGGCGTTGAGATTGTTTTGAATGCAGAAGTTGAATTTATTGATAAAAATACTGATGATACTTTTAATATTCGAACCATTTTGGGAACTGATTTTGATGCAGATGATGGGCACAACAACTCTCACAACAACAGGTATACCGCACAAAACGTTTTAGTATCAATTGGTAGAAGTGGTGGTCATTTCTTCCGAAAGGCAATGAGTAGCTTTAATATTCCGTTGCTAAATAATGGAGTTGATATTGGCGTCCGAGTAGAAGTCCCTAACGTCATTACCAAAAAGCTTCTGAAGAATGGTATTTACGAGCCTAAAATGCTTTATCGTTCACCTAAGTTTGATGATAAAGTGAGAACATTTTGCTGGTGCGATAGTGGCTATGTCGCGGTTGAAGAATATCGTGATACAGGAATTAAACTGGTAAATGGACATTCATATGCTGATAAAAAATCTGAGAACACCAATTTTGCCCTTTTGGTTACGAAGACGTTTAGTGAACCTTTCAATGACCCTCACGGGTATGCCGAAGGGTTCGCGAAAATGGCGAACATGTTATCCGGTGGTAATGTTCTTGTGCAACGGTATGGCGATTTTAAATCTGGTCGTCGTAGTACCGATAAGCGAATTACTGAAGGTGCATTAGTCCCATCGCTTTCTTCAGCAGTGGCAGGCGACATTGCTTTGGCCCTTCCATATCGCCAAATGTATGCAATTGATGAAATGCTTCAGGCGATGGATAATGTTTTACCAGGTATTGCCTCGGATTACACTTTGATGTATGCTCTTGAAGCGAAGTTCTTTAGTAATAAGGTTGCTATTGACAGCGATAGCATGACGATTGTAGACAATTTATATGTTGCAGGCGACGGTTCAGGTTGGACAAGAGGACTTAACCAAGCGGCAATTCAGGGGATTTTAGTTGCGGACGGATTACTCAGAAAAGTCAATACCTAAATTTAGTTTTAAACTTCAAAAGAATTCTAGCCTGTATCGTCTTTACGTAAATGGAAAACCAGAAAAGTACTATTGGTTAGGTCATATAGAAGATGCTCATAGCGGCACTGAATTTAATGATAACAATATAACACCTCATATGCCTTTTAAAGGCACTCGACAAGAATTAAAACTGATGCTTATCATTAAATATTGTGAAAAAAACAATATTCCAAAACTTTGGTAGAGACATAATCGTATATTTTGCATAATATCTTTACAAAAGACTTTTGTTTTAGATTGGTATAATTATGCACTACGATACCTTTAACCAAGCTTCCTCTGGCGTTTATTTTCTGGGCGACCGTGTAGATTTCATTTACGGTGGCGCTCATTGCCAAGGGAACATCATTCAGATGCCAGAAACTAATAATTTTGACGTGCTTATAATGATAGAAGTTGACGTATGCAATAATTATTCAGTTCTGCCTCTGGAGTATAATAGGGTAGTCATTTCGACTAGTGAACCGACTTTGACAAAAATTTCTAATCAAAGTTGGTATTAAGGTCCTTGACTTGTTGCCCTTCATGTGATATACTACGAAAAAGTTAAGCAAGCGAATAAACAAAGTTTGCTAATCCTTTACAAAAGCGTTGGCAAACTCAGCGCTTTGTACTAGAATAAAATGTATAACTAAACAAAGTCCTTGGGTTGCACAGCGTTCGGATACTTCATGTTAAGAAAAACTCCGCCCGCGCCTTCTTCTCCCAAGTTCTTTGGAAAAGTTTAAAAACACGTTTGGTGTTGCACAGTTTATCGGATACTTCATTAACACACTCATGGTCGCGGTGTTCGAATCCCGCTTCGGGCAACATATGCCTGAATAGCTCAGTGGTAGAGCAGGAGTCTCAAAAAGACCGTAAGCGCTTCTTCTCACTAAACTAAAAAATCAACTAAGGTTGCACAAATTTCAGTTACTTCTTATATAACAAGACCAGGCCGGGTTCGAATCCCGGCGTATCCTCGGATACGTAGTGTAGTGGTAGCACGTAAAATCTCTGAGATTGCTTCTTCTCCTTAGTCTATAAAAATAATTTCGAGTTGCACAGATAAACAGTTACTTCGAATGAAACAAATCCTTCAAAAGGACTTGCGAGCTAGGTTCAAACCCTAGCAGGGTTAATCGAAAGACTAACTAACAGTAGAAATACTTAAACTGTTATCGCTTTTACTCTCGAAACTTTAAAAATTGAATAAAGTCTTAAGTTGCATAGAATTCCAGTTACTTCTATATCCAAGAACGAGTCCGTGGTTCGATTCCCGGCGTCGGTTCCAAATGTGCCGATGTAGTGTAAGGGTAGCACCGAAAAATACTGTATTCGCTCCTTCTCTTAAGATTTTATTGAATCATTAACGTTTCGAGCTTGGTGAAACACCAGGCTTTTTATTTTGCCCAAAAGGTTGACAGGAACCTACAAACTGTTATATAATAAATTCTTGCCCACTAGAGGCTGGAACTAGAAAGAACGAAAGAAGAGAGAGAAATAAAATGTCAAAGTTTAATACCAACGCCGTCGATACCTCACGCACGGTCAATCTTGCAGGCGGCAACGCTTATACGCTTGATGACAAAACAGCGCTTTACGTTACTGCATCCACGTCACTTGGCGGCGGAGCGGGTGATAAGTTTTATGTATCTGCTAACGCGGAATACACTAATATTGTCACGCTTGTAAACAAAATCGCGAAGCAGGACCCGGCGTTTGTATTCCAACTTGCTGCATACTTGCGTAATGAAATGCACCTTCGTAGCATCCCGATGATTCTATTCGTAGAAGGCATCCGTGCGATGCATGCGAACAAATCGAAGAGCGCAGCATATCCTATTGACGTTACTCTTATGGCTTCTAAGGTTTTCGGTCGTCCAGACGAAATCACCGAAGCAGTTGCTTATTGGCTACATGTCAATAAGGGCAACCATAAGCTACCAATGAATTTGCGTTCGTCTCTTGAAATTGCTTTCAACAAATTCAATGAGTACAGCATGGTTAAGTACGACCAGGACAACAAAAAGGTCAAGCTAAAGGACGTTCTTCGTTTGGTTCACCCAAAGCCGAAGGATGCGGTTCAGGCTGCTCTATTCAACTATATTCTTCGCGGCGTTGCTGAAGAGGGTGTAATTGTTGAATCGGGTCACCGTGCCCCATTGACCAACCTTGCTTTCAAGTCATTGCTTCCAATGACGGCGGCTCGTGATGCCTTGATGAAGATGACTAAGTTCGATGCGAAAGCAAAGGAATTGGTTCGCGAGTCAAACGCAACGTGGGAAACTGTTATATCGAAGTTTGGTTCAACCGAGGAAACTTGGTCGTATGTACTACCTAACATGGGTTACATGGCCGTACTTCGTAACTTGAACAACTTTTTGAAGAACGACATTTCAATGGATGACGTTGTTACGAAGTTGACGAGCAAAGAAGAAGTATTGAAGTCGAAGCAACTTCCATTCCGATTCCTTTCAGCAATGAAGGCAATCGAGGGCGAAGAGTATGCGTTACGATACTACAGTTATGCGGACTCGAATCGCGACATGTTCGCGAAGTGGAATCAGCCTGCAAAGGGTGATTCAAAGGCTCTACTACGTCAAGCGCTTAGTATTGCTCTTAACCACTCGGTTTCGAATATTCCAAAATTCACAGGTCGTACCCTTGTCGCGGCAGACGTTTCGGGTTCTATGGACTCGCGTCTAAACGACAAGTCATCAGTTACGATGAAAGAAATTGCTACTGTAATGGCAGCAATGGCAAGTCATCTATCTGAAGATGGTATTGCTTCGGCATTCGGTACAACGTTTGATACGGTAACCCCGTCAGCAAACATTCTTGATACCGCAAATGCAATTGGCAACCTTGTTGGCAAGGTTGGTATGTCAACCAATGCGTGGACAATCCTTGATTATCTAATCAATAACAGAATTGTCACCAACCGTGTTATGTATTTCACGGACACACAATGCTACAATTCTTACGGTTACGGCCAGTCCTTGAACGAGCTATGGAAGAAGTATGCAACGTGGGTTCAGGGCACAACCAACGGCGAAACTACACCTTACCTATACGAAATCAATCTAACTGGCGGTAACACGTCAAACTTTGACCGTGAATCTCGTGTAGCACAAATCGGTGGCTGGTCGGAGAAAATCTTTGACCTAATGGCTTCATACGAAGGCGACCCGCGTAGTGCGGTCAAAAAAATTGCGGAATTGTATCCGGTTTTGACCCGATAATTAATTACCTCAATCTAGGTTGACAAAATAACCCAGAGTGTGCTATACTGTTAGATGTAAGGTTACGGCCTGCACCTAACGTATGGCCGCAACATTTAAATACCAATAAAAATAGGAGTAAAATTTTTATATGAATATCAAGGCATTAATCGTAGTTGCGGCTTTAGCCGTAGTTGCAATCTCAACCCCAGCAAAAGCAGCCGATAAGCCCGTTGTGCATCTTGATGTAACAGCAGGCTATTTATCTACTGCTAATTTAGTTCGTAATCAAACGAACGTACTTCAAGGTTCCGCTCGTATTTCTAGCGACCTTGGCAAGCATATCTCTGTATATGCGGACTACGCAGAATCAGATTTGAACCGTTCTACAAGCATTCGTGTTCCGGCACTTGCTTATTCGGCCAATTCTTATGACCTTGGCGCAACCTTGCACCTTAGCCGAGTAACTTCTGCTACTGTTGAAACGGGTACATCTTTGAATATGAATCTTGACCTTCCAGGTCAGAGCCGTACCAATAAGTACGTTGGCGCTTCAGTCACCACACGTTTGTTCTAATATCAAAATTAAGTACTAATATAAAGAGAGGAGTAGTTAAAAACTGCTTCTCTTTTATTTATTAGGAGTAATAATGAAATCATTTGGATTAAAAAGTTTAGTTGACCCATTGTATGAAACTTTTGAAAAGTTTATGCCTGATTTGAATATGCTTTCCAAGTTGCCTCCATCCGTTAATTATTTTTATGTTTACCCACACGTTGACGACCAAGGCCCTTTCGGCACCTGTGTTGCTTTCTGTGTTAAAAAAGTTTTTGAATTCTTCTACCGTAAGCGTAAGGGTCATGATATCCTTATTTCAGCAACCGGAATTTTCTCTGTTGCTAAATCTGAATATTATCCAACTGATAAGACCGATGACGGCTTACAAGTATCAGATGGCTTAAATATTGTTAAGCAGTTTTATGTGTATGATAAGGATTTGCCTTATTTGACAGATAAATTCGAAGAATGTCTACGTCCAGTTCAAGATAATATTAAGCACAAGGACTTCTTGTTCCAGGACTTCGTTACCGTAAATCCTGACGTTAATTTAATGCGTACAGCTATATACAAGCATGGTCCTTTGGTCATTGGTATTGATTGGCAAAACGAATGGATGAACCCAGGCAACGATGGTAGATTGCAAAGCGCCGGAACCACATCTGCTGGAGGCCATTGTGTTTCCATCATTGGTTACCTCGACCATTTTGTAAACATGGACAACAGTAAGGGCGCATTTATTGTTATGAATAACTGGTCGGATACTTGGGCCTATAGCGGTATGGCTTTCTTGCCTTACAACGCAACCAGCTTCCCAACAAGTATTTTCACCGTAAAAGCATAGTCCTATTGCTATTTTTCTGAAAGTGTAGTATAATAATAGACATGAGCATTTTATCTTCAGCAAAGAAATCCATATCATCTTCGTCTAAACGGGCGGGGCTTGGATTTGTATTGCCTGATTAAGTGTAGTCAGAAAATATAAATCAAGCCCTGCTTCTAACGAAGTGGGGCTTTTTGTTTGATGTGTTTGCGAATAGCATTGTCAGTTACTCCCATCAATCAATCTTTTTCGCAAAGAAGAAGAACTAGTGTAAGTACTATTTTCAACAAGAATTTTTTCTAAATCTATTTTTTCGGACCTAAACTGCGAGATTTCCCATGTGATTTTCCAGTATAATGTGAAATATCTAAGCCTAATTTAATTACTGTATTTTTTACAGTTTTATAATTTGTTCCCATTGGTTTCAAACCTAATTTACGTAAAACTTCAGCGATTGTTAATGAATTTTCAACTGCTGATACGAACTCTTGGTTGGTGTATTTAATTCCCATATAAGCTCCTATATATTAAAGCATTAATTATATATAGGAGTAAACAAGGGTGCAAATATAACGAAATGGGTCTTGACTTAAATAAAAAAAAGTGATACAATAATAAAGTCATCCTGGTGTAGCTCAGTTGGTTAGAGCGCGGGCTTTATAAGCTCGGGGTCGCGTGTTCAAGTCACGCCACCAGGACAAATATGCCCGGTTAGTTTAACGGTAAAACAGCTAAGGCCACAAGATATGCGGTTCGAATCCCATACCTAGCATTAAAAATTATGAATGACTTTCAAAAAATCTTACAACATTTCAATAAATGCCATTGCTTTTGTCAAACATGGATGCCATGCACTTTTGGTTGGCGCAATACTTTTTCTGAAATTTTTGAATCAATCGGTTTATGGCAAATTTCCTGGGGCATTAAAACTGACCAGCCAATCCAAAATTGGTTGAAGTTACGCAAAAAATCCGATGGTCATGGTTGTGAAATAATTTGGATTTATGGCGACAATGAACCTGACTTTCCAAAAGTAGAACCAATGTCTGAAGATAAAATTAAACATTATTTTGAAGGCATGATTGACGACGAGACGCTAGCTAAAATGATTAAAGAAAGCAACGAGTATTATTCAAAATGATTTTTGTCTTTGGAAGTAATAAACGAGGAGTTCACGGTGCGGGTGCAGCTAAAGTTGCTCGTGAAAAACATGGCGCTATCTTGGGAAAAGGCATCGGTCATTATGGTAATAGCTATGCTATTCCTACAAAAGACGAGGAACTTTATTCTCTTGAAGTTGAAGATGTAAAACGATACGTAGATGATTTTGTTATTTACGCTAAATTAAATCCTGAATTAGAATTCCAAGTGACACAAATTGGTTGTGGATTAGCAGGATTCACAAAAGAAGAAATCGCACCTTTATTTGAAACGGCATCTGACAACTGCTATTTCGACAGCGCTTGGTCTGAAGAACTGCCAGGTAAAAAATTCTGGGGAACATTTTAAATTCTGGATTAGTGGCAGACAAGTAATGTGCTTGCCTCTTAAGCAAGTCTATGTGGGGGCAGTACCCACCTAATCCACCATGTGCCTGTAGCTCAATGATAGAGCAATCCGCTTTTAACGGATTGGTTGTGGGTTTAAGTCCCACCGGGCGCACCAAATATGAGACGGTAGCTAAGTAGCGAGTGCAGCGGTTTTTTAAACCGACAGGGTAATTCCTCAACGTGGGTGCGAGTCCCACTCGTCTCACCAAAATTTTTAACCTTCTAGAAAAAGAGAATAAAGATGGCAACCATTAAATTGTCACCCGGAGTATTAAGAGAAATAGTTTGGGATGAGAATGAAGATTATATCAAGGTGGAAGAAAAGGAAACGGGCTCCACACGTTGGGCCAACATTTATACAATGGTTTTTAGAAGTCCCGATAATAAATATTATCAGGTTGACTATCGTAAAAATACAGGCGATGCGATAGGTGAAAGACCTTTTGAATATGAAGTTGGCAATGTTCAATGTTTTGAAGTGGCACCTAAAGAAGTAAAAATCATCGAATACGTGCGAGTTTAATATAAATAAAAAATACGTAACTATTCAACTTGAAATTGACCGTAAACTTTATCTTTTAATTCTTGAAGCGTGTTTAAAAACTCGCGAGACTATTGAAGAATTCATCATTAAAGCTTGCGAAGAAAAAATTGTATCTGACCGTGCTAAATTAAAAACAGACAAGGAAGCTAAATGAATAAAAAAATCTTTGACTACATAAAATTTCTTTCGAGCGAAGACAAAAAAGACCTAACAGGTAAGGCTTTAAAGACTTCAAACGAAGCAGGAGATTTAGCCAAGGTTGTTTTAGCTTATACGAATCAGCCAGGTGCAATTCATCAATTCGTTGAAAGAGAATCAGTTCTTAACGAAGCGGTTGATACAATTTTGTGTGCTATAAGTTGTGCATATGACGTTGGATTTACAACTGACGAAATTGAATCAATGATAGTCAAAAAGTCTGCTAAGTGGCGTTCTCTTCAAGTTAAAGAAGACGCTATTAAAAACCATGATAACATCCCTTATGAGATTCACATTACTGTTGAAAATGTTGAATGTGAGCATTTCAAAAAAGTTTGTAATGAAATTGGAGTAAAACCAATTATCTTGGACCTTCAAAGTAGAGCGGGGAACGTTTTACTAGAGGATGTGCAAACTTCGTCTGTTTTATTTGGTAACAATCAGAAAGCATATGCTGAAGTAGAGCGTGTAAACAGGGCTTTGACTGAAGCGGGAATTTCAGTAGTTAGAAGTAAGATTGAAACAGTGCCTTGGCATCCGGCAGCGCCATCTAGTCAATTTGGACCAGAAACAATGCCAAAAGATTGTTATTTTGAAAGCCATTTGGCAGTTGTTGTAGAAGAACCTATGACGCTTGAAGAATCGTTACAATGGGAACGTCTTTGCCGAAGTGGCGCAGCCTTTATTCCTTATGGAGTTCCACCAAGTATTGAATTGTTAAAGGATTTAGCTACTAGATACGATGCCCATCTTTCCCGTAATATGTTTAAAAGAATTGATAAAAAACGTTATATAATAATGATGACATTGCGTTCATACGATGCTTATAAAGAAGATTTTGAAAACGTTGTTGAATTTCTAAAAATGGATATTCAAGAGTTAGGATTTGAAGTTGATAAGACCATCATTGAATTTAGCATTTACGACACAAAAATTACCCACGATAAGGCTTGGATTAATGAAGTATCAAATAAAGTATCTACCTGATTTATCCTGTGGAAATTCTTACCCAATCGCAACGCTAACTCATAGTAACGGTCATTGGTATATGGAATTTGACAATTCAGGTATTAAGAAGTCATTAGAAAATACTGATAGCATTTTCTATACCTACATCTTTAAGGACCCTGAAACCTATTTCGACAAGCTCCTTCAAAGTTTGGAAGGAAAAAAGCCTGAAGATATAGACTTCGTTCAATTTATTTCCCCCAATTTAATTGTTGAACATTCTTAGGTCTTGACTTCTGAGGTTTTTGTGGTATACTAAATAGAGCATGGAAGAGCAAGCCGATTGGCGACGGTAGCAATCTAGAAAATTGTCGAGGTGTTAAAGCCCTTGAGCGTTCGACTCGCTCCTCTTCCTCCAATATTTCAAATGTTATAAGTCCTCCATTTTAAATTAAAATTCTTATGGAAAGTAAACTGGACAGGCGTACCAGCACGGCTTCGAATATCGTTGGCTCTGCAAGGAGTGGGTTTCAATTACTCTGCTTTCCTCCAATTTTAAAGAAGCCCGATAAGGGTTTCTTGCTTTTTTATTACTTATGTGATACCATAGTTCCATGAAGTATATTTACTTATTTTTTGGTCACCATACTCGTTGGTTGTCGAATGCCGTCGCGACCATTATATTCAAGCTCTTAATACCATCATTATAATTTCATCACTACTACCATCATAATTATTACAGCATTTTTCATCTTCTGAGGCACTAATGGCAAATGGAAAAATTAAAATTGGCGTAGCTTGTGTAGCCATAAACAAGAAGAACCAAGTTTTAATGGGCAAAAGAATTGCCAAGCACGGTAACGGTATGTGGCAATTTCCTGGTGGTCACCATGAATTTGGTGAGCTTATCGCGGATACAGCCGTGCGAGAAACAAAGGAAGAAACAGATTTAAACATTGGAAAAACGTCATATATCGGTTTCACAGAGGAAGTAGGCAAGAGCAATCAATATCTTACTTTCTTTTATATTGGGAAAGTTAAAGGTAAACAGAAAGCCGTTAACACAGAACCCCATAAGTGTGAAGGATGGGTATGGTTTGATATTGAATCCTTGCCAGAACCCTTGTACGAAGTTGATGAAGGTTTTCTGAAAACAATCAAAAAAGCAGTAAAAAAGGCAGTAGCCGAGAAAGCAAAGTGAAGAGCTTAACCCATTTGACTTTAGAAGATTTAGTCAAAACACTTATAACCCGAGAGGGCGTAGACCGAGAAGAGAATGTTACTTTGATTTTCGAAGATAACGTTTTCAAGGTCTTTGTTTTGACAAATAACGAAGTTCTAGAGTCAAGTGGCCCGTCTGTTTTTCTTGCTTTCAAGAAAATGTACCAGAAGCTTTACCACGAACCTGTGGTAGAAGCACCAAACGATTACTTCTATGAATCTTTTGAGCGCATCCTTAAGAAGCTAAGTACCCTTAAGCAATACATCAACGTCTTGCTTCTGAAGAGTGGTAAATGGGAATTTTCAATGAAGGTGCCGTTCACGAATTCTGATGCCCGTGGTATCGGCAATAATTTTAATCATGCAATCGTTTTCATGCACAGAAATCTTGCCGATTACGGCATAGAAATAAAAATATAATGGCTGAAAAAAGACCACCTAGATATCTTGCCAGCCCTACTAAAGATTATCAAACTTTTGATGAATGGTATAGTACTTGTTTTGCATATACTTATGAAGTATTAGCTTCTAGCAAAGAAGAAGCAATTGCTTTATTAAAAGAAAAGTATGACCAAGGGCTTGACTTGGATAATGAATGGGACGACGAAACGGTGGGAGCTTTAGATAATATTTCCATGATTAAAGTCATTGAAGGTTTGATTGGTCATGAAATTGTTTATGAGGACGGCGAAATGAACAGCAAGGAATTACCGAAGGCCGCGCTTCTCAAGAGACAGACACTAAAAGAAGCGTGATTTTTTACCGAAGGTATTGACAACCGTTTGGCAAAGTGATAGAATGAGGAAGTTATGAATTATGAATTAATTGAAGGGCCAGGGCGTAAGCCTGTTAAGGCTTGGGTCGAAGGCGTAGTCTTCGAAGAATCTGCCCGTAAGCAAGTTTTAAACGTTGCGTTGCTTCCATTCGTCCACGGTGTAGCAATCATGCCCGACGTACACGCCGGAATTGGTTCAACTGTTGGTAGTGTAATTGCAACCAAGAATGTTATAATTCCGAGCATCGTTGGCGTTGATATCGGTTGCGTTGATGCGGAAACAGAATTTTTATCTGAAGATGGATGGAAATTTATTTCAGAATATCAAGACGGTGATTCAGTTATGCAATATGACCCGAGTACAGGCCAAGGTGAGTTTGTTAAACCAAAAGAATATATTAAAAAAGAATACGATAAACTATATTCTTTTAAAACTAAGCATGGTATTAACCAAGTTTTATCGCCAGACCATACAATTTTGTGTTGGGAAATTTCTGGCCGCGACCGGATTCGTGTTCAAAAAGTTATAACTGCTGAACAATTTAAAAGGACACATGACTATTTAGTTCAAGGTTATAAAGCTGAATTTATGACTACTTTTACACCAGTTTTATCAAATTCAATTGAAATCTCAGATGATAATTTGCGTGTTATGGTAATGGTTTTAGCAGATGGTCATATTGACCATCAAAATCATGCTGTTGTAAAGGTACGTAAAGCCCGTAAATCAAAAAAAGCAAAAGAACTTTTAGATGCCGCAAAAATTAAGTATACAGAAAAAATTTATGGCGAAGATGTATCTTTCAGATTTCTACCGCCAAAAGTTACAAAAACATATGAATGGCTTTGGAAAGCTTCTTTAGCGCAATTAAAAATTTTCACTGATGAATGTTTTCATTGGGACGGGAATATAAAAGACCGTGTATTTTTTACGCGGATTAAAGAAGCTGCTGATTTTGCTCATTATGCTTTTACTGCATCTGGATATAGAGCGGTTTTACGGCAAGATGAACATTACAGTGGTGCCATTGATTATCGTGTTTTTGCTCATAATAATACCATGGTGGGTATGGCTGGTGTGCCAAAGTCAGAAATAACAGAAGTAGTTCCGATTGACGGTAGGGCTTATTGTTTTACTTTGCCATCTGGATACTGGGTAATGCGACGAGGTGGGAACATTGCTATGACAGGTAATTGTGGCATGGCGGCAGTTCGTACTTCTTTGAAGGCCGAAGATTTGCCATCTGATTTAAAACCTCTCCGTGAAGCTTTTGAGCGCACGGTTCCAGTTGGATTCAACATGCATACTCGTGTCCCGTCTGTTGTTGAAACAGGCTGGAAGCACCTTGATGCTGGGTTCAAATGGTTAGACGAGAAATATCCAAAAATCGTCAACGACAAGCACCCGGTCAATCAGCTTGCTACCCTTGGTGGCGGCAACCACTTCATCGAACTCTGTCTCGACAGAGAAAATCGCGTATGGTTAATGCTGCACTCGGGTTCGCGTGGAATCGGTAACAAAATCGGTTCATACTTTATCAACGAAGCGAAAGCGGAACTTGAAAAGCGTGGCGAAGTTTTGCCGGATAAGGACCTTGCGTTCTTATCGGAAGGTACGGATTCGTTCGAGGATTACGTCAAGGCAATGACTTGGGCACAAGATTATGCGGCCACAAACCGTGAAGTCATGCTTAAGCGTTTGCTTTCAGTAATGCGTGAGGACCGCCTTAAGCTTCCAACGTTCACCATTGACACCGAAGTCATCAACTGTCACCACAACTACGTTACTACAGAAATTCACTTCGGTGAAGAAATGTATGTAAGCCGTAAGGGTGCGGTTCGCGCTGGCCGAGGGGAAATGGGAATTATCCCTGGTTCGATGGGTACTAAATCGTACATTGTTCGCGGTCTTGGAAACGCTGAATCTTACATGTCTTGTTCCCACGGGGCAGGACGAGTAATGTCGCGTACACAAGCAAAGAAACAGTTCACGGTTGAAGACCAAATCGCTGCAACCAAGGGTGTTGAGTGCAGAAAAGATATTGGGGTGATAGACGAAATCCCACAAGCTTATAAAGACATTGATGCTGTCATGGCGGCTCAATCTGATTTAGTTGAAGTGGTGCATCAAATCAAACAAGTTCTTTGCGTGAAGGGTTAATATTGGATTCCCAAAGAATCACTGAAAAATACGTCTTCTTCTACGGAGGCGTGTTTTCCCAGTGGTATCAGACTGGTAATTTTAGTGCTGAGTTATTTGGAAAACAATTGGCACTAAATTGTGCTGAACAAGGAATGATGGCTGGTAAAGCTTTATTCTTTAATGACGAGGAAGCGTTTGATAAAATCATGCGCGAATCGAACCCTTCGGGGCAAAAAGCTTTGGGTAAAACTGTAAAGAACTTTGATGTTGAAACGTGGAACAATGTTGCCAAAGATATTGTTTTCAATGTTAATTTATCAAAATTCACATCTGATGAAAAACTACGTAAATACATTATCTCTACGGGAGATAAGCACCTTGTTGAAGCTTCGCCTTACGATGCTATTTGGGGTGTTAAATTAGCGGTAAATGACCCCCGTGTAAATAATCCGGCAAACTGGCGTGGTACAAATTGGCTCGGCGAAGTTCTTATGGAAGTTCGCGATTGTGTAAAGGTTATGAAATGATTGCGATTTTAATTTGTTTGATTTTTTTAAGTTTTGCATTTGGTCCACTTGAGTTGACTACATCGTCAAGTGGTGACATTAGGGTTCATGAATCTTTATATAATTTAGTTACACATCCAAGAGTGGTTTGGCATCTGCTTTTGTCAATTTTGTTCTTTCCGTTAGTAATATTTAAATTAATCACGATATTTTTGAACTTGAAAGTAAAACGTTAATGTGATATTTTTATATCATAAACATCTACTTTATAGTGTTACAACTTTAAACTATGGAGGGATGTGCTATGGAAATACACATCGAGTTGAATGAATACGAAATCGCTAACCTAATTCAAGCAATGAAAATGGTTCCTCGCACGGGCGCTTGGTATGCAGCTATCATAAGCAAAATTCAAACGGCTGTTGAAGATACTGGCATCACCATAGAATCTTTTGAAGGTCACGCTAATATTATGACGCCTAAGAACGTTCGTAATCATTTAGATATTATGGACTTGAAAGAACGCCATAGTTTTTAGTTGACAAGAATAGAAGAAAGTAGTATAATAATATTGTGAATACAGAAAAAGTCGTCGTGTCAATGACTCGGGAAAAAATTGACGCTTCTAACGTAGAGGCGTTTTATTTCCGAATTAAAGAATTGCCCGTAGGTGAATTTGTAAAAGAAACAAGTTCTTCTTACATGTGTAATATTGACAAAGATAAAGACGGTAATATCGTTGGTATTGAAGTCTTAATCTAATTTGGAGAGTTGGCAGAGTGGCCGATTGCGTTAGTCTTGAAAACTAAAGTCCTGCAAGGGACCCAGGGTTCGAATCCCTGACTCTCCTCCATTTTAAATATGAAAAAATATGAAAACATCAAAAGAAAGTGAATCAAATGCGTTCTTAGAATCGCGGTCCTTAAACTTCTTCTTTTTGCCTACCCACATAAGCACTAATGAACAAAAAGAGGAAGAAATGAAAGAAGAAACTATTTACAGTTACGTAATTGTGCGTACTGATATGCCCGAAATTCATCAAGCCGTGCAAGCAGGCCATGCCGCTCAAGAAGCAGGTAAGCGCTTTGGTGAAACCCCGACGCAAAATCACTTGATTTATCTTCAGGTGAAAAATAAAGCCGAACTTTTCAAAGCAATGGAACACTTGCTTATGAATGGCATCAAGGTTGAGCCATGGGCTGAACCTGATTACGATAGAGGACTAACGGCTATTGCAACCGAATATCTCACAAGTCGCTCGAAACGCGAACATTTAAAGCAATACGAAATGCTATGGCAAGAAAAACAACAATGGGAGAATAAATGTGAATAATCAGATTGTATTATTTTTAAAACATAAACCTGTTGCGCTATGCAAAGAGGTTTCTATGTTAGACAATGGTGATATTCAAATTGAAAAAATAACTTTTTCTTGTGATAGTTTAAGGGAAATTACCACTTTACAAAAAAATGATATGTTTGAAATTTGCATTATGCCATTTTCTATTGAAGAAAATTCTAAAGATGAAGAATTTTGGATTACAGGATTTGGCAATGCTTATACACTAGATTCAAATGTTATCGGCGAAAATGTCTTTTTAAGAAAATATAAGAAAGAAGAATATAATGTTGTAGGCTGATTTTACAAAACTTAGAGAACCAATGCTAACGTGTTTTCAATTTGAAGACATGAATATGTTCCAACACGGGCAAAGCGTGTTTGAATGGTTCGATGACTTATATGGGTATTTAACCGAACCCGACGCACCTCTCTCAAAAGAATGGAGGTTGTCTGATTGGATTCAAGACCCAAAAATCAAAGCTAACCTTCTGCCTTTCAATATCCTCCAGATTTACCAAATCTACCATGATTGTGGTAAACCGTTCTGTCGAACAATTGATGAAGAAGGCAAGCAGCATTTTCCAAACCATGCCGAAGCTTCTTACCTTCGATGGAAAGAATGTTCGGATGAATCAGAAGACTCAAATCTTATTGCAAATCTTATCCGAATGGACATGGACTGTCATACACTGAAAAGTGAGGATATTGAAGAATTTGCGAAACGAAAAGAGGCAGCTTCTCTTCTGTTGACGGCCCTTTGCGAAATCCATTCTAATGCACAAATGTTCGGCGGCATCGAATCGACTAGCTTCAAAATCAAGTGGAAAAAGCTTGACAAATTGGGCAAAAAAATGATACAGTATCTTAAGTAATCAAATTCCCTGTCAGCCGTATAAGAGGCACCCTGTGAAAAACAGGCGATTTGCGGAGTGTAATGCAACGCACGGGGAACAAATATGCCTCGATAGTTCAACGGTTAGAACCGAGTTCTCTAAAAACTTGTGAGTCTGGGTTCGATTCCCAGTCGGGGCAAATTTCTAACTAAAAGGATTTCATAAGTGATTACAATTGCCCCTGAGACAGCCCAAACTGTAAGCCATCGAAGCATTATTTTGTATATTAATAACGTCGAAGTATTTAAAATTTTTGGACATTATAAAGTGTTGGGTAAAACAGGCAGCCAACGTTACACAAATGAAGAAGTCGTTGCCGTTCGAAAAGCAAACGGTTTAAATTCTTTTTGTCAACATAAAGAAGTCGCCAGAGCATACGGTCATTGGTGCCATGAACCCAAAGATGAAGAAGAGATTAGCCGCTATAATGAAGAAAAGTCGGCTATGCAACTTAAGTTCTCTGACCCTTTCTTTAAGAAAATCAAAAACTTAATTGTTGAAAAGCTTGCCCTAAAATATGGACAAACCCAAATCAATTTTTGGGAATCAACAGGTAAAATAAATTTCATTATCGAAGAATTTTATTCCAAAATCAAACCGTTAATGAATTAAATTTCTTCAATACTTGACAAATCAAAACAAATAGCATATAATACTAGTAACTCATCTACCTAGTTGTAGAAAGAGTCCAGGAATCGTCTGGAGTACCAATGCGATTTCTTTATGGAGAAGTGGTAGAGCCTGGTTTATTGCACCTCTTTGCTAAAGAGACGGACCTTAGTCGGTCCCGCGAGTTCGAATCTCGCCTTCTCCTCCAATTTTAACAAGGTATAGAAATGGAAACGACTTTTATCATGGAACTAGCTGAAAGCTGGCGAGAACACAAGCAAGAAGAACCTCTTCCGCGCGATTTCCATATGCCTTCGCAAGAATGCGACGAAGATTGCTAAAGAGTTAGTTTAATATTCTTCTTGCGAGTACATGGTAAATGTCCTCGTTTTTTTATGGGTTCTTAGTGTAATGGTAGCATGAACAGTTCCAACCTGTTTGGTGGGCGTTCGATTCGTCCAGAGCCCGTCAATTATATATGGGAATAGCCTAGTGGTCGATGGCACCGCTCTCCAAAAGCGGCACGGCGCAAGCCTCTCGCGGGTTCGAATCCTGCTTCCCATGAATTTTTTCTCTTATTTTAATGTGTTTTCTTATTGCGTTATTTGATACGCCCAAAATTTTTAAAACTTTAACAAATTAAATTAAATATGTAACAAAAAAACGAGGTTAAAATTTTATGCATAACGACAAAGATTTTAGACAAAGCGACCATGATAAGCGCGAAAACGATATGAATGTTTTCAATTCATATTTGTGGCAAAATCGTGAACTTTTAGGCGAAGCAACACAAGCTAAAGTTTATAATTTCCCTTATCATAATATATCTGATTTAAAAGATATTCCTGATAAAGTTTTAGTTCATATACAAGAAAATCCAAATGGAACCCTAATCGTCATTCAAGTACCTAGCAAGAAATTTTATTATGTAACTGCGGATGAATACGGTGAATAAATTAACTTAGCTTCATAAGTGAGCAAAAAAGATGCAAACATACTATCATTATGGAGCATCCTTTTTTTATGAAGAGAGAACTATGAGTATAATTAGCAGAGAAATAATTAAACCTTATTACACAACTTTCGTTGGCGTCGATACTGAAACCACTGGTGTAAAGCCTTGGTTAAATGGCATTGTAGATATCGCGGCAATAGTGTATGATGCAGAGGGAAATCAGAAGGCTTCTTTTTCTGAGCATTGTAATCCAGGAGACGTAGTGTACGAAGAGACGGCATTAAAAATTAATGGGCTTACACGAGAATTCATCGCGGCCCAACGCCCTATTAAAGATGTTCTGATTGAATTCATTGCTTTTATGGATAAGCACATGCAGCTTTATAATCCAAATGCAAAAGCGACAGTAATTGGTAATAATTTTGGATTCGACACTTGGTTCTTTCAGTATGCTTTTGACAAGCATGTTCCAGAGCTTGAGAAGTATACAAAATGGATGTTCCGTAGAACAGATGAAATGAAGGGTTTAGTTCGTGCCACGATGCCGAATCTAAAACACATCAGTCAAGATAACCTTGGTAAGCTTTTGAACATTCCTAACGAACGCGCACACGGAGCCGTTGGCGACGTTAAGCAAATGATGCAAATTTTCTTCAAGCTAACAGAAATAAATGAACGACGCATTTTGCTAGATATCAAAGACAACGAATTGATTAGGACCTAAATATACTTAAAAGAAATTGAAAAATGCGAAGTGCGTTGCGGTGGTTGTCATAATTGGTAACTCACAAAAGAGCCAATTCACTTCGTTACCAATTATTTATGGGGTTAATTTAAATGGCAACTGTAATCGAAGCACCAAATTCTTTAGATATAGTAAAGAAAAATAAAAAACTGTCGATATTTTTAGCTGGAAGCATTGAACAAGGTAAAGCGGTAGACTGGCAAACCAAATTGGCAAAATCTCTTGATAATAATGATGTTTATTTGTTAAATCCAAGAAGAAAAGACTGGGATGATTCTTGGAAAGAATCTATTGATAATGCACAGTTCAAAGAGCAGGTTGAATGGGAACTAGATGCACAAGAATTAGCTGATTTAATTATCATGTATTTCGACCCTTCAACCAAATCCCCGATTTCCTTATTAGAGCTTGGTTTATTTGTTAAATCAGATAAAATGGTTGTAGTTTGTCCAGAAGGATTCTGGAAAAAAGGCAACGTTGACATTGTTTGCAAACGTTACGGTGCAGTTCAGGTAGATAATTTAGATAGTGTGATTTCAAAGATTTCCAAATTGCTTTAATATATGAACGTTTATTTAAAGGCATCTTTAATTGGCGATACAGTTTGTGCAATCAATTGCATTGAAGCATTAGCTTTATTAGATTCATATAAAGGTCTTTCTTTGAATTTAAAAGTGGAAAACCCAGCTTTAAAAATATTTTTCAAGCATATACAAGGGATTAATTTCACCGATGAAATTATGTCGGATATGATTGTACTTAGTCCACATGATTTCTTTAATGAAGGACAAAGCCTTGGTTTACACATGACTCAAGGATATTTTCTTCAAGCCAAATTAAACGTGCCAACTCTAACGAAACCGAATATCATTTGGGAAAAAACAAATAAAAATATTCCCGTTTACGACTATATAATCGCTCCATATTCTTGGAGCGATTTATCGGACGAAAAGTTATGGGCATATTCAAATTGGCAAGATGTTATAAACTATTTGAAATCTAAGGATAAAGATGTAAAAATTGCAGTTCTAGGAGCTTCTGGGTTTGCCTTAGAAAAAAATCAAAACAAGCAAATTTTTTATAATGTTGATTATATCTTTGATAAGCCGTTAGAGTACGTATGCGAATTAATTTTTAAAACGAAACTGGCATTGACAATTGACAATGGAATTTCACACTTGGTGCATGGAATTGGTACACCTCATATTTTATTGTATCCCGAATGCTTAAATCAAAATTGGGTAAAGAACTTCAATGATAATGCACGAGTTATAAGGGCACAACCAAGTTTAATAACTGTGCAAAACGTTATTGATAAAATAGAAGAAGCGGCTAATTAACCGCTTCTTCCTCTTCGTTTCGTAGCTTGTGATGCGTGACTGTAGCACCTATAAAATAGTAACGCGAAAGCATAGCTATTTTCTGGGCACCTACTGGGTTACTTGTCAAAACACGAATGCAATAAACATGGTTTGCCTGTTCGTTATGGCCTTTTTCTTCCAGCCAATAAATGACTGGAGTAACTTCATCGGCTATTTCACCAAACATTCCTAAGTCATGGTCAAGCCACACTTCGGCAACATCATGGAATTCAGATTCCAAAATGTCAAGGGCCTCTTTACTTGTGACCGCGTACTTAATTGGCATACCATGAAAAGTATCGCCAAATAGTCGTAGGTCATCTACGACTAAAATAAACATGATTAATTCAAACATATTAAAGCTGATTTGTCAAGTGGCATACTATAATGTCCTTACTTATGGTAATTGTAGCGAATCAAAGAAAGACAAAGTTTGGCGAATACATAAGCCGACCCTATGTTTTGGGCAACCACTTTATAGTTGGAATTGACGGAACAAGGGACGAAGTAATAGAAAAATATCAGGTTTGGATGTACGAACAAATCGAAGCTAAAAATGATATTTATGAAGAACTAGTTAGATTTTTGCATATAGCTCGTGATGGAAACTTAGTATTATTATGCTACTGTAAGCCAAAAAAATGCCACGGTGACCATATTAAAGATTGGATAGATAACCAACTAGCCATTGAACAAATCGAAACGAAAGAGGCGTAAATATGTTTAGTCCAGATATGATTGCGATAAAGTCTTCAAGCTTATTACATAATAAATCCGAACGTGACAATTTAGATGCTGTAGCACGACATTTTGCTGAAATTATTCAGAACGATGGCGTAGGACATTTCTTTGATGAATCTGATGCTGTCTTTTTATGTGAAAGTATGGTAGTATTAGTTGATGCATTAAATGTTGCTGCTTTAAGACCTAGAAGAGAATAATAGTGCGATACTTAGACCATACCGAGCCCGAACCGGATTCTGATGAAGAACTGAAAAAAATAATTCTTCAAGAAGTAATGGATAAAATTTCAACACGCCGCTTGGAGTTTTCAAGTTATCTTGCAGGCTACGTGGCTGGAGATAATCTAGAAGGTTTAGACGAAGCTTTGGCCGAAGCTTACCTTTCTGGTATTGACGATGCAAACCGAATCGTTGCCTTTTTCATGGGCACTGGCGGAGACATTAAAAATCCAGACTTCTTCAAGAAGGCGAAGATTCACAAGCCCTCTTCTTATGGTTATCATAATATGTCCGAAGAGGAACAACGTGCCAATGGTCTAGCCATCGCGGAAACCAAAGCTCTCACTGTTGAGAATGATTCTCAGAAAGTGACAATCACGCTATTATCATTGACTTCTACTAGCGATGATGATATAATTGACACTGAGTTTACCGAAATTTTATTTGATAATAAGTAAATAAACACTTGACAGATGTAACTAAATGTGCTAGAATAGACTATAATATATTGACAAAGAGGTTTGGAAGCCTCGTATGGTGTCTGTAGCATAAAAGTAATGTAGTGGTTTGTGAAGCCACCCAAGAGGGAGCGTTACCCTCCAGACACACCAATTTCCCAAGAAGAGAATAAGATGCCTTATTACGATTATCGTTGCCAAAGCAATCATACGCAGGAACTTAAAATGAGCTTTGCAGAACATTCCCAATTGGAAAAAGACGACCTTGGGATTTTCGTTCCTTGCAACGTGCGGTACGGCGATACAAAACAACCAGTGTGTCCTAATAAAGCTTATCAGATTTTTGGTAACGTAGGATTTTCAGGATTAGAAACCGCTAGACCTTGACATTTGCCCAGTAACAAGATATAATCAATTATATGGCTCTGTATTTCAATGGTAGAAAAGGGTCCTCATAAGGCCAAAACCTTGGTTCGATTCCAAGTTGAGCCACCAAATTTTCTAATTAAGAAGAGTTAATGTTAAACAAATTATCTGAAAAATTTTATAATATCGCGGCAAAAAGCGGTTTTCACGAAAACGACAATATGCCAACCTTTATATCGAATTTACACGGAGAGGTTTCCGAATTATGGGAAGCCTATCGTAAAAGTCAATTGTTTAGTCCTTGTGATAAAGCTAGTGCAATGAGTGAGCCTTTAAACTGTATTGAAGAAGAATTGGCTGATATTATTATTAGAGCTTTAGATACAGCTAAATCTTACAACATTGATATTGATAAAGCTGTAAGAGTAAAAAGTGCATATAATGAAACAAGAAGCTTTAAACACGGCGGGAAAATAGCATAGTGTCAGAATCGGAATCACAAGACAATCTCCAAATTCAAGGTACTGTTTTAAAAGCTTTACCTAATGCTCTATTTAATGTACTACTTGAAAATGGTCATGAAATACTTGCACATATCTCCGGTCGTATTCGACAAAACAATATTAAAATCATTGTTGGAGACAAAGTAGATTTAGATATGTCCGTATACGATTTTACCAAGGGTCGAATCACTTACCGACATAAAAAGTAACTACTTGACAAATCTCGAATAGTATAGTAACATACTGTTCATAACGGCGAGTGGCGCAGAGGCAGCGCAGCGGTTTTACATACCGAAGGTCGAGATTTCGAAATTCTCCTTGCCGACCAATTTTAAAAATCTAACCCTTCGGAGCCACTGTGCAAGAGTATACTCTTGCAGATGCGTCGTACATCAGTAGAGAAGGCTAGCTCTCGAAAATGGTTAAGCTTGCAAAAGCTTAGAGGGGAAAAATTTATTCAAGTAGCCCAATTTGAAGAGGCAGGAGCGTTCCCTTTCTCAAGGGAGAAAACCTCCGACAGTGATAGCTCGAATCTATCCTTGAATAATCAATTTACCGTTTGACGAGAATCGAGTTACCGAACCTAGGCGTCGATTCATTACCAAGTAAAAATTAGGTACGTTGAACATTCCTTAGCGGGAAGAGCAGGTAAGACTGATAGGACGTGAGCCTGCACGGTAAAAACTTCACTGAAAAGTGAGGTTTTTTGTTTACCTGCTTATTGACTTTACGTTTTTATTATGTTACCATTCCATCATGAAAACATTTTTATACACCCTCGGTGGCTTTGCCGCGTTTGTTGCCTTCGTGTTTGGAATCAACTTCTTTTCTGTGGCCCTCTACGCTTCTACCGCACCAGCCTACACGAAGATTGACAACAAAGTCTTTCACAGTAGCTCGCAGTATACTGATGGAATGATTAGTCAACTTCAGCAGTATCACCTTTCCTATGCAGGCGCAAAAACCCAAGCAGAAAAAGACACGATTAAGTCGATTGTCGTTCAGCAGTATGCTTCATACGACGAGCGCAACTTAGATGGCTTGCCAGACCTTCACACTTTTCTGGATGAAATGAAGAATCAATAATTATGAAAAAGAGTTTAGTCGTTGTTTTGTTTGCAGCATTGATGCTTGTAGGTTGTGATTTTCAACCAAGTTCAGAAGAAATTCAAAATGTAAAGCAAGAGCAAATTAATAAGCAAGCTGTCCAATCCGTTGGTATGCCGAATATAATTCATTTCTTCGAAAAGCGTCTATTTAAGACAATTTTGGAACTTCGCGACCAAGGAATTTTAACCTATACATATACGGGGCCTGATTACCAAGGCAAGTTCCATTTCTTGTGCAATAGCGTTGGGTATCCAATTCCTTATTCGACCCAATATACGAATCCAATGCAGCCTGGCTCTTATACTGGGACAACAATCCCCCAAGCCGACCCGAACGGCTTGTACTCCCCTTCCAGTGCGGAAGGTACATATATACTATGCCAAAATCCTAACAACTCTAAAGAGTCGAAGCCTGTTTACAGTGAACCTCGCTTGACTACCCTTTCGTGGCCCAAGCCTGGCGCACTGCCAAACTAATTCCGAAAATCGAAATTATATATTATAATTTCAAGGCTAGTGGATTAAAATTGCCACATTAAAAATAATTCTTATTGGCGGATAGTTTAGCGAGAGAACGTCACGCTGACACTGTAGAAGTCGCGGGTTCGAAACCCGCCTTGCCAACCATTTAAATTCTGATTAAAGAGAGGAAATGAATAATGGCCGAAAAAGTTCAACCTGATTCCACCATGTATTTTAAATCTTCACCGGAATCAGAAAAAGCAGTAAAAGAATCAAGAAAAAAAATGTCTAGCAAAATTCAGAATACTGATTTTTCATATAGCGTGTGGGCTATTACAGATTTTCTAAAAAATATTCTTCTAAAGAAAGAAAGATAAATAAATGAGCTTACTTGACCGTCGTCCTAATGAACTTGCTTTCGTAAGAAGCAATCCTCGTCCAAATGTTGATTTCGCAAGACAACATATGCCTTATCCAATTGAGGAATGTAATTCTCAAGAAGATTTAAATGAATCAATTTGTTCCGAATGTAATGGCGATGGCGAAGTTTCAGATGAATGCACTGAGTGCTGTGGTTCTGGCGAAACTGAAGTTGATGATTATGACCATTGCGACACATGTGATTGTTCTACAACGGAAGATTGTAATGAATGCGATGGCATTGGCGAAGTATACGTTGTGTGTTCCGAATGTAAAGGCACTGGTCTTAATTACGAATAAATCATGAGCAGTAGTCATCATATTTTGAGTAATATTCGTCAGGTGGGTTTACAATTTGATGGACCCCCTGACGAACCTGCTCCTGAGCAGGACGATATTGCTCTTATCATTGCTGAAAAAGCCCAGATGGAAGCCGAAGGTTTGGATGCCATTGAAAATGGTTCGACCAGATTTGCTAAAAATTCTGGCACCGGCATCAATTTTGAAAAAGAAATTAAGAATAAGAAGCCTGTAACAAAAGTGGGCAAAGTAAAGCGTATTACTACAGATTGACAAAAGCTTGAGTATGTTATATAATGTACTCGATATGGCCCGGTAGCCAAGTGGGTAAAGGCGACCTAGTTGCAAGCTAGGATATGCGTTGGTCCGATTCCAACCTGGGCCTCAATATGACGGTGTAGCCAAGTGGTAAGGCTGTGGTCTGCAAAACCGCGAGCGTGGGTTCGACTCCCACTATCGTCTCAAAATTTTAGGTAAATATGAGAGAATTCTGCGAGAAGCAATCAGAACGCTTTAAAGCGCTTAACGGTAAAATTAAGCGTGGTGAATTGCCACCTTTACCTAAGCCAAGTCCACTTCCTATTGAAAAATATGAAGAGGAAATTATTAAATGTCTTCGCGACGCTAAAAATACGCCAGGTTAGTATAGTGATATTATGTTGGTTTCGTAATCCAAAGACCGGAGTTTGATTCTCCGACCTGGCTCCAATAAAAAAGAGGTAAATCCCATGGCCGCTAAGAAAAAAGAAATTTCAACTTTTACAACTGACGATTCAATTGAATTAACTGTTGAAGATACAAAAGAAATTTCAACAGAAGCAGTTCAAGTCGAAGTAATAGAAACAGACGTACAAGAAGCTCTTGCAGCGGCTGAAGAAGCTGCTAAAAAAGCAGAAAAAGAAGCGGCTGACGAATTGGCAAAGCTTGAAGAAGAAGCTAAGGCAGAAGTTGCCCGAGTTTTAGAAGCTGCAAAGGCCGAAGAAGTTAGACTCGCAAGTGCGGTCGCTTCAATGGAAGCAACTCTTGCAGAAGACTTTAATAAATTCCATATGTCATAATTGTTACATTTAAATAATATTCCCTTACATATGATTTATAAGGAAACATTAAAATGAGCAAAAAAGATTCGGAAACAAAAAATGTAGTTGATTCAAAGAATGCTCCTGGTGAATACAATTCGACATATGTAATTGCTGGATACACATTCACTGACATTACACTTAATCCAACTCACGGAATCAACGATACACCTTTCCCAGAACCAAAATTACTTTAAGGAAAACACTTACATGCAAAACCTCGCAGGAATCCCTCTAGATATTCCAGCAGACCCTATCGCGATTGATAGTGGTTCGGTTAGTTTTGCCCAGTAAGTAGCTCAGAAGCCTAAACGAATAAAAAGGCCCTAGCGAAAGCTGGGGCCTTATTGTATTTAACGAAGTGCGGTCTAAAGTATAACGTTTAAATTGTTACATAGTATATATGGTTCATTAAATCGTGGTAAAGGCAGAAAAGATAAAATGAAGTATTATAAAGAAAATAAAGAATTGACATAGTATAATAAATATGTTATAATACTTATATCGGGATGTGGTGAAATGGTATCACATGACGTTTGGGACGTTGGAGCGGGGGTTCGATTCCCTCCATCCCGACCAATTTTAAAATAAAGAAAGCAGAGAATAATGGGAGCCAAGAAAACAGCACGTCCAGGCGGTGTACCAAAGAGTAAAGAGGCGATGAGTATGTATATTTTAAACGTGATTCCAGCAGAGGAATTCCGTAAGGCGTATGGTAAGTATAATTACGCTAAATCAGCTAAGTAAAAATAAACTATCTAACTTTTAAAGGGATACTGGGTTGAAATCCCAGACTGAATCGGCAGTGTGCATTTAGAAGAATCCGATGTAGTTAGTGAGTCACCGCAGAACATAAGAACCTCGTGAGTAAACTGGGAGAGTAGAGGCCCAGAATTGCCGTTGAACAATTAGACTTACAATTCAACAAAACATGCGGAAATAGCTCAGTGTAAGAGCAGCAGGTTTCTAATCTGTTGGTCGGTGGTTCAATTCCATCTTTCCGCTCAATATGGGGTCGTGGCACAGCGGCAACTGCAACTGGTTTGCAACCAGTCTTATCGTGGGTTCGAGTCCCACCGACTCCACCAAATTGTTATAATTCTTCACTTATTGAATATTCCTTACTCAAAAAAATAACGGTCTAATATGCGTTCGCTGTTTGAGAAACAATAATATTAAAAAATGATTTTCGCAATCGTATCCAAAGTAAACAATTTAAGAGAAAATGGTCCGCTAGAAGCACTAGAAGTAGTCGAAGTAAATCCCGAAAATACAAAGCGTTTTCTAGCAGGTGAATGGAATAACATATTGTATCCTGGACTAAATAGACACAATGCAATCATCGAAGTAGCTAGATTGATTGCTAAATTTCAAGACAAAGATTATGAAAGAATCGAAGACCCAGCAAAGCGTCAAAGATTCATGATGAAAGCATTGGAAATATTTCCCATTTTAAGGGAAGGTATGGGGACATAGCTCAGTTGGTAGAGCATTTGCATGGCATGCAAAGGGTCGTGGGTTCGAATCCCACTGTCTCCAAAAAGTAATGATAAAGTGGTAAAAAATGCATTTAGTTTATATACACGGTGCCAAGTCTACACCCAATAGTTTTAACTTTATTAGAAGTAAAATTACGGGTTTTAATGAAACTTTGATTTCATATCGTAGTTCGACAGGGTTTGTAAACAATGTAAAGCAAATGAAAGAAAAATTGAAAGATATTGATGAACCAATATTTTTCATCGGGCACAGTCTAGGTGGATTGTATGCGCTTCATTTGAAAGATGTATTAAAAGAAAAAGTTGCTGGGGCAATTACTCTAAGTACTCCGTACAATGGCAGCAACGTAGCACATATTTTAAAGTACTTTTCAATTTTAAAACCTCAACAATTGTTTATTGATATCACGCCGTATTCTTATCCAGTTATCAGAGGTAACGAAATAGTCATAGACGTACCCTGGACAAACATTGTGACCACAACAGGTCATAACGACCTAATGGGCGAAATAAATGATGGAGTCGTGTCGAAACGTTCCATGACCCATAGAGCCCAAGATATGAAGCTAGTAGAGGTTGACACGAACCACTATGAAGTGCTACAATACCCAGAGGTTATTGAGTTAGTAAAAAAAGAGATAGAGAAATGCTTGACCCAAATCAAGACGGCCTAACGCATATAAATGTTTATTCTAAAGGGAAAACGGCAATAGGCCAATTTCTATCGAACTTTGCTTATGCACCAATCGACCTAGAAGATGACGGCTATTTCGATAGCATTGAAGCTTATTGGTATTGGTTAGGAACAAATCACATTGAACGTGATACCTTAAGATACACACACGGTTTTGAAGCTAAAAAATTGGGTAGAGCTTTAAGTGCTAATGATTGGCACGAAAAAGATGTTGACTTTGTAAATAAAATTAAAGCTGCAATTACAGCAAAACTAATCAAGTATCCAAAAGTAGTAGAAGCGTTAAAGAAAGCAAATTTGCCACTAAAACACTATTATGTATACGGCGGCGTGAAAACTGTAGAACCAGAAGAAGGAAGATGGGTTTTAGAACACATCGAAAATCATAAAAATATCGAGGGGTAGGCAAGCGGTGAGCCGTCTGGTTTGGAACCAGGAAATTCGCGGGTTCGAATCCCGCTCTCTCGACCAATTTAAACGGGCAACTTTAGTGGTAGTCAGAGCCCTATAATCGCCAAACGGAAACAATACAATGATTACTATTTGCGCTATAAGTGACACTCACAACCAGTTGAACCAAATTAATTTGCCAGAGGCAGATGTATTGGTTCATGCTGGAGATATCACTATGGGCGGAAGTTACCGAGAGATACGCGACTTCAATGATGATTTAGAATCAATCAAGTTTAAATTTAAGCATATCGTAGTTATTCCTGGCAATCACGACCATATGTTTCAGGACTATCTTGAAACCGCTCGTGCCATGGTCACCAACGCCCATGTTTTAATTGACCAAGCAATTACTCTTGATGGAGTAAAATTTTACGGTAGCCCTTGGCAACCTTGGTTTTATGACTGGAGCTTCAATTTTCCAGAGTCCGATTTGGATACGGGGATTATTGCGGAAAAGAAATGGGCTGAGATTCCTGATAATACCGACGTTCTGATAACCCATGGTCCTGCGTACAAAATGTTAGACAAGGTTGCCAGAACGAGCAAGAAGAACATTCGTGACCCACATGTGGGTTGCCCTGAATTAGCGAAGAGAATTGCTATAGTTAAACCAAAACTTCATGTTTGCGGGCATATCCACGAAGGCTATGGTCGAGTGATAACAGACGAGACGGTATTTGTAAATGCAGCAATCTGCACTCTACAATATCAACCATTCAATGCGCCAGTGGTCATTGAAATTTAGAAGGACAAATATGAATATCAAACCAATTGGAGATAAAGTTCTCATTCAAGCAACGGCTGCTGAAACCGAATCTAAGGGTGGCGTTTTTTTGCCGGATACGGTTAAAAATACCAATCTTGAGGGTACAGTAATTTCAGTCGGCCCAGGTCGGCGACTTGTAAACGGCACTTTGGTTCCTATGGAAATCACAGTCGGCAGCAAGGTTTACTACGCCCCATTTTCTGGTAGCGAAGTAACGATTGATGGTAAGAAACTAATCATTCTTGCTGAAAAAGATATTTTAGCAGTAGCGGAATAAGGAAACGCAATAACAATGGGCATGTTCGATTCGTTTTACATTGGTGAAGAAGAAGTTCAAACTAAGCAATTAGGTTGTAGCTTAGATGAATGGCACCTTGGCGACACCGTAGATACCAACCGCATGGGGTGCGTTATTGTCGAAGACCGTCATACACAACGTGACAGTTCGCCTTCCAAAGGTGGCTTTGTAGGCTTCGTAATTTATCTGGGCATTTTTGTGGATTATCAAATCGCAGAAACAGAGCTTGAAGCATTTAATAAGGCAAACGAAATTCTTCAAGCTTATATTCAGGATGCGGTAAACCCTCGTTTGAATAAAGTATTGGATTTGTTAAAAGAAACCAATAGAGAGCTAGAAGTTTTACAACGGAAAAACAACATGGCACTAAAAGGTGTCGCCGATGTAGAACTATATCTTACTAATGGTTCCGAGAAAATTTTCGAAAATTCTTGGTTAACAAAAATGAGGTGGAAAAATCCACCGCCTATTACGGCCACAAGAGAAGAAAAGCTATCGTACATTTTACACCAGATTGTTGGTAATGTAGTAGCTAGCTTCCCATTATACAAGGCGTCTGAATGGAGACTAAATAAAGATGTTTAATCATCCCGACGTAGACTCTGCAACCGGACGAGTCTATTCAGGTTCGATGCCTGCCTTATCTATTAAAGAGTGTATGAAGATTGCTGAAGAACATGGAAAATTAGGCGATAACTTCAGTGGTTCTTTCAAGGGTATAACGATTGATGAATATGTTAAAATGCGTTTAAATCCTTGGCAAAAATCAGAGGTTGACAAACAGTAATAGTTCCTATATAATAGAAGCCCTATCAGGGGATGGGGAAGCTTGGTATCCCGCTTACCTCGGACGTAAGAGAACGTCGGTTCAAATCCGACTCCCCTGACCAAATATTTTATGAATACATACACATCACTTATCAACAATGCCCTAAAACATCTTTCAATTAAAGTTCTGAAAGAAGAGACTATTAGTACAGGTAAAAAACTCGTTCTTAACGTATCTCCTGGTAAGTATGACCTGAAAAACAAAGAAATTTTTCAGCAACTCAAGGACGAAGTTGAGATATATCTCGAAAATAAGCATATTCAAAAAATATTTCAAAATGCAAACATAATTGATTGGAAGCTCATTTGTGAATGAGCTAAGAAGATTAAATAAAGAACAACTAGAAGCGATAAATCAGCATTTTATTACTAATATAGCTCCGTTCTTAACGAATGGGCCATGGGAATTTAATCCTGAGAATGGAAACGTAGTAAATAACAAAGGCAAATTAGTTTGCGACTTAGGTAAAAATTCATCGCAAGAACGTGATTCGAACGGTGAACTAATAATGTTAAGCAGGTTGCTTATACCTCTATTACTAGACACTTTAAATTACGGACTACAAGATGAAAACAGTAATTAACCCAGGCACGTCAACAAGATATGAATATACTTGCGACAATTGTTTGAAAGTAATTCAAATTGACGGTTCTAGTAACAATATTGATTATATGCCTATAGAAATTGATTTTCCTTACGGTCATTCAAAGGATTCGTTTGACGAAAAAACTTATATTTGCAGCGATAGTTGTGTAATTAAATTTTTTCAAAAGTGTATTGACAAATACGGAGAGTTTAAAACAACTACATATGATTAACTCAATCATAACTAAATTAGGTGGTAATCAAGAACACACTTATATGTCCGTTAATTGGTACAATAAAGGCGGAAAACTTACATGTGAAGTGGAAGTGGAACATAAATTTGGAAGCGGTCCTGATTTAGGAACGGCTCTCCAAGATGCTTTGGACAAATATGAATGCAACCAAGGTATTGACAGCGAAGAAGATTAATGGTAAGATAAAAAAGGTTATGGTCCTGTAGCTCAAAGGAAGAGCATCCGCCTGTCGAGCGGAAGGTTGCGGTGTCAGAATCCGTCAGGACCGCCAAATAACGCTCATTGGTGTAATGGTAACACAGTAGATTGTCTATCTTCTGACGCGGGTTCGATTCCCGCATGGGTGACCAATTTAATAGGTATAAAATGAGTTTAAACAAAAGAGGTAGATGGCCTCTTACCGAAAGATACTATTCAATTTGCTCCCATCATAAAGTAACGAACCCGGATTGCAATACGTGCAAGTATGGCTCCTGGATTCCAGATTGGAAACATAATATAAGTCATGCGATTTTTAAATTGTTTCCAAATTTTTGGCGTTGGTATATGAATAAAACTTGACAAAATAATTAAATCAGAGTATAGTAGTAGAATGCAAATAAAATTCGCAGAAGCAAATGCCAAGACAGTCACCATGCTCAAATTGGTAGACTTAAAGCAAATTTTCGGGATGATTACCTACGGCGCAAAAGACAAAGAGGCCAAAGAAGCAATCGACCGAGCTATCGCAGTATTGAATGCTTACAGTGAAAATTATAAACATCATGAAGGTAACTTTACTGTGGCAGTAAAACCGATTCTTAGAAGCGAAGAAGTAAAAGAACCAATCGGTAAACGTAAATTGAAAGATTTTAAAAAATGAACCCAAATATATACATTGCAGAGCAACAATCGGAAATCATTTCAGAATCACTATGTGATTTAATGCCAGACCAATTCGTATCAGCATGGGAAGTTTATGACGCAGTAAACGCTGCAATTAAACTAGGTATTGTCCAGTTAGTATAAAGTAACCCCGTATTGCAAAATGGTATTGCGCTCGCCCGATTAGCGAGATTCCTAGGTTCGATTCCTAGTGCGGGGACCAATAACGGCTAGTAGCTTAGTGGGAAAGCAGTAGCTTGATAAGCTACCTAGAGCAGGTCCGATTCCTGCCTAGCCGACCAATTTCTTCAAAGAAGAGCAAATGAATACAATAATAACAAGTAAATGGGATGCACGTTTTATGGAAATCGCTGCAACCGTAGCAAATTGGAGCAAAGACCGTAGTCGTCAAGTAGGGTGTGTTATCGTCAGCCCGCAAAAAGATATTAAAGCCACTGGATATAATGGATTTCCGCGTGGCGTTAATGATGAACTTGAAGCGCGTCATGAACGTCCAGCCAAATATCTCTGGACCGAACACGCAGAGCGGAACGCAATCTATGCGGCTGCTCGTTTAGGTACGAGTCTTGAAAGTTGTACAATTTACATTCCTTGGTTTCCTTGTATGGATTGTGCTAGAGCAATTGTTCAATCAGGCATTGCTACAATAGTAGCTTATATGCCTGATATGAATGACCCTAAATGGGGACAAGATTTTATTACAGCAACTGAATTGCTTAAAGAAGCAAATGTTGAAGTGAGATATTTGGGCAAGTAGAGAACGGTATATCGCTAACGCTAAGAACGTTAGGTCTTTGTGGGTTCGAATCCCACCTTGCCCACCAAGTATTGCTTTTTTCACTTTTACATGGTATAATGATTACTATGAAAGACTCGGACATTACAAAGGCAGAAGAAATTGCTGGTCATCCGCTACGAGCAATCGAAGTTGACGGCAAAGTTGCCAAGCAAGTAATTGTATTGCGTAATAAGTATCCTAATGCAAACGGCGAACTGCAAAAGATAAGAACGGGTAAACTTGTGAGTCAAGGTGCCCATGCTTCTTTGTTAGGATATAAGTCGGCTTCAAACGATTACAATTGTGAAATCAACTTTGATAATCCCCCTGTTTTATCTGATAATTCTCAAGCTTTCGAAGCATGGGATGAAGGCGCGTTTACTAAAATAACTGTCTATGTAGAGACTGAAGAAGAATTAGTCGAAGTCTATGAAAATGCGCTAAAAGCTAATTTAATCGCCGTGATGATTACTGATTCGGGTAAGACAGAATTCAATGGCGTTCCTACAAAGACCGCAGTAGCAATTGGACCTGCTTGGGATTCATTGCTTAAACCTATTACAGGAAGTTTAAAGTTACTTTAATGAATAAACATTGTTCAGGCCCAGGTTGTGAAGAAAAGCGTTCCAACTGGTCAAACCCAGATGTATCACGGGGGATTCAAGTAATTGAAGTGCCCGAAGGATACGAAGGTCCTGCCTTTTGTTCTGTTGAATGCAGCATGTATTATAAAGCAGCACAATACCTTCAAGAGGGCATTGATGCTTTGACCCAAGGTAAAAGAGTACCTGTTGAAGAAGTATTTCAAAACCTTCGTGAAAAGCTTGACAAAAGTAATTAAATCGTATATAATACTTATAGGTTAACGAACCTGCCTCTCGTAAGCACTAATAAGTTAACCGTATGGCCTATTCTTCTAACGGCTAGGAAACTGGTTTTTCACATCAGTAACGAGGGTTCGATTCCCTCATAGGCTACCAATTTTAAAATTTTAATGTTGACCGAGGTGTTCTATTTATAGAACTTGGTTTAAGGTTGATACCAGATAGATTCTTTGTGTGCATCTGGAAATGCAATACATTGGGAACCATAGGTTCGAATCCTGTACATTAATAAATTACGCGCTGGTTAATGGTTAGTTCTACCGAATAAATAGGGCCTGTTGTTGAAATACAAATAGATGTTGATGTTCTGGAAAGCTGCAAAGTTTAAAGAAAAGAGTCGAAAAAGCCCCGCGTAACTTTTATGCGATTGTGATGTAATGGTAGCCTGTGACATTGCCAATGTTGAAGCCCGAGTTCGATTCTCGGCAATCGCACCAATTTAGATAAAGGTTGTACAATGAATGTAAGGTCTGAAGAATATGTAAACATTAGTTTGAAAAAATTAACTACTTTTATTGTATTTTTTTTAACTGGTGGTGCAATATTTTTTCTCGTTTTGTGTAGTCTTTTTGGATTAACGATTGCTAATCAAAAAAGACAATTAAATGATTTACATACCTTAGCTTTAAGTCAAGGTTTAGTCATTCAAAATATGAGCGCTTTGTTTGATAAACAACAAATTATTTTAAACAAATTATCATTTATTAGTATTAGTGCAGATAAAGCGGCTTCTAAAGCAAATGATGCTGTATATGCTGCTCAAACAGCAGTAAAAAATTCTGATTCAGATAAAACCGTTGTAAGATTAGTAAAAATTCCTGGAAGCGTCCAAATTCCTGTTCAAACTAAATCGGTAATCTTAAAAGTAAAGCAGCATTCTTTCGCTCATGCAACCATTTCTAAAAATATAGTAAGACAAGCACCGAAGGCTACTCCGACACCTACGCCTTGTAATCGTATACACGCATTATTTAGTAAGTGCTAAGGTATTGACAAACTAAACGAATTGTGCTATAATAATCATGAAAACTAAATAAATATGCGGGTTTGTTGTTAGTGGTAGCAAAACTGCCTTCCAAGCAGATGGTGCGAGTTCGATTCTCGCAACCCGCTCCAATTTTTGAAAAGTCTCATTACTTTGTTTTGAGACTTTTACTTTTGTAGAAATAAAATAATATGATAAAATCAAAGCTAGATAAATTAGGTAAAACGTTTGGTATACCAAATTTTTTATGGCTCTTAACCTATGTGTGCGTTTTTGGCGCGGCTGGAATCGGCTCTTTAATCTCTCATGATTTAAAAGGTTTTATCATAGGTATTGTTGTTGGTTTTGGCTTGGCAATAACTAGTGCTGTTATGCTGGCTGGAACATTGCTCTAAAAAATTTATCATAGGAGTTCCCACGAATGCTTTTCGATTTAAATGCTTATAATTTAAAATATCAAATTAAAATCCCGCAAAGAATGTCTGATTCGCCTATATTGTATCATGTAAATATAGATAATATAAAAGACCAATTGATAGAAGACGTTAAGAATAATTTTTTTGATAATGCACCATCAGTTACAGGAAATAGTGGTTGTAATACAGGCAAAGCAAGACGGCGTAATTTTAAACTAACTCATATCACCTTTGCTCCCATCCAAAGAGTTGAAGAACTTTCAATCACTGAACAAGATTTAGCCAAGGAATTTCTTTTAATGCCATTTCATCATAAACTCCATGATTTGGATACAGACGAAATAGTATTTGATGATGGGAAAGAAATTTTTAATACCCTTGAAGAAGCCCAAGGTTTTGTAAAGACTTATATGCAAAAAGAAATGGGAACCTTGATGGGCAAAATTGAGAAGCATTATCACCTAATAAAACAGGTGGCGATTTAGCTTCTTAGGTCTTGACTTTCGTCCTTTTTTGGTTTATAATCAAAGAGTAGACAAAAAAGGACACAAATCACATGATTAGAATGAACCCTTTGTACAGGACAGATTCGTACAAGATTTCCCACCCCCGCATGTACCCCGATGGTGTAACCGAATTGATGACCTACACGGAATCGCGCGGAACAGACGCTAGCAATGGTAAAGTCGAAGCAGATATTACTTGGCTAGGTTTCCAGATGTTCGCTAAAGAACTAGCCGACATTACTGTTACGCATGAGGACAATGAAGAAGCACGAGACTTCTATAAAGAACACTTCCTAGGCGCGGACATTTTCCCCTACGAAGATATTAAGTACATGATTGAAAAGTACGACGGTAAGATTCCGGCACTTATTCGCTCTGTACCCGAAGGTCTAACGGTCCCTAGCCACAATGTAATGGCTACTGTACGCTCAACAGACGAACGTTTGTTCTGGATGACTTCCTTCCTTGAAACCATGCAGCTTCGCGCTTCGTGGTATGGTGCATCGTTCGCAACGAACGATATGGAAATTGCCACAATAATTTACAAATACCTGTTGCTCACTTCGGATGCGCCCGACGCTCTTTACCCTTCGCGTAACCACGACTTCGGTGCCCGAGGTTCAACGAGTAGCGAATCGGCGGCAATCGGTGGTGCAGTTCACACGTTAATCTCTGGTGGTAGTGATACGGTTGAAGGTATCGCCTATGCGAAGAAAATGTATGGATACTCCGGTATGCCTGCCTTTTCAATCCCGGCCTCGGAACACAGTGTGACAACGGCACATGGTAAGGCGCTTGAGCATCTTATCGTTAACAAATCGTTGACACGTTTCCCAGGCGCTCCACTGGTTGCGAATGTTATTGATTCCTACGATATGATGAACTTTGTGAACAATATCATTGGCGTTCAATACAAGCAGGATATTATTGATTCAGGCAAATTATTTGTCCTGCGTCCTGATAGCGGAGACGCGGTAGTCAATGTAGTAATGATTCTACAATCTCTTGAAAAGAGCTTTGGCGTAACGGTCAATGGTAAGGGTTACAAGGTTTTAAACCATGTTGCAGTAATCAATGGTGACGGTAACGACGTAATTCTAATTGAAAAGATTTGTAAGGCAGTTATGGCCGCAGGCTTTGCTCTAGATAACGTGGCCTTCGGTACAGGTGGTGGTCTTCACCAAAAGGTAAACCGCGATACCTATCGCTGGGCAACGAAGCTTTGCCTTGCAAAAATTAATGGTATCTACGTCCCAATTCAGAAGGACCCTATCACTGACCCAGGTAAGAAGTCACGCGGCGGCGACCTTGACCTTGTGGAAGACAAAAATGGTTTCACTGGTCGAAATGATGGCTACACAACAATCGACCGTTTGAATCTTGATGACCCGCTATGCCACGCGCCAAGCGTTTTGGAAACGACATACTTTAATGGAACAAATCCAGTGACGTACACTTTCGAGCAGATTCGCGAACGTACATTCGCAACGATTAAAGAAAAAGCGCAAACCATGGTAATTTAAATGAAGATGTTTCAAGCTTTCTTAATAAAGAAATAGCATATTCCAGTAGTAAATTAGATGAAGAAAAAGTTAGAATAATTTGTTCTTCACACGATAATATAAATTCATTAGCCACTAAGTTTAACGCAAGTACAACCACAATAAGAAAGGTTTTAAATTTAAAAACATGGAAGCACGTACAATAACCAGACCTTTTGACCTAGCTTTAATTGTTGGAAGAATGCAAAGTTTTCACATTGGTCATGAACATTTGGTTAACACCGCTTTGAGCGTTGCAGATAGAGTTTTGATTCTTCTTGGCTCTTCACAAGAATATGGAACTATTAAAAATCCATATTCTGTTATAACAAGGCAAAATATGATTAAAAGTGTTTTTCCTGGTGATGAAGTTATGGTTAGTGCTTTATCTGATATAGACGGTTCGACTGTAAATAACGAATGGGGACAGCATGTGCTGAATTCTGTTAAACAAATAACTAGAAAAAGCCCTGATGTTTATATTTATGGTTTTGAACCTAAAAACCAAAATTGGTTTAAAGCTTCCGAACCCTTAATAAATTCAACTAAACATATGACTGAAATTATTGTGGCAAGAGAAAAATATCCAATTAGTGCCACCTTTATGCGTCAGTTTTTGTGGGATGATGATTATGAATCTTGGGCAAAATTTACTAATCCAAAATTACATAAATATTATGATAAATTCCGTGCTGAATTAATGCAGGCACCAGGACTTGCAGATGCGGTTCGATTAGCAAAACCTCGTCGTCCTTGGACAGCAGGGCCAACAGCACATCCTATGGATGTAAAAGTCTAATGGGATACGAGCTTTATAACTCTGTAGGTTATGGATGCGTCATCAAAGTTGCTCAATGGCAATATGAAGAAAAAGATGCAGGCGAAGATATGGAAATTCAAAATATTGGCTGCAACATGACTGGTAAAGATAAAGGCAATGCCTTAGTTATTCGAGATAGTATAACTAGGTGGGAAGAAAATAATCCGCAATTTTTAGTAAAAATTCCAATTCTTTCAGATGAAGAAAAAGAGAACTGGGATTCTAAAATGAAAAAGTGGTGTGAAGATAACAATGTTGATTTTGAACCACCTACTTGGATGATAATGAACTGGTTAGGATAAAAAAACAAGTCTTCGTAGACTATCATTGTAAATATGGGGGCTATTTTCATGAAATTTAATTTTAAAGACTTTTTCCAGAGCATTATTGCTTTGATAGCATTTTTATTTCCACCGAAGGTTAAACCTTCACCAGTGATTACACCTAACGCTCCACCAGGGACACCTCCAATTATGAAAATTCAACTAGCAGATATTATCAAATCTTACAATGCGGCTTATAAAGCTATGTATCCCTTGATTGGTGGTACCGTTGTTAACGCCGAAATCCATGCTATTGATGATGCAACGAGAATTAAGGTTGCTAATTTAATCGAATCAGAAGCTAAGAAGGTTAATGATGATAATTTAGATTCTACCTATTTAGCTTCTTGCATTATGCAAGAGTCACGTTTTGACCCTAATTGTTATAATCATAATTTGGGTCATGATAATCCTACTCCTAATTTTGAACATACCGATTGGGGCATGTGTCAAATGGCTGGAACATATCTACCTGCAAAACCTGGAATGCCTGTTAAGCCTAAAGAAGAAACTATGGTTCCAACTTGGAAAAACACAATGGCAACATTAGCTTGTACACCAGAATGGGCCGTTGCAAATATGGCAAAAATCATGGTTGGGAATTTAGCAGCAGCTAAAAAGCATTTGCAAGATGATGAAAAACTTCGCACAAATACTCGCAGTTTGAACAACACGTCATTAACAGATGCACAGTTTTTAGCAACGCTTTATTATAATCGTGGTATGGCGGATGATGAAGTAAAACAAGTTGGTGGACGCTATTATGTGAAACACTTGGTAATGGATAGAATTAAACATCCATTTAGAGTCGGCAATTGGTACAAGACGTTTTCCGAAATGCTTAATGGTCAACCACCATCGAAGGCAATTGCATCGGGATATGATGAATGTTTTGCAGATTACGACTTACACCCAGGTAGATAAGCTCTCAGGAGGGCCACAGTTGGCCCTTGCTTGCCTTTCAGCAGTAATTAACCATGGTTACTGCCGAAGAACCTATTGACATAATATTATACTGAATTAATTACATAGTAAGGTGTCAAAAAATTACATAAGTTTACCCTTGACATACTATATGAAATGTAGTATAATGCATTTACAGGTCCTGTGAAGTCTGGACCAACTCTCCCAGAGTTATTAGGGTGCGAAGATAGGAACTGTTGCAACAGAGTCTAAGGGTGAGCGCTCACTTTCTTTGTAAATATACTTATCGGGTTAGAAGCTAAATTGGCGTAGCATCGCGCTCTTAACGCGACAACAGCGAGTTCGAACCTCGCCTAACCCACCAAATATGTCCCAGTAATGGCACTGCCTTCTAAGCAGTTTAGCGCATAATGGAATAGATGCAGGTTCGAGTCCTGCCTGGGACACCAATTTAAATAAGACCGCTATAAAAGCGGTCTTTTTCTTTATCTTGACAGGTAATTGATTATGTGATATAGTTAATTTATTCACTAACGCTTGCCCAAGAATGAGTAATGAAAAAGTATTCCAAGGAATTTCAACAAAATTTAGTTTGGTTGTATCACGCAACAGGTAATAATAAATACTTATCTCAATTACTTCAGATTAACCAGCCATACTTTCATAAAATGGCTGGAAGAGAACATAAGGTTTTCAGTAAGCGTGTTGAATTTGAAGATTTAGTACAAGAGTGCAATATTGGTTTTATTGTAGCTGTTAAAAAATTTGATTTTGACAAAGATGTTCATCCTTTGACGTATGCCACTCTCTGGATGAAAACTAAAATGTTCGAAAGATATTGTACGACTTTTCCGGTTCATGTCCCAACTCATATTGTCAGAGCCTATAAATACAACGTAGCTAATAAAGAAAAAATGATAGAACAAGTCGGGAATATTTTGAAAGAATCTTCCTTGGACGTTAATCACCCAGATGGTAAGAGCAAAGATTTAAAGACTATCGAGCCAAATCGCGATTATACTTACGACACAGTTGAGCGTAATCTAATTTCTCCTACAATTACACAAGCGCTTGAGAAATTGACGCTCATCGAACGGGAAGTTTTTGAATTGAAATCGGGTTATATCACGGCAAGTACTTTCAAAGACTCTGAAATCCGAGAGGACTTCAACGAGCCGAATCCAGAGAAAATTTATAGGAGCGCCAAGCGCAAGCTGAAAAAAGAACTTAAGAGTTATTCTTATTGCTAAAGATTCCTATGACAAGTAATAAATTATCTAATATAAGAATGGTAAGATGATGAATTCACTCCAGGTTGAATCACGAGACGTTAATTTAAATCGGGCAAAAAAGCATCGCCATCGTCAAAATCAAATCAATAAGATTCTTGAACGTGACGGGGATAAGTGTTGGCTCTGTAATCGCAATTTAAACGGTGATTATAGCTTGGACCACGTAATCCCCTACTCGGACGGTGGCAAGAAAGTTTTGGAGAATCTACGCCTCGCACATACACGTTGTAATAATACACGTTATAATCCGACGCACATAGAGCTTAATGAGATTTATTCTCAAATCAAGGATGGCTCGTATACTTATTACGAGGAGTTCTTGACAGAACTACTTTAATCGAGTATAATACTTATCTGTTGGGCAGAGGATAAGGGAAGTTCGATTCTTCTCGGTCACCCCATTATATGGTGGCATCTGGTGATTATCAACATAGTGAAGATTGTTTCAATACAATCAGTGGTGAGCGTTACCCACCTGCCCAGTTTTATGTCCCTATAGCATAATGCGGCTGTAGTTCAAAAGGATAGAGCAAGAGTTTCCTAAACTCTAAGTTGCTGGTTCGAGCCCAGCTAGCCGCTCCAATTTTAAGTAATCATTTCGATTAATTTGTAAAATAAAAACCTGGTTCGAATCTGGGTAGGGACAAAATGATTGTAAAAGAACATGAATTAGCAAAACGTGTTTTTCATATAGACTTAATTCATGATAACGAATTAGCAAGATATGAAAAACACATAGAATCTTTGGTGACTTACGTATCTCGTGTAAATATGTACGTTCCTTCCGAAGGTATTCACATAAGCCATATTTTAGAAGGTCAAGATTTTTTAATCCCCATGTCTGACGATTTCGTTTTTAGCAAAAATAAAGAAGTTAAAAAAAGAAATTTGACAAGGTTAATTATAAAAGTTATAGAATGCACTCTTAGTACCAACGGAGAAAAAGAAAATAAATTGGTATCTTCTAATTTGCATTTGCCAGAAAATATTGACCAAATATTAAATGAAATTGCTAACAAAAAAATTCCTAAGCGTGGCATAAGTACGCTACTTATGAATCAAAAAACGTATAATTTGCATTTTTCTAATTCTGAATTTAAAGATAAAGTTTTCATAGAACCTTTAGTGGCAAAAAGTATTTTCTATGCATTAGATAAACCAGAATATATAGGAGTCATTCCTTGCCGAGAAAATACTTATGGTATGGCTACAGTACATTATCGCGGAATACATAAAGTCAAAATAAAAGAAAAACGTGTTTAATTTCACAAAAATCAGGGTATGACGAATATATATCTTTGAAAGAATTATATCTAATGGAAATTATCAAATTACTATACATTATATTCATGGTCGCCTGGCTACTTATTCTGGGTTTTAATAGCCCCGGACCAATAGTTGCTCGTGGTGGAAGCTTTGTTCCGTGGGTTGTGGCTTTGCTACTAGGACTTAAATTGTTTGGATTTCACACCTAGTATTGACAAAAACGTGTAAATAGCATACAATATATTTGAATAGTTTTCCAAGCTTCTTAATTAGGAAACATCTGGCCTGACATGAATAGAGTCTTTCCCGGTCAGGGAATAATTGAAAGACCTAGAGAAGCACAATATCTGCCTGTAGCTCAACTGGATAGAGCGCCTGACTACGAATCAGGAGGTTTTGTGGGTTCAAATCCCTCCAGGCAGACCAATTTAAAAGGCGGCTAAGGTCGCCTTTTCTTGTCTAAGGAATTAAAAATGAGTTTATTACAAATTGATGCAGCAGGATTTAATGAAGCAATTAAATCCGAATCTCCAGTGTTAGTAAAGCTTTTTGCAACATGGTGCGGCCCATGTAAAATGTTGACTCCAGTTGTAGAAAAGGTTGCTGATGAAATAAAAGGTGTTGCTTTTGTTGAATTAGATATTGACAAATCGCCAGAAATTCCAACCCAACTTCATATCTCTGGTGTTCCAACAATGATTATGTTCAAAAATGGAACAGAACTAGGAAGACTGGTTGGTTATAATAATGAAGAGGCTGTAAAAGAATTTGTCACAAAGTACTCTTAAGTTTCGCAAATCAAAAAAGACACGTTGGCAAAGTCATATTTGGTATCTTTATTTTGATAATCAAAAAACTAATTATCGTATATTTGAATATTGTTCATACGATTATCACACAGAAGATTTTCGCTTCTACACTGGCAACTATATGATTGATATGTCAGATAATCTTGTCGAATTAAAGAGAATGGCTTTTGATAAATTTGTTGAAGATTACGGCTTGAATGCTTGACAAATCTGATTAGATAGCGTATAATACTTTTACCGAATAGAGAACAACTCCTTGATAAGAATCCTCTATACGGAAACACGGGGCCGAGCAGTTTCGACTGGGATAGCGAGTCTTCGCAGGACAGGTAGTGTTGGTCAGGCACTATAAAGGACCAAATTGCTTAATTGCAGACAACATCACAGTAGCAAGCTTCAATTCCTTCATGGCAAACGAGGCCGTAGCTGCTTAATCCTCTCTTCTCCGTAGAGTAATACGGGGTAGGGCTCCCTCGGGGGCCTAGCGTTTCAGTGCGCCCTTACTGAATATCCTCCGGTAACATCCGAGTAGGCTGCTTGTATCATCCCGGCAGTTTAAATAACGGCACATGATTTGGGCTACCAACCAATAGTAGACGCGAAGCTGAAGACTTCAAGCCAATTCCTATGAGGACAAAGTAGGAAAACCTGTAAAATCTTGTAAGGTAAACGTTTCAGGACACGAGGAGCGTCACCTCGTCGGCTCCACCATTTAGAAAAGAGCCTCGAAAGAGGTTCTTTTTCTTTTGCTTCTCTTGACAGTATGTGATATAATAGATTCATGAAGTATCGCAAGAGGCCAGTAGTAATTGATGCCGTCCAATTCACCGGAAATAATAAAGCCGAAGTCACTAAATTCTTCAACGAAGCGCTTCCAGAGGAAACCATTGGATTCAATGTTCACAATATTATCATCCCAACCCTAGAAGGCAATATGACCGCTTCCATTGGTGATTATATCATCAGAGGAATCAGGGGAGAGTACTACCCTTGCAAACCTGATATTTTTTATGCTACCTACGAAATAGTTGACAAAACACTTTAAAAATGGTAAACTAATACATGTCTGAAAGAATCACCCCGCAAATAACAGAATATACTTACAAGCAAGGTGACATAGTTGCTTACTTTTTAAGTGTACCTGAAGGCAAACTTGAAGGCACCGGAAGAATCGTTGGAGTAGCAACGAACCCGCTACCAATTTTGGGTGCAATTTTTATGGTCGAAGACCCTGAGAATTTTCCCAATAGCGTCTATCCATATACGACCATTCCGATGCAAGAATCTGCTTTAGAATATCTTTATCACGTAGAAGATGAATATTTGATAATAACCACTTCATATGGTGATGAAATTAATAGATTCGGAAACAATTACAAAGCAGCAAAAGAAGCTTTAAAGTCTTGGCAAGAAATTACACCTAAAGTATGGTGTGCAACAGCTAGAATCATGAACCACAATAACGTGGAGAAAGAACTAAATTGAAAGCATTAAAACGTTCCCTAGAGTGGAAGGGTCCTATCAAGAACCAGAAGAACAAAGATGGTAGCGACTTGGTAATTACCCCTTACAGCCGTCGTACATCTTTGCAAATTCACGTCAAAGGATACACTAAAGATGGTGTCCTCGTTCAAGCTCGTTATGGCAACGGCGACGAAACTCTTTTCGTAAACCTTGGTTTCTCCCGTCGCTCCAAGGAAGATATTGTCGGTCAAGCTCGCTTGATTCATGATATGTTCATGCTATCCCCGAAGATGGACGACGAGATTTTGGTGACAAAGGCCGCGTAAGATGACGCCTAAAGAAGTTTGCGATATTTTAAGTAAAATAAAATATAGCGACTGGAATTTGTACCTTGGCGATGACAATGGGCGTATGTACCTTCAAGTCCAGTTTTGGGAAGAAGACCTGGCAAACCCTGATAACGGTTTGCAACTTCAAAAAAGCAGAAAGTGGATGCTTTCACCTCACATGGTTCCAAATGAAATAGTGCGAACGGCTTATAAAGCGATAAAAACAGCCGTCGCACATGAGGTTGACGAAAGATTCACCTATATGGGTGCTTCGATTTATAACCCACATATTTCAGCGGATGCCTTAGTCGAAGCATCAAAGCATATCGAAGTTAGAAAATGAGAAATTAAGCTTTACTTTAAACGAGTAAAGCTATTTCTTTTTATACCAATGATACTGAAAATGGTTAAATTGCTTACTTATAATTGAATGCCATACTTTTGTGGTGGGAGATTATAATGACAATTTTTACGGTCGTATTCGTTAATTATTACAATGGTAATCGCTTGCCCGATGGTTTGAGGGTCAACGTATACCCAACAGGGGTTACTCCGTCATCCACAAATTTAATAGATAGTGCAATCATTGGTAATTTCCCTAGCTCACCAGGAGTAGGCCAAGCAACATTTTCTCAATTATATGGCGACACGGCCTATCAAATTCAATTTATCGGTGTCAATCCTCCAACGGGTTCGCACTACATGACAATTAACGAGAACACCCTGTTGACTGTCCCTATTTTTTATGGACCAGCAAGTGTTCCTTCGATTTATGCAAATTCAACTGATTATGTTAGTTTAGTTGCGCCAAACAGTTTTGTTAACATTCCGGTAACTAACGCTTCTATTTTCAATGTAGATTCTTATGTTATATTCTCTGGTACAACCGGAGTTTTCATCGGTGTATTAGCAACAAAAAATATCGTTACTAATAGCATCGGTGTAGTTGTCACAGATTTGTTGGTCGGAAACGTTGGCGACATTGTTCAGCCAAACGCATTTGTGAGTCAATTCGCGCCAAATGATTTCAAAGGTATCCAAGGTATTCCTGGTGCGAACGGCAATGGTTCAACTTTAACATTACCAGGAAGTGCGGTCACCGTTAATTCCGTTGGTCAAACAGTTAATTTAAATGTTATCAATGGTGCCGCTTTCCCTAATGGAACCAATGCAATTGTCTCAGACAATACAAATTATTTCACTACTTTAATTACATCGGGTGGTACGACTAATTCACTAACTGGTATCACGACTTCTATATCCGCTTCGGCCACACTTGCAGGTGGAGCTTTTGTAAGCTTTGCTGGGCCTGCTGGAATCCAGGGTATTCAAGGATTAAAGGGCGACCAAGGACTGAAAGGTGACCAAGGCATTCAAGGCATACAAGGTTTTGGTAGCACATTAACAACTGCAACCTTTACTTGCCCTGCAACTGGTTCGATAGCATCTTTAAGTGTTATTAATAATTCGGCTTTCCCTATAAATAGTTTTTTGCTAGCCACCGATGGTGTTTCATCAACTATTATGGGACAAATTACCACAACAAGTGGCGTTAGCGGTTTAACTTTTAATGTTCTTCAAAGTACTGTTGGAAATATTTTAAATGCTGGCTCAGTTGTTACCTTTAGTGGTCCAGTAGGTGCCCCTTCGTTAGTTCCAGGACCAAAAGGCGATATAGGATTAAAAGGGGATACAGGGATTCCAGGACATGGCTCAACTCTTATTACACAACCAATTGTTATTTATCCGGTTGGAACTTTGATTCCTGTCTTCGTAAAAGACACGCTTGCATTTCCACCTCTTAGCTTTGTATTAATATCAGATGGAGTCTATTCACTTACTGGTCAAGTTACTGCTTCAAGCATTTCTCAAAACCAATTATCTGTTCGAATTAATACAATAAACAATGGTGTAGCTGGCCTTACAATTCAGAATGGCGCAACGGTTACTTATAGCGGGCCACCAGGACCAGCAGGTACCACGCGAATTGGTGATTTTGGCACAGTTATTTTTAAAGATATTCCAATTAACCCACCAATCACATTCAATTCAGCAGCTTCAGCCATTTCGACAATTGGCACTTTGGTTTTCCAATTGCCAAATAATCAAGCAATTCAATATCGTGTCGTTGCAGAATTCGCTGGTAATGTCATTACCAATCAAACTTTGTTAACCGTTCCAAGTATTGCTTATGTAGGTATTACTTCAACTGCTTCAAAAGGCGCTATTAATACAGCTTCTACATTTGCTGGATATACAGAGCCAGTTCAAGCAGGTCCCGTAATTAATACGCCGAATGTAATTGCCGATGGTGGCTTTATTGTTAATTCACCAACAAAATTCAATGCAAATTCAAATTCGGTTGTCAAGTATGTTGGAACATTTAATTCAGGTATTCAATTAGACTTCACGGTTGTGGCTATGGCCTTGCAACCACACACTACTTTTTACGTTCAGGGTCTGTTGACCGTAACTTGCTATCCGCTTTATGCCTAAAAGGTGAATAAATGTACACATTAGTTTTCCAAGATTATTACACTGATTTACCCTCGATTATTGATGGTTCAGTAGCATCTGTATACCTTCTACCAGATAATATTTTAATAGATACGAAAACAGTTATTAATAGTCAAATAAATAGTTCAAATCTTTTAGTTGGAAAAAAATATAAAATTACTTTTTCAGGCCCCAATGTACCAACTGGTACATATTATTTCGGAGTTAATTATGACGGTAATCTTATTATTACTGTTGCAGTTGAGTTAAATCCTATTTTAATTTCTGGTAATAATGTAAATAGTGCTAGTCCTATGAAAAGTTATGATTCCGTTTACATAACTTCGGATACTGTTTTCAATCTGGGCGTACAGAATAATTTATCTGGAGGATACATTTTACCTAATTTAGCTTCAACAAATCTATTTTGGGATGCAACAAAAGGTTATTTAGAATTCAATATACCAACTCTTCCAACTGGTGCAACACATTGGTTATTGACTGTCGAAGCTCAAATTCGGGGGAATATGACTGTACCCGCATCGCTTGCTCAATTTTTTATCACTGTAATAACTGATGGTCAAGTAGCACCTTTATCAGTATCTGATGCTACTCCTATTGCTTCCACTTTTAGTGGTTTAACTAATGGAACAGATTTGGTCTTTCATTCAAGAGATAAAGTTTTAACTGCACAAGCTCAAAAAATTGCCTTTATTTTACGTGCAATTAATATTGATTTCAATAGTATAATCGCAAATGGTGGAATTGCGATTCAAGCTAGCCTTGAAACAATTGTTAGCCCTGGACAACTTGCCTAAAACACTTGACAAAAGTAATTTAATGTACTATAATGTAAATGCGAGCGGGCGGTTTAGTATCGCGTGAGTCTCATAAGCTCATCTAACTGGCGCAAATCCACGGCTTCGCAACCATTTCAAAAGGCTTCTTAATTTATTAAGAGGTCTTTTTAGTTGACTAAAACTTCTTTTTGTGGTAATATAAACGGGATATGCCAGAAACAGATAACCCTATCGACCTAACCATTTCTATCGCCAAGACCTGTGGTACATGTGAACATTACCGCAATAGTCGTGACGCTTATCTTGGTAAAGAGTATGTAGAGTTAACAGAGCGTTTTAAAGACGTTCCGCAAAGCGAAGGCGTCTTTGGTGGATATTGTCTTCAGGCTGAAAAAATCAGGCTTACGTCGCGTTTAAGTGTTTGCGGCGGTTGGTCTTTAACTAAAAATAAATCGCGCATTGGCACTATTCGCAAGAGAATGTGCCAACATGAATGGGTTTTAAGTTGTACGAAAAAAAGCGTGGTTCAGAAAAGTACGGATGGCGACAACCCATATCACAATGTGGTAAGACACGCATTTTTAACTATCAATCTCGCTTGGTTATGTAAATTCTGTTATACTTTTGGACCTTATACTTATAATGAAACTCGGGCAAACCGATATATTATTTATTTGTCAAAAACAGTCGCTGAAGCGATGGCAATCTCAACAATACGGGCTTCTGGGGGGCGTAGAGTATTTCCAGATGCTTTTGAAATGATACCAGAAGATAAGAACCCTGACTACTACGATTTGGCTGATAATTGGTTCACAAAACTTAAGATAAATCGACCAGTGCCAGAAGGTTTCATTATCAAAGATTCTTGGTCAACGTAAAAAAATACTAATAATTGAGTACATTATAATGTAAGCTTTTATTCCACCGAGGGCATTATCATGTATACATTGATTTTTAAAGATATTTACACTGATGCAAGCATCATTGCTGACGGAGCAACTGCATCTATTTATTCTGCTATTGATAATTCTTTGGTTGATACGCCGACTGTCAACAAGGGTCGAATAAAGACAAGCGCTATCAATGTTGGCAATAATTACAATGTTAGCTTTTCCGCTAGTGGCCCCCTTTATCATTTTCGAGTAGAATATGGTGGCGAATTTAATATTGTTGTAGCTGTTTATAATCCTTTACCTGCTGTCACAAGTGGCGGTGGCGGCGGCGGTGGTGGTAGTACTTTGCCAATTTTAACAACTGCCAATTTTAGGGAACCAAACATAGGTCTAAATCAGATTTTACATGTATCTGATGCATCAGAATTTTTACCAGGTTCCGTTTTGGCTGTTGACGACGGAACTGACACTGTTGTTGTTCAAATTGATTCTATTAGTGGTAATGTTTTATCGGTTCATGGCGTAGACACTAATGCTGGTAATAGTGCTAGCGTCGGAAGTGTAATGAGTCCAGGGGCCAAGGTTACTTTTGGCAGCGTTCCTCTCGGGCAAACTGCTACACAAATTACAGGTATTGTTAATCAAAGGGTGGGTGTCTCTGTTACCAATTCGGTTGCTTCTATTGTACCAGGTGCAATTTCCAGTTATATTGGAGCCAATCCAAGCACGGGTTATCAGTATTATGATTTAATTTCAATTTTGGATGACCCGGCTTCGCGAACCGCTATTACTTTAGTTAATGGTCAAAATACTTTGACAGGCGGTACATTAATAGCTGGTTTATTTAGCAATACATTATGCACATATAACCCTTCAACCGGATTACTAACAGTACCTGTAAATTCTCTTATTCCAGCACTAACAAATTTTGATTTTTGGATTGTAGAATTAGAAGCGCAAATCTTTATTTCTCCAGGTACTTTAAATAATAAGAATGAACTTTTATTAAACCCAGCATCGGACACGGCTTATCTTTCGCCTTCGGTATATGCACCTTCGGGTAATTTTAATGTTTCTACCACCAGCGCTGTTACTCAACCTGGCCTTCTTGCAAACGACGTAATGTTTATTGCAAAGGCAGGAGCTTACATACCAAATAAAACTACCCAAACAGTTAGCTTTTATTTAACTTATAATGAAGACAATATTGCTGGTGCCTATTTTAGAGGCATTTCTAATATCATTGTTAAAGTCATACCACATGCTTATCAATCGGGAATTACTCCTTAATGTCATTGACATTTTTAATGAAATCGACTATAATACATTTGTGAGGTACACGCTAGTATCAGTGTAGATAAAATTATATTGGAAAGTATCCCGATATAGCTCAATAGTATAGAGCATTTCGCTTCGAACGAAAAGGTTAAGAGTTAGAGTCTCTTTATCGGGTCCATTTTTACCCTTTAAATGTTACAACAAGCAAAGGGTTGACAACCTACTTAATAGATGCTATACTAATGGAGTCCAAGAGCACTTTAGCGATGGGCACCCTTAAAAGAAAGAAACAACGATGAATTCGCAGCAGTTCTTTAATCAGGAACAAAATTATAACAAGCAGCAACAAGCTGCATTGTTTAATTCGCTATGCGAATTGGGTCTGAACGTGTAAGTAGCATATCAAGCTTCGGCTCTCTGCAAATCACACTTCAAGGCCCGCAAGGGTCTTTTTTATTGGGAAAAATTTGGGCAGGTGACAGAATGGCTAATGTACCCGGCTGTAACCCGGCAATCGCTCTTGTAGCGTAGAGGTTCGACTCCTCTCTTGCCCACCAAATACTATTAAGAAAGTAGGCTATATGCATTATGGAAAAGGAAGTGAAAATCACCGTCATTAAATTCAAATGGCGTATTTCAAAAAAAGGTAACCTTCGTCAAGCTTGGAAAAGCAAAAAACTAAAACATACATAATGATGGAGCGTAGCATACGGATGCCGTCTATAGGGCAGAAGGCTAATGCGCTGCTTCGCGAGCAGAGAAGCGGGTTCGACACCTAGCCGCTCCAGAAAATAATTCAAATGTATTCCCGAGTAGCATGAAGGTCGTGCAGGCCCCTGTTAAGGGCAAGGAGGTGTTTCGATTACACCCTCGGGAGCCAATTTTTAAATCAAATCTGTTTCTTCTTCTTTCTATTAGAGCATGAAACACAGTTTTTAGAACTTTTATAAATTTTAACTCCACATTCGCAAAATTTAATTTTAACTAATTTTTCTTTTCTTTTTACATTTTTTCCACAATAAGTATCAGTTTGCGAATGACAATTGGGACATAATAAACGTAAATTTTCCAAACGATAATCAGTATTTATTCCGTTAATATGGTCCAATTGTAAAGTTAATGACTTATTATCCCAATCAGATATTTTACAATTATAACATTGATAAACCCAGTGACCTTCTTTGACTAATTTATTTCTAACCGTAGAAGATTTTAAATTGGGCGCGTACTCGACTAATTGTTCTAATATAGGTTTTACATTTAATTGATTTCCTTTCTTGAATCTAAAATTATTTTGAGTTTCCCAATGAGAAGTATCAATATTTAACCTTTTTAGCCTTTCTCTAAGACTTTTATAATTCATTGTTTTTAAATTTAAAATTTCCAACATTTGTTTCATATATTTAGATTGTCTGGCCGCGTCAATATATTCTTCGTCAGTTCGTTTGGTAGCCACGTTTGACTCCTTAAGCAAAGTGTGTTACCATAATAATAGTAAATTGAGTTAATAAAATAACATACTTGGCCTATTCGTCTACTAGTTAGGACAACTGTCTTTCGAACAGTGAAAGTCGGGGCAGAACCGACATAGGCCACCAAAAAGATTAAAATGCAATACAAAACTAACTTAAGCGGCAAGGCATGGCAGCGATTTCACAGATTAGTAAAATGCTCTACCTGCAATCCAAAGTTGAGAAAATTCAACAAAGCGCGTTCAAACAAGAATGAATTACGCGGAAAAATTCTAGAAAAAGAATCAATATAAAATTTATTCCCTTGTCGTCTAATGAGTAGGACTATGGCCTCTGAAGCCATTAATGTTGGGGCGGAGCCAGCCGAGGGAGCCAATTTATTCCATCGTCGTCTAACTAGTAGGATACATTGCTTTGAACAATAAGATGTTGGGGCGGAACCAACCGATGGAGCCAAAAATTTAAAACATATTTCCCTGTCATCTAGCGGTAGGATGCAACGCTTTGAACGTTGTCACAGTGGTTCGAATCCATTCGGGGAAGCCAATTTTAAAATGTGAAGCGCTGAAAATGCGCCAACTAGCGGTTGTACGTGACGGCGGATAGGAACGTACTTATCGGGGAATAGCTGAGACAGATTAGCGTATGCCTGAAAAGCATGAGACGCGGGAGCGTTACCCGCTTCCCCGGCCAATTTTTTAAAGGATTAAAAATGTACGATAAATGGGTGACATGGTTTCAATTAAAATATGGTGATGAAATAGGGTTGTTTTTAGCAAAAAGAGCATCATCATTAATTAACAAAATTAATGACCCTTGTATTGATAACTATCGTGTAGCAGAAATCGGAAATATCCTTGAAGAAGAGGAATATAAAAATTTACAAAAAAATGGTTGCTGCGGATTTTCAGATACATTAATAACTCACTATGCAAGTGGTAGAAAATTTATGTTAGGATTTAATTACGGGCACTAAGAAAGAATTATCATGACCACATTTGAAGCAATCGAACGTAGCCAAGAAAAGTATGACCGAAATACTACAAGGCAAAAAGTAGCCAATGCTACTCAGGCTTCATTTCGTCGTGGTGAAATGCTAATTTGTAAACATTGCAATAAGAACTGAAACGAACATTTGGGATACTTCGTAGGCAAGGCCGTTCCCGGCATGTGTCTCACCGAAGCTAATTTTAAAGAAACTGGGACAGAACTTCTTGCGGCATAAATTGGTTTATGCATAGGTGGTTGAGTGGCTAAAAACGGCGGTCTGTAAAACCGCTTCGCGGAAGCGATACGTAGGTTCGAATCCTACCCTATGCACCAATTGACACAGAGGCAATTCTGTGGTAATATAAATAAATGGAAGAGACTTCTGTATATGAACTTCGACTTAAGTACCCATTGAATGGGAGCGAGAATCAAGAAGAAGTTCATGCCCGACTTAAAAACTTGACAGTTTTTCTTAAGGAACGCGGTTTTCTATCTGTTGAAATAACAGCGGCAGGACTAGAAAAAAATCAAGGCGATTTACACATTGTTTCGTTCAAAAGCCCGTTAAAGTATTAAAATAAATGTATAATGCTAGGTGACCGGAATGGTATCGGAGCGCACTGTTAATGCGTCGGCGAAAGCCACTACAGGTTCGAGTCCTGTTCTAGCAGCCATTTTTTTAATCTTTAAGGAGTCGCCATGAAATGGATGACTTATATTGCTAGCATACGAAGATTTAGTAGTCTTAATACGAATACTAAAAATGAGTTAGCTAATATCGGCCAAATTCATGAACAAGCGGTTCATAATCCTGGCGACCCTGCTACAAAAAGTTCCTATGATTCCTTTAAACATCACGTACTTAATCAGTATAATGACTTAAAAAATCAAGGCATGAAGTTTCATTTTACACCAAACGAGCCTTACACTAGGTCACATGATATGCGTAACGATGCTGCAAATAAACAATTAAAAGTGTATAATGTTGATGATTTGCAGAAAGACCATCCTTTAGCAGAAATGGCACCTGGCACTAAGCAAAATTATAATTCACTCTTTAGAGCAGTTCACGATATTCATGGACACGCTAATACAGGTCATGAATTTGGACCTAAAGGTGAATTAAAAGCTTATCAAGCACATAGTAAAATGTTTCCAAAAGAAGCTTTACCTGCCTTAGCTAGTGAAACTTTAGGACAAAATGCATGGGTAAATTACGGCCCACATAATCCTCAAAGTATGAGTCCTCAAGAACGCCCTTATGCTCCACAAAAAGCATATGCATTTCCCCAAGATATTGCCGAGAAAATGGTAAATCATAATGCATAATCCAGAAGATTACAGACGACCAAAAAGTCACAACGTTTCATTTGTTGCAGCCGAAAAATGCAACGATTGTAAATCTAATGCTGACCGCGAGCAATCAAAACGCCCTCTTAATTCTACTGAAAATGTAAAGATAGTTTACATTGGATGTGAAATTCACCCAACTGATTGAGTATAATGAAGTTTCTAATTGCTTTTCAAATGCTTTTAAATAAAGCCGCACAACACCCTTTATCTTTAGGAATTGCAATTGCATTCTTAGTAGGTTGGACAGCAAGTTCATACTTATCTCATGGTCAGTTTGATAACGGTTTGGGTATGGAGAATTTAATTATCAATGGTTTAAGTATTTTGCTTTTGTTCGCGGCTAATTCTGCTCGTAATGAAACACATGATAAGTTAGACGCTTTGCATCAGCATATAATGGATATTAAAGAAGAAGTAACTGAAGGGCCAGCGGCTTAAATTTACGGGACTGTAGCTCAGTTGGTAGAGCAGATGCCTGAAGAGCATCGTGTCGGGGGTTCGATTCCCTCCGGTCCCACCAAATTTAAGGACAAATATGAATATTTTAAAAAAAGCTTTGTTTGTAGGGGGCGCAATTATAGCTGGTGCTGTAATTCCATCTTTCTTTTTACTTAATGGTTTTGAAGCCGCGACCGATTTTACTAAATCCGTTACATGTGCTATAATGAATAAAACCAAATTAAAAGACGACGAAGAACAATTCAATTAACGTAAAACCTGGGGTTGAAACATTTGGTCTAGTCGAATAATGGTTAATTCTTTACCTTCTCGCGGTAAAAATTAGAGTTCGATTCTCTACTAGACTACAAAAAACAAGTTTAGCTATCGTATGGATGCCATTTTTAAGCAGGGAAATATAATGGACGCAATTAGTAAATCATTACTTATTACATTGTCAAGTGGAAAACAAGCTTTTAAAAGAGGCACTATAGTTTTCACAAATGGAGGCGGTATTAGTGATTTAATCATTCGTATTGCTCAAGGATTTAAAGGATATACACATTGTGGTATTGCTTTAGGTGATGGCAAAATGATTGCTGCTTGGGGTGCTGAAAATAAAGTCATTGAACAAGATGACTTACAACAAGTAGTAACCGAAGCACGTATGCCTTCTAATAAAATTGTTCCTGACATAGAAGCAGCCATAGCTATGACAACGGCAAATTTAGGTCACAGCTACGATTTCGGAAGTTTGCTAGGATTTGTTGGTTTACCTACATGGGGCCAAGGTCCTCCTGTTAGCTTTGTTTGTTCATCTTTGTTAGCTTATTGTGTTTTTGAAAAAGTAAACTTTAAAAAAACTTATCGTCAAGTCTTACCACAAGATATTTGGGATTTATTACAATGACAAAACAAGAACTAGTTAATTTCGTTACCAAAGAATTAGTTGTGATGGAAGGTGGATGGCAAAGCGCAGAAATGCAATTTAACAAAGCCACACATTCGGCGCAATATCTCGTAGAGCGATTGCTTGAAGCTGGACACGTCAAAGTAGACGAATCCGCTAAGTAGCCCGAAATGCATATTTTACTAACAGGTGCGGGTGGCTTTGTTGGTCATCACGTATTAGAGCATTTTTTAATAAACACTGATGCTATCATTACAGTAACTGATTCTTTCCGTCACCACGGAATCACAGACCGTATTACAGAGGCGATGAAGGCGCATCCTTCGGAATCACATCGAGTAAAAGTTATTACTCATGATTTAATGGTTCCGTTCAGTTCAATTCTTATTAATAAAATTGAAAAGAATGGTGCCGTAGACGTAATTTTAAATATTGCGTCAGAGAGTCACGTTGACCGTTCAATAACAGAGCCTGTTCCTTTTGTCAAGAACAACGTTGATATTATGCTAACAATGCTTGAATTATCAAGAGCTTTGAAACCAAAGATGTTCTTGCATTTATCTACTGATGAAGTATACGGTGCAGTTCCATTTGGAAGACCTTCAAAAGAATGGGATTCAATTTTACCATCGAATCCTTATAGCGCTTCCAAAGCAGCACAAGAGGCTTTCGCCATTTCGTGGTGGCGAACATATAACATACCATTGGTTATTATCAATTGTATGAATATTATTGGTGAAAGACAAGACCCTGAGAAATTCATTCCCAAAACTATTAACCGAGTTTTAAATGACGAGAAGATGACGATTCATGCTTCTCCAGATGGAGAAATTGGCACAAGACATTATCTTCATGCAAGGAATTTGGCTGATGCGATGTTGTTTATTGTGAATAATGTAAAGCCAGCCCAGTATCCTGATAAAGTTTTTCCAGACCGTTTCCATGTTGTTGGCGAACAAGCCATTGACAATCTTACGGTCGCGAAGTTGATTTCGGGTTTCATTGGTAAAGAATTAGATTACGAACTGATTAGTGTAAACACTGTTCGACCTGGACATGATTTACATTATTCATTAGATGGAACTAAAATAGCGGACTTAGGTTGGGAAGCGCCTTTGTCTTTACAAGAATGTTTGAAGAAAACCACATTGTGGAGCCTTAAACATCCAGAATGGTTAAAGAAATAATGAAGACACCAAGAGAATTTTGTTATTGGCTACAAGGAATGTTTGAGTTAAGCGAAACAAATTCCTTAACCGACCGTCAGTTAGGAATAATTCGTAAAGAATTAAATGCTGTTTTTACACATTCTGGTGGAGAGACTATGCCAACGGTTAATAATTTTATAAACAAAAATATCAATACTCACGATGGGGTAATCAATTGTTAATATGAAAAGTCAAGATTTTTGCAGTTGGCTAAAAGGTTGGTTAGAAATTCGTGAAGAAGGCTCTGTAACCCAAAAACAGTTGGATACAATTAAGAGTCATTTAGCGATGGTATTCGCTTATGAAATTGACCCTAGCTTTGGTGCTAGCCATGAATTATTAACGAAGATTCATGGTACCGGAAGTATTACGCAAGTACATGACCCCACAATAAGGTTATACAATTGTTAGGAATGCAATACTGGTCTTTTTACCAAGCTAAATTAGATGTTCTTAAAGCAAAGCTATCTGAAAATAAAGCTTTTCAAGAAAAAACAAGTGATAGTCCACTTAATTATATTTTGTCGGATACGTTTGACGTAAATAGAATTAAGATACATAAAATTGCCGAAGATGGTTCATTTGCGACGATTGATATTCCTTTCATGCCTGGTAAAGTGACATGCTTTCTTCAGAAAAAATCCGACAATATCCTAGTGATGAATCTAGACTATCTGAATTATAACACCATTCGTGTTGACAAAGCTTAGTGAATCGCATATAATACTTACACAAGCCTTGCCGGAATCCCTTAGTGGCCGATAGGACCAGTTTTGTAAACTGGCGGAGAAATCCCTCGGCGGTTCGAATCCGCCTTCCGGCTAGTTCAAATAAATTAATTTTCTAACTTTGTATACTATAATAAAAAAATATCAAGTTTTGTGTTTAAAATGTCATAGATTAAAAACAGCAAAAGACCATAATTGGTTTAGATGGCATAAATATTTACTACTTGACAAAAACAATAAGTAATGCTATAAATAGATTATATCGGGGTTTGGCGTAACTGGTAGCCGCGCTGGTCTTAGAAGCCAGTGTCGAAAGACGTAAGAGTTCAAGTCTCTTAGCCCCGACCAAAATATCCTTCAGTGGTGGAACTGGGTATACACACCGGATTTAAAATCCGTCGCCTGTGAAGGCTTGCGAGTTCGAGTCTCGCCTGAAGGACCAATTATCGGGGAATGGTGGAATGGTAGACGCGGCAGACTCAAAATCTGTTGTCAGTGATGGCGTGTGGGTTCAAGTCCCACTTTCCCGACCATAAATTGTGTGTTATAATAGGAGCATGGAACCAATAAATCTAGCCATTGATACCTTAGATTTAAGTTGTACGCAATGCGGAAATCGGCAAAGCGCAGGATGCCGTTGTTGGACTAAATGCGAATGCGGTTGGAGTTTCAGAACAAATGCAGAGTGTCGAAACCCACAATGCGATAATGGAAGCTTCGTAAAATACGAAGGAATAACTCACATCAAAGGTTTACCTGGGCTTACTTTATGCCAGGTTTATCCAGATACCATTCTTGCCGGAATGGAAAAGTCAACTGAAAAAGCTTTTAAAAGTAAAAAAAGTTGCCTTGAATGCAAAAATAATATGCCGTGATAGCACAGCGGTAGTGCGCTTCCTTGGTATGGAAGAGGTCCAGGGTTCGAACCCCTGTCGCGGCTCCATTTTATTAAGGTAACTATCCATGTACCTTTTGATATCTCCACAAAACGAGCTAGCAAAAAAACTCCGAAGTATCATAGCAAATGATACGGAGTATGTGGTTGTGGGTTCAAACTTCAACGACGCTGGTAATTTAGTGTTCTACATAATAGTTGATTCAGACGTTTATTAGCGCTTCGATTCGAGGCGTTTTTGTTTTATAATCTCTAAGAGAAGGCAATCAGGTTCCAGGCTTTAAGATTCGGACGTATCTTTGCATTTCGGCTACAAAACGCTCACGATTGTTCCCCGAGCATGATTTCAATATATGCTCCCAGGGCTTACCGCCTAAAATTTGAGCTATTGCTTTTTGCACAAGGAGATTATACCTAACCTCCCCGGAGTTAATTCGAGGAGTGGCTAAATCTTTTTGAGGTCGGCGTATGGAATTGCCCATCACTGCTGCCAAAGACATATCACTTTCCTTTTTTATACTGTACTTTAATTAAGGTCAATTGTCAAGTTATTTGCATGGAGAACGGTTACTATTTTTTATGGACTATATAATTGGAGAGGTTCTTTCCCTTAAATTTCCGGCTATTAACCCTGAAAACCAGGGGGAAATCTTGTTTCCGACAGGCACTAAGGCTGTTATACAGGCGATTAAGGGCCAGGTTATTGACTTAGAATTCCCTGATGGCCTCACATATGCCCATGACGCTAAAGATTTGCCTATGATTTTTATCAAGGAGACTGGTTCTGGGAAAATTCTGAGCAAAAATCACTCTGGATTAGGAACTCCTCCTAAAAACTTTTTCCAGTTTCTGCCCGAAGGGGCCGATTGGAAGAAGAATTATGTCTGGAAAGTGTCCGTCTCTCTGGAAGAAAAGAGCGATAAGCACATCATTTGTCAACTATGTACCACGGAAATCACAGACCTAAACCAAAAAAATGCAGCCGGGACTTATTGCCCAGGCTGCAAAGACTATGTGACCCCGTTCGACCTAGACGCCAATAAGCCGTTAGTCAATTATGATGTTGCCCTCAACACTGCCATATCCGTAGATGGGGCTTAGTTTCAAGCCAAAAGAACCATCATAATCCTTAAGAGGAAGACCTCTTTCAATGATGTTATAGCATGCGAAGGCGCAGCCAAGAGCATCTTTGAAATGATTGAGAGCCTTTATTGGGAAAGTAGTTTCTCCACAAGTGAAGAAGTCAGTTGCCACATAACCCTTTTCAGGGAATGCATGAACTGAAAAATGGGACTCGGCCAAATATACTATGCCACTAATTCCATGTGGCTCAAATTTATGAGTACTAACGGATAAAACCGTTGCATTAGCTTCTGAAGCACACTCTAGGAGCAAAGCTTTTAATTTTGTTTCATCATCATAATCAGATATGTTTGCACACTTGGATAGTTCTGCAATCACATGTTTTCCGTAAGTTTCCAATTCATACACCCTCACTTCAGCTTATTATTATATCAAGTTTCCTTCTTTTTGGCAAGCTTTTCTTGCCACATTTTTTGTATCTCTTCTAAACTAACGCCTTTGTTTTCACGTCGGGTTTTAGCATAAAATTTTGTTCTAGCTCTTTGTTCGCTAGTTTTTTTATTATGTTCTGAAGTAGCACGTTTGATTATTTCTTTTTCTAAATAACCGAACATAAGCGTTTCAGTTCCATTCATATTTGATTTTTGGCCGCGATGTAAGATTTCCATAATGGCAGTAATCGTCTGGCTTGGTAAACTAGCTAAATTGACGCCTTCATTTTTTGAAGTACGTCTCGCTAAAGAGGAAACAAATAACCAGGTCGGGTCCTTGCAAACACGCATGGGAGCCTCTTTAATTATCTTAATTTTATGCTTATCTGTAATCTCTATATATCCACACTCATTAGGTACTTCTTCTAATTTTATTACTCCTGCTGGAGCCACGAAATAGAATTGGTTTGAAAGAAGCAGACCTTGTTTTCTTTTCTTAGGGTCTTTCATTTCGTTTAAAAAGTCACTACGATAAACTTTAATTTCGTATGATATCTTTATATGGTCCTTAGATGGATAACAGTTTAAAACCCAGGCGTCTATGCGTTTCTGGGCTGCTTTGGAGTATCCGCTGCCGCAACGTAACTCTGAAAAAAAAAAAAACCCATTCCGGTTGAGGATGTTTTTTTCTTAAAATATCAACTATTTGATTTGCACTTATTAATGCTTTAGACATTTTGTTTGCCTTCTAAAAATTTAAGCATTTTTCTTGCCATTTCAATTGAAACACTTTGTTTTGTGCTGTTACATTTTTTACAACAAGTAACGCAGTTTTCTGAAATATATCCTTTTGAATTATCTACTCGGTCAATACCATTATAAACATAATCACCTGTGTTACATTTACTTTTTACAATTTGGCTTGGTGGCAAATTACAATAATAACAATTTTGTTTTGTTAAAAATTGAAAATATTCTTTTGTTAATTTAAATAAATATTTTCTTCGAGATGCACCAGCTTTATAAGCAAAATATAAATTATTAAATGAAGCGACTCCATATTCAAGTTTACGATTACATCCGCAAGAAGTTGTCAAACTTCTTTTTAAGGAAGTTAATGCTGTTTCAAATTCTTTTTTACAATGACATAATACTTTTACTCTGGCCGCAGAATTTGGTTTTAATATATTTATTGAAATTATTTTACAATTATTATATATTTTTCCAATTTCATTTTCACGATATTTTTGTCTATAATTTTTATTATAGGCACTTGAGATTATTCTTTGTAAACATCCACAAGATTGTGTATGACCAGATTGTAAACTGCTGGCTTTTACAATGGTTTTATTACCACAATCACATAAGGAATTCCAAAAAACGTTTTCATTTTCATAATGCGATTTATCTAATACAAGTAATTTTCCAATTTTTTTATTTTGCAAATTTAAATAGCGTTTGCAACCACAAGCTATAATTGAATTATTTTTTAAATGTCTAGCTGCTATTATCTTTGTATTTCCACAAACACAAAGGCAATTCCAATAAGAAGATTTTGGAATGCCTTTTGTATAAGCAAAACTTAAAACATTTAAATAATTAAATGTTTTACCTGTTAAATCATGCTTTTTATTCATTATAACATAAGCTTTATTCTATGAGCGCAAGCACGAAGCTTGTCTCCCGATGCCGTTCTCATAGCTGGTGTTAAAGGCATACCTGCTGGCAAAGCTTCTAATGTTCCTAAGTCCCAACGTTCAGTTGGATACTTATCAATCACCGCGCACTCACCATGTGTTAAAACTACTTTTTCACCTTTTGTGTTTACTGTGCCACCGATATTATCTCCGTGAGTAGCACCAGTAGTTACGTGACCATCAATTTCAAAACCATAAGCTTTTGAAGCTGCGGCTAAAGCACCACATAAATATAACAATTCTAATTCCGAAGGTGCATCCTTGCCGAAATCATTAACTGTTGCTCCATCCATACCGTCTATTGAAATACCGATTGCTCCAGTATTTCTATGCCAAGTATGTGAATGAATTGCATTGTTGTTTAATCCAGGCGCATTATCTTGTGGATTACCTGTGACGTGAATTGCTAGTTTACCAGCATTTAGAACGACTTCTAAATTGTAATCTTTAAATTCAACGCCGTGCGGTGCGACTGTCCAATGTAAATATGCTCGACATAGCAAACCTGGTTTCACGGGATACTTGGATTCAAGCACTTTAGTAAGAGCTTTAAAGTCATTTAAAGCACTTGCAGGAATTTCCATTTGAGGATTAAAAGACATGACTACCTCGAAGAAAAATAACCCTCCCGTTAAGGAGGGCTAGGATTTAATTAGATATGAACAAGCTTTGCGCTAAGTTCGGCATTCTTTGCAGTTAATTGTGCAACTTTAGCAGCGGCTGCTTCAGCGGCTAGCTCGGCATCAACTTCTGCTTTAACTTTTTGTCCAGCAGCTACCATAATTGGAAGAAGAAGAAAGGCTAAACCTTGTACTGCAACTGGCAATGTTGAAACGTTGAATGTGCCAGCGAGTTGTAAGAGGGCAACTAATACTACTGAAGCTGCGCCTAGTAATGCAAGTATTCCGAAATGCTTGAGATATTTGAGGACTGTTGCTTGTGTCATAATTTTGACTCCTTAAGATTTTGGTTTGAAATACATGGGCATCTGCATATTGACTACTTTGTAAACGGAAATGTTATTTGCTTTTTCAGCCCTTTTATAGTTATAGGACAAACCTTCGATTTCCGTCTCTAAATCGTTGATAAAATCGAACATATTATCAACGTCAATTGCTTCTAATTTTTCCCTTAGTTCTGACAATACGAATGACAAGTTGAAGTGTTCATCGAATCTTTTCTCCATACTTTCTACAATGCCTAAAAGCTCGGCGACTGTTCTGGAAACGTCTTGTTGTGAATCTTTAATCTCTTCTAATTTTGAAGAAAGTAGTTGTACATCTTGTTCGTGCATTACATACCTATTCGTTTTACAATTCCGCTGCTATGTATACCTATTAAATATTTATCAGAATTTATTTCCGCAGCATCAAATGGAACATCCCAAATGGTTACTCTGTCAAGCTCTTCGTCACCGTCAGATGGGATTAGTCCTTCTTTAATCATGTGTGCAACTACGATTTTAAAAACATTTCTGTTAACACAAAAGACTGAAGGCTTACCAAATGAAGTGTGATATGATTCTGCTGCTCTAAAGAAACTTTTTACAATCGCTTCTGAATCATAATTGGACATTGAAGTTGATGTGCTTGAAGACACTTCCGGTAGCATTAGTTTCGACTTTCTTCTTTTCTTTTCGTGGCAAATCGTAAATTCGATAATATTTTATTGAGCCATTTAACTGTAAAAATATCAAACCTTCAGGCATCAAAGCGTTCTTATAAGTTTTATCACGTCCATAGTGGTATCTATCGAGAATACTCTTATATTGTTCTAAATCGCCTTGCCCCGGATAATCGCCCAGGGTACAAGTTAAAAGAAATTCTTCAATCAACTTGGGTGCCGCGACAACCACCGGGTAATAATTATTTGATTTATAAAAATAATCTATAAATTTACAGATTTTTTCTATATGCTCGCATGTAATATCCATATTATATAATTGTAGTATATAGCTTTGAATTGTTAAAACATCGAGAAATTGCAGCTATTTACAAAGTTGATAAAACTACAATAACTGCAATTTCTCTTGGGAAAAATTGGAATCACGTTACTATTTAAGTCACAAAAGATAGCTCTTAACATCGTCTAAAGTCCCAACGTGGATTGGGATTCTCTTGAAAGATGGACGGCCTTTACGCTCAGTCTCTTCTTTATCTTTCATGTAACGATGTGGCAAGAAATTACGGCAGAAACACTTTAATCTATTGCTAATAGCTACCTTAAGGTAAACTCCGAAGTAGACACCTTTTTCTGGTTTAAAGTTCTTAATGCTTTCATATAAAGCAATAAGACCTTCTTGATAAAGGTCGTCGTATTCTACTTGCGGATGACTTAGATGCATCTTGTGAATTCGCTTGATGTTTGCTAGAATAACCGGGCGGTATTTTTTAGCAAGTGCATCATAATTTTCTAGGGTAATGGCGATATCTTGGGTATCAAGTTTGTATTCTTCCATTTGTTTGTTCACCCTCTAAATAAGACTTCATGAAAGTCTTAAGGTCATCGACCAATTGATTATCCTTTAATATGTTCCAAACAGGTATACCAGCTTCTTGAGCTATTTTCATACCGTGTCCGGTGCCTCCGCCCCAGGATTTATTTGGGTTGGGCAACGCAATAACTAAATTTGATGAAAGCACAATGCCTACGTTCCGGTCAAATAGTTTTTGAACGTTTAATGATTGATTATTATAGCCGCCGTGATTACGTTTCGCAATTTCTGACCATTCAGGATGGTCATCGCTATAAATTAAATTATTGCCAGGTTTAATGGCATACGGATTATGTTTTGTATCAGTTAGATAAAGAAAGACTAATTTTTCATCAACTAGGTTTGCACCTTTGACATATGATTGGTCTGCACCAATTGCATTGCCACTAGCTAATTCAATTCCCATTTTGGCAATCGTATAACCGATTATTTGACATAGTTTAATCTCGTCTACATCTATTTTTGTAGAACCAATACAAGCTATTCTTTTAGAATCCGTGAGTTGCTTTTGTATTTTTATAATCTGCGTCATTCGTCCTTAACCACTGAGGGCCAAGCTCGTTGTACATATCATTGAATGCTTCATCAAGCTTTCTATAAAAGTCGACTCGGAATTTATAACCTAGCATCGAACAAATCTTATCAACTGGTACGTCAATAATGAAATGCATAATAATAATCTTCTTAAGTTTTAACGACAAAACACCTACTGCCCGGTCAATATCCAATTTTAGGTCGAATATATCACCAGGATAGGTGTTCATAGCATCTGCTTCTCTTACCACGCTCGATTGCGGATACATAGAACTACTCATTTTATAATATGACTTTAAGCAATGTTTAATTACTTTAATAGCCACTTCTTTATGTAGTTCCGGGGGCACTTCATCAAAAGTCTTCACTTATAATACCTACTAGAATAAAAGGAGGATATCTTGTCAATACCCATCCTTCTTATTTTAGTATATATGTTACATTTTTTGATTTCTAATAACAAGTACGTTATTATTTTATAATTGCAACAATACGATTTAATTCGTTCTTAGCTGTATCATCGTTTCTATCGTTATTAATTCCAAAATCAAAAGGTATTTTATCAACTTCACTCTCGGAAATATTGTTTAAATCTCTTTCGTTGAATCTGCCATCGCGAAAATTTAAACGCTGTTTCCTGGTTTCATCTGAAGCAACGATTTTAACTATGGTAAAACCATTGTCTTTCAATGCTTTGGCTTCGTTGGCACGACGAATGTCATCAATAACTACATTCTCGGTAACAGAAAGCTCAAGTGCTTTAGCAACAGCTAAGTCTACCCAATATTCCGGGTAGCATTTGCCTAAGTCAAAAGTTACACTTGGCTCCATTTCTTCAATGGTGAATTTGCCCTGATTGTTGTACAAAATTCTTTGTGGCATCAAATCAATGTTTGCTATCTCGCCACGTCTTAATTGACCATAATTTTGAAGCAAACTACGGTCCCGAGCCTTCAGGATTTCTCCATCCGGCGTCAGCCGATATTTGATAACATCGGCTTTTAAAGCGTCAGCAAAAGCGACTCTGTAACCACCGTAATTATCCAAGAAGCATTGTGATAGTTCTGTTTTACCAGAAGCCATCTTCCCTACGAAAGCAAGCTTAATCATTATCTGCCTCTAAATCCTAGCGTGGTGCTTTTGCTAGAAATCTTAGAATCATGGAATGTGTCTTTGATTATTTTAATAGCTTCGTTCATGGTGTCAATATTAATCGCTTCCAAGTTATTCTGAACCATAAGCATTTTTGCAGTAATAGCAACTTCTTTCAACATTGCACCAGAGAAATCTTTGGTGACAGAACCAGACAAGGAAGTAATTTCTTGTTCCGTAAGGTTAATGTCTTTCTCTTTAAGGAATCTTGTCAGCATTGTTTTGCGAGCAATTTCACTTGGTAAAGGAATTTGCAAACGACGGTCAAAACGCGAAGGACGATTTTTCAAAGCATCGTCAATCAAATCGGCATGGTTGGTTGTAGCCAAGGTCACAACGCCATTCAATTCTTCTAGACCATCTAATTGACCAAGCAATTCAGATGTGAAAGAATTACTGCCACGCTCACGAGTTAAACCAATAGTGTCAATATCTTCGAGAACAACAATCGAGGGAGCGTAGTCTCTTGCAAGATGATACACTTCAGCAATGTCGGAAGCACCTTGGATAGCACCATCAGTAACATAGATAATAGTTACCTTGCCAGCCAAACGAGTTTCAATGAATTTGACTATGGTTGTTTTTCCGTTTCCAGGTGGCCCTTCCATTAGAATGCCACGCTTCAAAGGAATTTTAGCAGCACGATATTCGTCTTCGCGTTCGAAAATATCAATAACGTTTGCTTGAATGATATCTGCAATGTCGCTAGGAATGATTACGTCTGCATGGGTGACATTCGCACCCTTTAAGAACTTTGGAATCAAGCCAACATTGTAGCTTTTTTCCAAAGTAAACGTTTTGTTCTTATAAAGATTGTTTTTCTTGATAGATTTTTCAACACGCTTCAAGAACAAGTTGGATTCACCAGTGCCAGCAATGCTATAGGTTTTATAGAAAGGAGCATTGGTTTCGGTGTTAATGAAAACGGTGAGGTGATTCTTAGTCTTTTTGTTTACAAGCTCAAGAATACCATGCTCATAGCAGGTAACTTCTTTTTCGAATCCAGTTGTTACTTCAATTTCGGATGCTGGTTCAACATCTTCCCAAGGGTCCTGCCAGGTTTCATGAATGATATACTCTTTTTCGATTACTCGCTGAATAGCAAGTAAGCTGATAACACTCAATTTCGCTAAATAAGCTTTTGACTTTTCAATCGCGGCTTTGGGATTTTTTTCTAGTAAGAAACGGAAGAAATTGTTGTTTTTTTTATCGCCACGCAAGCTTTCGCGCAACTCGGAAATAAATTTTTGAACTGACTCGTAGGGAACGGGACCGCTATTATTTGCGGATAAATCATCCGCATCATCTTCTTCGAAAATTTCCGTTTCTTTTACCATTTTGGTTCCTGTCTTGTTCTTAGCTGTTTGTGGATTTTTAACATGGTAAAACCCATCGGGTCCTCGCCATACTTTACGGCTTATGTGTCTACTCAATTTTATTTTCACTCATAAAAATTTAAAAACATGCCCGTTTTCACGAACATGCTCCTATTGTAATCTATTACGTCTCAAAAAGCAAGTGTTTTCGTATACTTTAATTTAATTACTATTATAAATCAACGCTATCCAGTTCATCTAGTGCCAATTTTTCTCCAGCCTTTGCATAATTGATAGTCTTATTTTCGAAGAAATCAACCTTGACTGAATTTGGGTTTGACATTTGGGCAATGAACGGGAATGGGTTGCTCTTAATTTCGGGATAAAGTGGTTTTAAGCCGATAGTTTTGAGGCGCTGATTGGAGAGGAATTTAATGTAAGCGTCGATATTTTGGACTGTTAGACCCTCAATATTATCTCCGCAAACATAGGTAAACCATTCAATCTCGTGTTCGGTCGAAGTCTTTGCCATTTCATAAATTTCGGCATAGGAATCTTCAGTGAACAACTCTGGGTTTTCCTTCTGCAATTCTTTATAGATGTTAGAAAACACTGCCATATGGGTTGATTCGTCTCTTGAAATGTAAGCAATTTCTTGGCCGACACCAGTCAGTTTATTGTTTTTTGCTAGATTAAAAAAGAACAAGAAGCCCGATTGAAAGTAGATTCCTTCTAATAGATATTGTGCAACTACAACTTTCAAAAAATTCTGTTCCGTTGGGTTGTCAATAAAGCTCTGATGAAAATTAGCAATATACTCATTACGCTTCATCATATGTTCATCCGTACATGCTAGGTCGTAAATCTTTGCTCGCTTCTGAGGGCTTACAACGGACTCTAAGACGTAGGCATACGATTGAGAATGGATTGCTTCCTGAAAAGCATGTGTCGTTAAGAGTACTTGAATCTCAGGAGCAGTTATAAAGCTAGATACAAATGGTAGCGCATTAGTTACCATGCTGTCAAGGAAAACCAAAAAAGAAATAATTTTATCAAATGATTCTTGCTCATGCTTTGAGAGCTTTTTATACTCATTTGAATCTGCACCAAGCGAAATCTCAGATGGAATCCAAAAATTTCCGTTCATGCCATCGAGGAGTTTCTTACTCCATGAATATTTGTTCTTGGTCAAATTTGCAATACCATTTGTATTGCCATTTATTATCCGTGTTTCCGTATTTAAAACAGGATTGTAAAGTTTATTTTGTTGCATTTTATTGCCTTTATGAGCTACAAGAAATACAGTCGTCAACTTCAACTGAACGGCTGCGAACATAGTATGTTGTCTTTAAACCAGAAGTCCACGCCAAGAAATACAACTTCATGATTTCAGCCGCTGTGGTTTCAGTCGTAATATACAAATTAAAACTTTGTGACTGGTCAATATGCTTTTGTCTCGCCCCTGCTGCTTTAATAGAATACGATTGGCTGACCTTGTGAGCCTCTAGATAATGCCAAAAGTACTTATCTAATTCTGTTGCGAAAGCTGGTACAACGCTCCCCTTTTTGCTTTCAATCCAATACTTATCGTACACTGGGTCGATTGATGCCGTTGAACCCGATAGCAACGAAGTACTTCCGGTTGGTGCGATAGCAATTAGATAACCGTTGCGAATACCATACTTTGCAACGAGAGCTTTAATTTCAATCCATCTTTCGCTTGTATATCCACGGTCTTCGAAATACTTACCAGTCTGCCAATCAGAACCTTCGAATTCGGAATATGCTCCCTTTTCCTTTGCAAGTTCCATAGAGGCTTTAATTGCATGATAGTTGATATTTTCGTAGACTTCATCGGCAAACTCAATATGCTTTTCGCTATCCCAAATAATGGAATTTTGAACGAGCATGTGATGGTAGCCCGAAGTGCCAAGGCCAACGGCGCGATACTTTTTATTGGTAATTCTAGCTTCTTCGATAGGATAGTAATTCATGTCGATAACGTTGTCCATCATTCTAATAGACAACGGAACTACTCGTTCTAGATGTTCTTCTTGATAAACCTTACCGAGGTTCAAAGAACTCAAGTTACAAACAACGAAGTCGCCAGATTTTCTTTCGCTAACGATAACCTCGTTGCCATCGGTATCTATATAAGTCTTTCTGTTCAATGGTCCGTTCGGGCTCATGTTTTGAATAATTTCAGTACACAAGTTTGAAGCATAAACCATGCCAGCATGCTTATTAGGATTGAGCTTATTAACGGTATCGCGGAAGAAGAAAAATGGACCGCCCGTTTCCGTTGCAGACTTGATGACTTCTTTCATCAAGTCGCGAGACAACACCTCTTCTTTTGGAAGCGTTGGGTGGTTTACACATTCCCAATACTTGGCTTCAAATTCGTCGCCATAGAAGTCTTCAAGACTCCATCCCATTTGAGTACGAATCTCATGTGGACAGAAAAGATAGAACTTACCGCTCTTCTTCAACTGTGTCATGAATACGTCTGGAACAGAAATGGCTGGGAAAATATCATGAGCCTTCTTACGTTCGTCGCCAACGTTAGTTTTTAACTGTAAGAAATCATGAATGTCTCTGTGCCAAATATCTAGGGTTACAGAAATTGAACCTGCACGAACGCCAAGCTGATTTACAGCAACGGCAGTGTCGTTGAATTGCTTCAACCAAGGAACGATTCCACCAGATGTATTCTTAAATCCACGAATATCAGAATTCGTGGCGCGAATCTTACCGACATATAAACCCATGCCTCCGCCGTGCTTGCTAACTTGAGCAAACAAATCGTTGACATTGTAAATGCTCTCAAGACTATCTTCGCTTGTTCCAATAAAGCACGAGCTTAATTGGTTGAATGGTTTACGTGCATTGCTCATTGTAGGCGTTGCAACGGTCATTTGATGAAGCGAAAGAACGTCGTAGAATTCTTTAACGTACTGCAATCGCTGTTCTTTTTTTTCGGCCAATGCCAAAAAGAGTGCAATGCCAGCGTAAGCTTCTTGAGGTAATTCCAAAACTTCTTTGGAGCGACCTTTCACAATATAACGTTCAGCAAACGTCTTGATTCCTACATATGTGAAAAGGAAATCACGCTCCGGTTTAAGATATGCTTGAATTTCGTCAATATCTTCTTTACTATAATTTTCCAGAACAGATTTGTGATACAAACCTTGTTCGGTCAACATAACGATTAATTCATAAAAGTTGCCATACTGGAAACCCGTGTAGTGTCTATTGAGTGATGCTTCCTTAACAAGATTATAAAGGTAGAGTTTAGAAGCAACAGCATCCCAACGAGTCGATTGCGGACCAATTTTTTCTACTGCTAATTGAGTTACTGCTTTGTGAATGTCTCTGGTACCCATGTTATTTTTAAGATTAATCTTTAAATCATTTAAAAACTGCTTTGAGTCTTCTTTATCTGGGCAAGCAAACTCAATTGCTTTTTCGATTTTGTCGAAGTTAAAATTCTCAGAAGTTCCGTCACGCTTGATAACTTGCATTTAATATTCCCTTAATATGGTAGCGATTATTTGTATTGACTTCTTTGCTCTTCAAGTTCTTCAAGCTCTTCTTCTAGTTCTGCAATTCTCTCGTTATTACGATTTACAATTGATGGACTAATCTTCTTGATTTTATTTTGACGCTTTAGTTCATCAATTTCAACTTCTACACTCTTGATTTTTGTTCTAATATCTTTGGTTTGCGAACGCTTCCAGCGAAGTTCTGCTGGGGTCACTTCATCTTCATCAAACAAAGATTCGGAGTCATCCTCTTCATCTTCGGCAGGTTTACGATTTACGTTGACATTGCCAGCAATCTTTTTGAAAGGGCTATTAGTATACTTCGATGGTGAGGTTGGCTTCTCTTGTTCGGCAACAACCATTTCATTAAATAAAGCGGTAACGCCCTTACGATGCTTGATTTTCTCTGAAGGAGAGAAATCGTCAATATCTTGCGCTGTCAATCCACGCTTCTTGTAATACTCTTTTTGCGCCTTAGTTAAAAGAAAAGCGCGATTAAGTGGCTTATTGATTATTGCATCGTCATCTTCTTCAGAATCGGAATCATTTTCTTCAGGTTGTTCCACTTCTTCGTCAGGGTCGATGCCCATCATAGTCAGTTTATCGCGCTCTTCCTGCTCAGACTCTGCTAATTCTAACTCAGATTTATAATCATCAACAATGGAAACAACTTCCCCCATAATTTCTTCCGGGGTCTTTTCTTCGCCACTATCTTCTGTCAAAACCTGGAGTAATTCTTCTAGGAATTCTTGATGTTCTACAGCCATTATTCTCTTCTTTATTCCTTTATATTTGTGTAATTATTTGTCTTCGGTGGTGGTTTCAGTCTTAGCTTCTTCAGCGGCCAATTGCTTGGCAATGTCTGTTGAATCATAGCTGTTTCCGCGTGGCGTATTTTCGTTGAATGTGCCAAGCTTAGTCATCTTCTGTTCATCTTCCATAATTAGACACCCCCTTTCTGTAATGCAAATTTGAACCAGCTTTTTGCTTTTGCCATTAAAGAATCAATCACTGATTTTTCTCTAATGTCACCTGGGTCGTTTAAGTCCCCGAGTGAAACATAGTACATATCTAAATGGTCCTTCATTGCTTCCAAAGCACCTAGATTAGCTTTAAGACCTGCCGCATCATTGTCAAACATAACGTATACTTTATCGGTATATTTTAACAACAATTTTTGTTGGTTAGGCGATAGTGCTGAACCAAGAATGGCGCAGACATTCGGATAACCTAAATCATGTAATCGCATTGCATCAAGCGAACCTTCTACTAAAATTAACCCATTAGCGCTATGCTTCTTTGCACGATGCAAATTAAACAATGTGTGTGACTTGGGATAACCGGAGGTGTACAAATATTTGGGTGTAGCATCAATTGGTGTGCGCCCGATGTAACCGCATAGTTTTCCATATTCATCATGACCTGGGATAGTGATGCGTTGTTGATTTGCATATCCTCTCCCTAGATAATCAGTAGCATAGCCACATTCAAAATACTCAATCGTAGATTGATTAAACCCTCTTTTTTGTAGGTATTCATAAGGGTCGGGGCCAACGTTCATTCTCTTGATAACATCTTGAGAAATTACAGGCCATTTAACAGCTTCTTCGCTGTTGGTTTCCTCGGTAAGATTAAATATTTCTCTGACAAAAGTTATGTCTTCGATATTTACATTTGAGTCTAAACCTGAACGAGCCAGGATAAAGTCTCTTGCATCTTTGTAATCTAAATTATAGGATAGCTTTATCATTTCGATTAGGTCGCCATGCTTATCACACGCAAAGCATGTCCATAATCCATTAGATGAATTTACACTAAAAGATGGTTTTCTATCTTCATGATATGGGCATGTTGCAATGATTTGACCATTTCCCATTTTTTGTATATTAGATACATTTATATCACTTAAAAGATTTAATATTCCGTATTTGTGTATGAAAGCTTCAACAATCGGGTCTAATTTTCTCATTTATTTGACTCTGATATATTTATCAAAAAGTAATTTATTTTTCTCGTATACACCAAGTTTGATATTACATGTTTTACACAATATTCCCCAAACTTCACCAGTTTCATGATTGTGGTCGATGCATGCTTGAGAATCAAAATAATTTTTAAATTTATGATTGCAATATTTACAATTATCATTTACTATTAAAACAGTATTCTTTTGTTTGTTGATTTCTCGCCATGCTTTTTTACATGCATATGCTTTATCTTTAGTCAGAGGATATCTTTCTATCGAGGATTCTTTTTACATTGTTTGCAAACTAATCGTGCAAAATAAAAATCATCAGTTGATTTTGTTACCCCGCATTTTTTACACGTTTTACTCATTTTCCCAATCAAGAATTTGTAAATTAAATGCTTCTTCAGTCTTTAGAATCTGGGCTCTTGCATTTGAATGTTTGTATAAATGCTGGTAAGGCTGGATGAACATAAATATATAGGCTCGCTTCTTCTTACCAAATTTTCTTATTGCTCTGCCTATTAATTGCAAAGCTTTGATAGGACTTTTGCCACCACCAGCATCAATGATAGCAACTACGCTGGGAATGTCAACACCTTCGTCAAATAATGTGCTGATTAGTACCTTTATTTTGCCTGTTGCAAAATCTTGTTTTACCCTCTCTTCGCCTAAGACTTCTTTGTTTTTACCGTGTAAAAATTCAACGGCGAGAGTCGGGTCTAATGATTTTAGTATATCAAGGATATGTTTGCCATGGTTGACTTGCTTTACCGAAATTAAAGTCAAACGATTCAAATCTGCGTTAATGATAGCTAATTTAGCTACTAAAGTGTTGAACAGTTCGTTCTCAACGACACACTCTTTATAGATTGTGTTATAAGCTCCGCCCTTTGCATTCTTTGGATATTTTTTAGATAAATATGCATCTTTATATTCTACGAAGAATATTTCAGGTTGGCATAAAACACCTTGCCTGATTAACTCGGAAGCTGATTTAGAATAAATTACATTCCCAAATGCGGCTTCTAAAAGAATATCTTGACCATCTGTTCTGAACGGAGTTGCACTTAAGCCAATACGATAAATTGCATTGGGTAAAGCTTTCATCATTTTTTTGTATGTCGCACTAGCTGCATGGTGACACTCATCAACAACAACGAATCGACAATTTTTCAAAAGCTTCTTTAACGATGCTATTTGTTCAGGAGTATAATTTAAATTTTCATCACTTTCAAGTTCAGTTTTGATATTCAGTATAGAACATATTGTACCGATGGTCGCAATGTTTATTTTTTGTACATCAATTTTTCCGTTGCCAATCCAGCCTATAGATTCGCCAAAATAGTTACTGTATTCACTATGTGTCTGTGTAAGCAAACTGATTCTATTTACAACAAACAAATAGGGATACTGGCCTACTTCAGCGGAGGTCTTTACTGATAATTTTGTCTTACCTCCGCCCGTGCCGATTCTAACCATGCCGGAAATGTTTTTCTTGATTGCGGCCATAGCATCACCTTGATGTTCCCAAAGGTCTAACTCTTTAGATAACTTCATGGGTGATGCTTCAGGAATCGTTGGCTCTTCTAGGTATTGATATTCTTCACCAGCAGCGTCTAAAATAGCCAATACACGGGCTAGAAGACCGCTAGGAAAGCGATTGTTGTCGTCAATAAGATAAGTGATGCCATTCCATTGCATTCGCTTTGGCACGTATCCAAACTTCTTTCGAGCAACGGCTTTGGCAATGATATGTGATTTGTTTTCAAAAGAAAGCGCCGCACGAAGCTGCTGCTTCAATAGTGGCGTAATTCCAATCAATTCACATTCAGTAATGCCTTTTTTGATGAATATCATTTTTCATTCCAGGCTACATTAAACTTTAATAGTATTAATAATTATGCGAGATAAAAGACTAAATAACAGTCCTAATAGGCTTTTTTAACAGTCCTAATAGGCTTTTTTAACAGCTTCTTTTACTGCCATAATACTATATAGTTCTCCATACAATTCTGTGTTTTTAGCTTCTTCTGGGTTCTCAAATTTAAGATAACAGTCTTCAGCTTTGGTCAAGTAAACATCGTAGCCATCTTCGCTTTGTTCTATTTCAATTGTATGGTCAACGCGGTCGCGGCGACGAACATCAAAAACATGATGGAAGTTCTTTTCAAGAATTACCATGTCGCCTGGAACTAAAGTAGTAGGAATAAACTCTTCCTTATTCGCTGTCTTATTCAATTCCCATTTGCCTGGTCCAACCATAACGACTTCGGCAATATAATAATCTTGTTCAATTCCTGTAAGGATGATTCCAGATTTAGTGGTCAACTCAGTTGGTTGACGCTTAATTTTAACCACGATATTATCGTGAAGAACTTTATTAATTTTCATTTAGTCAACTTTCAATATTTTTGAATTGCGTAAAAACATTAAGGCATAAAATGGGCCAGGTTTTATATTTTTCAACGTGCCATCTTTCATTGCTTGATGCAATGTTTTAGCACCTTTATCTGAAATCTTAAACATTATGTCTTCATTGACTGTCGATTCTACTTCCAGCAAGCCCTTACTAACTAAATCAATCGTGATTTTATTAGTGATAGCAATACGAAGTACATCCACAGGTAAAGCATAATTGTATTTTAGTAATAAAGCGTTTCTGACACTTGCGTATTGTTCGTATGATAAACCATAACTTTGCGTTAAAATAGCATCCATTTCTTCAAGTGCTTCAATATCGTCACAGTTATCGCGAGAAAGGTCCATTATTTCCGTAATAAATTCTTCACGGTCTTGCATCATCGGATGGTTCCTCCGCTGACTCGTCAAGAATACTATCTAAAATTTTAGCGTCACCAGGAGCTACTTCTTCAGTATTTGTAAGCTCGTTAGCAAATTGTAAAAGAACGTACTCAGTCATATCAAGTCTGTCTGGATGCGAGCGTTTGTCGTTTTTACAACTAATAACCGCTTGTATTATTGATTTTACCAAAATACCTGACGCTACCCTTGGTATTTTAATATAGACAGAATCTTCGCTTCTTAACATTATTAGTTTACCTTAGTTAATGTTAAAGAGATTTGATTGCCCATCGAACTTAAATCTGAACAATTTGTGCCGGGGATGTGTCTAAAAGCTCCCATGACTTTTGCACCAATATCTTTGTGTGCATTTTCTCGGCCTTTGAAACTCATTGAAACACGAACAGTACATCCTTCGCTAACGAACTCCGATATTTTTCTAATCTTAATTTCAATATCATGTTGTTCGATACGTGGGGTCAATCTGATTTCCTTAACAACATTTTTAGGTTGTTTCTTCTTGGCTTCAGATTGTTTCTTTTGCAGTTCATATCTATATTTGCCGTAATCCATGATTTGGCAAATAGGTGTGCCGTCTTTGAAAGCAATTTGGACTAAATCTAAATTCAGCGTACCAGCTTGGTATAAGGCGCTTCGTGTTTCTACAATGCCTAGGTTATTACCATCTGCACTGATTAACTGGATGCGCGGACTACGAATTGCTGAATTGATATTTTGTTCTTTAAGAATGGGGTTACTCCTTGGTTTTGCGTGTTATAAGTATAATAGTCTTTATATAGGACTTTAGGGTGATAGTTGTCAACTATCTTGTTTAAGCTCGCGCCCCTAGGCCCCGCCATATCTTTCGGTCAAATAATGGTGACGAGCCAATTACTGCCAGGGCGTATGGACTCCCATTAATTATTTGAGCCAATCGTGAATTTTCCATCCGATTTCATCAATTAAGCCGAGAGTCAAAGCATCCTGAGCGGTAAGATAGGAGTCTTTTTCTAGCAGCTTTTTAACCTTTGCATGCGATTGCCCCATGGCAACTACATAATAATCTTCTAATTGCTTGAAAAGTCGTTTGCTTTCTTCAGCTTCATTCATGATTTCCATATGCGTTTTTGGACCCATATCATCCCAATGCTGATGAACCATTATTCTCGAATTTGGAACGGCATATCGCTTTGTGCCAGAACCTAAAATAACTGAACCGCCCGACATGGCAACCCCGATACAAACAGTTATTACGGGACAAACGCAATTCTTAATAACATCCATTACGCCCATGGCCGCATAAGCATCGCCGCCGTAAGTATTAACCAATAATATAATTGGTTTCTTTGTTTTCGCGCCCTTCAAATCTAGTAGCGCAATCTTCCCAATCCATTCTCCGCATAACTCTTCGGTGATTTCTTTATCAATAAGAATTATACGTTTTGAAAATAGCTCGTCTAAATAACTTTCGTTTGCAAAATATTCTTTGGAAGCAGACATAATTTCTCCACGCAAGCTAAAACATACAGCTTGTCTCTTAAGAATTATAGTCTCAAAAACAGAAAAAGCGCCGAAGCGCTTTATCCGAAATACAGAAGGTTAATCTAAATTAGCTACTTCGAATATTTTGCCATCAGATAGTCGCATGCCACGCAAGCATGATACAGGAGTCATGTAGCAGCAGCCACCATCTAGGTTAATGCCAACAAGCTTGCCATCAATGAACTCATGAACTTTTTTAGGGTCCATACAAGGCGTATGCCCGTGTACAATGATAGGCCCTTTGTAATGCCTGTATATATCTTGGCTATCGTTAAACCAACGTTCCCACATGTGCATTTCGTTAAAAATGCCAAGTTCGTTAGCTTGCCAAGGGTAAGTCGAATGACAAAACACATAGGTAGCAGGCTCTGGCATCACAACGTACTTTTCCCATGTCCGAATAAATTCGGCGTACTTTGGGGCATCAGAACCAAGCTGGTCCATGGTTTCCTTTAGGCCTTGTACCATCATAAATTGATTATTAGGTCCAGGTCCCTTAAGAACCAAATCTAGGAAGTGGTAATCATGGTTGCCAATGACATTGATAATATTAGGTCTTTGCATCAAGAAATCTAATACTTCTTTGATTCTAGGACCACGGTCAACCGCATCGCCCAAGTTTAAGAGAGTGTCAGTATCTTTGACACCCATCTTTTCCAAGAGGGCCATGAACGTTTTGAAACATCCATGAACATCTGTTACTACAAAAAAATCGGGCTCGTCCATCAGGTTACCTTACCATATATAGCATAAAAAGTCAAGCGGCCCATTCGTCGCCTTTAGCACAGTCGCACTTCTCAATAGTCAACTCTTTTGCCGGGTGTTGGTCCCTTGTCGGGTCATATGGCAAAATAATGTAACGACCTGGGCCATTTTGGGTCATTACCATGCGCCAAACAATAAAACCGGAGTCATAACAACCCATACAACAGGTGGTACCGTTCTCATATTTTGGAGCTACTTTTTTTAATTTACTCACAACTTATATCTATCTCTGTCCGTAAATTGACCATGAAACTTTTCCAATTCCATATTGATAATGGTATTAGGGGCATGTTTCTTAGTTAGGTTCGAAATTACTTCAGGTCTTGGTTCAAGTTTTGTTTCTCTGTTTTTTAGCACAGGATTTTCAACAGGCTTAGGACGTTTAATCAAGTTCATGAAAACGGCGGCGAAAAACACAAGAATGGCAAATGCAAAAAAATCTTTGTTCATATTCTACCTAATATTAAATTCTGATACACGCATTAATTCATTTACGCCCCAATCATCGTGATGCGCGAAATAAGTTTCAACTACATCTTTCATGGCCTTAAGAATAGCCTTGCCCATATCATCATTGTTACCCATAAGCTCTTTAGCTTCAGAATAAGAGAATGAACGCTCGGAAGTTCTAATGACTTTTTTGTTCAAAGCTTCAACCGTATTCGAATTATTTATTTTATCAACTAGTAAAAAAGCAGCCTCTTTAATCCAGTCTTTGTGCATCAAATCTTGATGTTGGTCACGATGACGTGGAGTGGCAAAACTCATGCCGCAATTAAGTTGGCGGCAAAATGCTTTAGCCATACGCTTGCTCCATTTGTTCTTGGAGAATTCTTATTGAATCTGTATACGCATCCATTTTAGCACTTGCAACTGTCTTTGTCAATCTATCAGGTGCATTAATAAAATAATTCTTTTCCGCTTGTTGAAGAAGGATAAGCCTGTTAATGGTTTCTTTTATAACAGTTATATTTAAATTGTCCATTTTATCCCTATCTAAAGAAAGAACCCAGATGATGTTAGTCATCTGGATTCCGTGAGGTTACTTACCGCTTCTTTTTTCCTTGGCTTCTTTAGCTTCGGTTGCGGCCTTTTTTGCACGGCGAGCCATTTCTTCTACATCAGTTGTAAAAGCTTCTCGGCTACCCGATTCTGGGTCGAAAACTGTGACCTTTTGTGAAGGTCTGCTAATCTTACTCATTAAATCACTTCCTTTCTATATATTAAATTCGGTGAAAGTACATTATTCGATTGAAGCTGAATTGCAACAATTAGATGCCTGTCGAACCGAATGCGCCACTTCCACGAACGGTATCATCAAGTTCTTCGACAACTTGAAGGTTTGCTCTAGTAACAGGGGCGATAACCATTTGTGCAATACGGTCGCCTTTTTTCACCGAAAATCCAGGAAGGTTTTTCCAAGGACCCTTGCTGCATACAGAAGCATCGCCTACAGCAGTTAAGTTAGCTAAAATCACACCGACTTCGCCACGATAATCCGAATCAATTGTTCCAGGTCCATTTGCTACAATCAAACCTTTAGCAGCCAATCCGCTTCTGGCACGAATTTGCGCTTCATAACCTTGTGGTACAGCAATTGCAATGCCAGTTTTGACAATTTCGATTTTATTAACTTCGATAAACTTATCTTCCGCCGCATATAAATCCATTGCAGCAGCGCCTTCAGTCTTGTATTCTGGTAGTGCAACAAAGTTTTCTAACTTCTTAATTCTAAGCACTACGGAATCTACACGCTCGTCATTGTACCATACGCCAGGTTCAATGTGCATGTCTTTCTTTGGCATAGTTTCATGTTTACATTGACACTTATCACTCTTGCAGGCCATCCCATTTCTCCTTAAAGTATTGTTCTGCTTTTATAATTAAATTTGATTCAGGCTTTTCAGGAACTGGTTCCAAGGTAAAGGTATTAGAAATCCAGTTAGCTTTTTTAATAGATGGATAATACTTAAGTTGTCCACCACCTTCGTGAAACCACTGCAATACTAATTCATTATTAATGGTTCCACGCAAATGCTTTTTCGACTCATTGAAAGCCCACTTGACTTTATCTGGTCTTGGCATTTTTAAAGGAAACTGGAAAAGCTTAAATTGTCTACTAGGAATATCATAAGCCATAACTAGGAAAAAGCTCCTAGCCAAATCAACGTCATATTCTTTAGATGCCGCAACACGTTTGTCTTTTACAAGGCTTAATAAAACGTTGCCACAATCAGTGGGAGCTTTAAACATTCTCTCACGAGCGATGTTGTGTTTATTTAAGCTATTGAAAAATTCAGCATTTATTCGCGAATGTTCGATTAGAACCGTTGACTTGCTATTCTTTAAAGTCTTAGTTATTTTGCATGAAATACCAAACTTTTTATCACCTGGTACTACAACGTCAATTGCGCTTTTTGATTTTAATCTTTGCCCACCAAATACTACTTCCGAAACATCTTCGAAATCTTCCCAACCTGGCAAAGTCCTATCTTTTGTATCTCGACCTGTACCATCTTGGTAAGTTGATAATAACAAACGATATTTCTCTACCTGATTAGTTGTTAATGGTGTAATTAAGGATGTGGTTGTACTCATTCATTTTTTACGCTTCTTCAGAAGGTCTTTCATTATTTTTGTCATCTACGATTTGGTTTTCGCTTCGGGTCTTCAATCGTTCTTGATGTTCTTTAAAAGTTTGCAGTACGTCGTTGGCAACTGCGCTTTCATTTGTTTGAAAAACCTGTTTAGCCATATCAAATACTTTTTGTCCCTTTTGAGTCGAAGGAGGCGGTGCCCCTACGATTCGGGCCTTAGCCGTCTCAAAGTCGATTTGTTCAATCTTAGGAACCTGTAAATTTATTTCTAAAATGTAATTGACGCCTTGTGGACCATGACGAAACTTATCTAGAATAAAATCAGAATAGTCATATGCCTGATAAACTTCTGGACGATTCAACATCAGAACGATATCCGAATCTTGGTTCCATCCATCTGTACCAGAAACAAAGTATCCGCCACCAGTTGTTTTCTCTTTACCCGCGTTTGCCTTAGCAAAATCTCGATTAAGCTGAACCGTACAGACCACGGGAATATTATATTTCTTAGCTAATAGTTTAGCTTGTTTTGCAATATCGCGTTGCCTTGAGGTATCAGATTCGCCTTTACCTTCCATCAAATATGCTGAGTCGATGAATATGATATCTGGGGCAACGTCTTGGGAAATCTCAGCAATCTGGTCATCAATGTCAGCGATGCTCTTAGGGTCATCGTTGATAATCAATTTACCAAATGGCGCAGACTTAGCCGCTTCCAAGTGATTAGTAAAACGGTCTAATTCAATATCATCTAAAATACCATGTTGTACCTTGGTAGGTGGAACGTTTGCAGCCAAAGCATGAACACGAATTGCCAATTCTGGAACGGACATTTCGCAAGAAAATACTAAGACGTTGTTGCCTCTGCGCCATGCATTTAGTGCCCAGTTTGTAAGCACCCATGTTTTAAAAGATGCATTACGACCAGCAATACAAACTAACCACTGAGGTTGCAATCCCATAGTATGATTATCGAAGATATGAAAGCCTGTAGGGATACCTGTAATTTGTCCCTTATGCTGGGCTCGGTCAAGATATCGCTGCATGACTTCTTCATTGATATCTACAATGTTCTTGCTGCGCTCACTTTTTTCAATATCAGCAAGAAGCTGAACACCCTTTAGAAGAATATCTCTAGCCGCATTTGGCCCATGTTCCGTTACCGCTTCACTCGATGCGCGAATAACGTCTTTCATGAAGTTTTTATTATATTCTTCTAAAATGTTTTCAATTAGATGGTTAACCGTATGTGGAATCTCTTCTGATTCCAGTTTTACATCTAATCTAGTTAGCTCTTCTTCCGTTGGTAAAGATTGAAGATTAGTATGACGGTCGTAAATCAGCTTATATGCTTTGCCAAGCTTTTTGTTTTTAAAGTACTTAGCACGAATTCCTTTGCGTTGAAGGTCTACCGTTTTGTGCGGTTCACGCAACAATAATTGGATTAAAGAATATTCTGTATTAATTTTAATTTCCTCTTTTCTTCGTCTCACGAGGAGCCGTTCCATTAGTAACGGTATCTTTCATATTTCCAGAGCGAGTATCTTCTCTAAGATGGTCTGGTTCAAAACAAGCGCGATTATGACACCATGGTTCATGGCAAACATCTAAACCATTTTTAATTAAACGACCAAGTTTGAATTCTAAAGCCAATCTATGAACGTAAGTTTTTTTGTTTAAAACGTGTGTATAACCATAACCATTTTTTAATTTAGACCACTGCCAAATCTGACAAGGCTTATTTTCCGGTATTACACCCGACAAAGATGTTAATTCTTTTAATTTAGAGTATAGCCAATCTTTATGTGTAATCCTCATTCTCTTAATCTTGTTCTGGGTCGATTACCAAGCCGTCTAAGGCATCATCGTCGTCGGCTTCGTCGTCGCTTGCTTCAACCGGAATTGGCTTCGGTATAAGTGCTACAGTTTCAGCACCCAACGGGTCGCGAACTTGCTCGTTATACTGCCAATCAGCACCGAATGCTGCGTTCAATTCGTAGAAATCTTCTACGTCATACTTGCGGAGGCCATCGCCGTCCCACTTACACTTAAGCAATTGCTGCATGACATATAGATGCTTCTGTGCGGGTACTAGCTCTTCCCAACGCTTTTGGAAAATGATGATAATATAATCATGCTGGCCGTAAATAACCTTGGTTGCAGCTTCGATTTGCTTGGTGATTGCTACCTTGGTCTTCGATGGGGATTCCATTTCTTTCAAGAATACAATCTTGTCAAGATTCAAATCGCCGAAATTGTGTGTATATCTACGCTGAATATTGCGAGCCATAACGCGAATGTCATCTGATACTACATAAGTTGCCATGTTTTTGTCTAATCTCTTTCTTTTATTAGTAAATTAATTTTTCGTGTTCGTCTAAAGTCTTCGGTGTTCTGCATATTTACCATGATAGAACGGCCCGCGATAATTGAGTAGTTCGAGCCACCATATAAATCTGAAACCTGGGTGATAGGTACGTTGGCCGTATAAATTGTCGGCTTGCACCACAAGTCCCGATATCTAAGGATTGAATTTAGAGTGGCGCGACCATTATCCCGTTGACTATCGTACTCTTTTGCCAAATCATCAAGCATTAGAAAATCAACATTTTTGATAACGTCAATCTTTTCGTCTACCATTTTATCGAATGAGCCATTCATCAATTTTGTATTGAGAACAACTAAATCCGAGAACGGTACAAATAGCCCTGTATAGTTTGTAGTACTTAGAACGCGCTTTAAGAACATCGTTCCTAATGTTGTTTTACCCGTTCCGTAGTCTGGTCCATAGATATAAAATCCACGACCTTGGACTTTTAAATCATCAATTTTATCAAAGTATTTCTGGACCTGGATTAAATCATCTGGGTCACCCTGGAAGTTATCCGGTTCGACAAACCAGTAATCATATCCAATATTGGCGTCTAAATATCTATTAGCATAATAACAATTACATCTTTGGTCGATACCTTCAATTTGAATTATCTGATTTTTGTCGTTTCTTTGCCACGAATCTCCAGTGCAATCCGTGCAGGGTGGTAGTATAATTTGATTATTAAAAATCTTACTCATTCAGCGTCCTTTTCTGATTTCTCCAGATACTGTAAAGCCTTGCGAATGTACGCAGCCGAAGGTAATTCTGAAGTATAAAGCTCTTTCAGTTTAGGACTCTTCTTTAGTAATCTCCCATCAAGGTCGAATTTCTTTACAAACAGTTCCACCTTGATTAATGCATCTTCAAGTAATGCCGGAATATTATCGCCTGTTTCGGCCCCGGTAACGTCGCCTCTTCGAATAGCCCTGGACAATTCCTTGGTCGTCATGTTCTTTTCTTGTGCCTTTAGAAGAAGCTCTAGGTTTGTGGACCTCGAAGCTTCAATACATGACTTGAGCAACCAATCTTGCTCGAAGAGAATCCTAAGCAAGTAAGGGAATTGATTTCCTTCTTTACTTGTGTTATCATGTTGATAAATATACCAAACGATGGCTTTCTGAAGAATATTTAATACCGTTTTGTAGTCTTCTACTGAAGCGTTGATTTTGTCAAAGACCGTGGCGACGAGTTTCTTATCGAATTTCTCATCACTATCAATTTCAAACTTACGCTTGTAAATCTCTTTGAAGTAATTGATTATTGCGTCAGAAACAATTTCCCCTTGGCTAGGAAGCCAATCAGGGTCCTTAGCTTTTTCTTTTACCTCTAGGGGGTTGTTTTTTATGTACGAACCGAGTATACTTTTCAGAAGTGCTTCGGCACTGCGCCCACTAATTGCGGCAGCTTCAGATAACCATCGTTCTTGTTCACCAGAAATGTTCACTTGCATTGTTTCAATAACTCCTTAACGACCATTATAGTCGAGGCGGCGGAAAAGAACAATAGGGAAAAACGATTTCTAAAATAGATGACGATAGACTATCATGTATATAGACCAGTAAACAAACTGGCTTATGACAAAACATTACAAACTATGAAAAATAAGGAAAATATAATGGGTAAATTAGGTTTTGATATTGCAGATACAACGGCGGAAAATTCACAAAAGAAGACTACGCGCTATAACTACCTTTCAGTTAAGGCAGACGCACCAGCAAAGCAGATTCGCTTTGTCACCGTAGATGGTGATGCACAATCAATTTTAAGCTATTCGGAACACTACGTTAAGTTCAACAATACCTGGAGCCGGGCATTCTCGTGCCCAGACTTCATGAACGATGGTCCTTCAACTTGCATCATTTGTAAGGTAAAGGCTGGCAAAAACGCCGACGTACTAGAGAACAACTTCGCAAACAAGTTCATTATGCAAGTAATCGAACGCGATGCAAAAGACCCTGACCCAGAAACAAAGAGAATCCCTACTGAAGGAACTGATACCCTTAAAGCGTTCAAGTTCTCACCATTCTTGTGGACAACCTTGAATGCGTACCGTAAGGAAAATGGCACCCTGGGCGACCGCGATTACATGATTTCGATGGTCAAGACCATGACGGCTGGCAAATCAAAGATTGCCTACATTGTAGAGCCAGTAACTGATGAAGCTTCCCCACTGACGAAGGCCGATAAGGTTCTAATCATGGACAAGCCAAATCTTCTTGATATCGAACCAGCATACGACGAAGCTGAATTCAACCGCATGCAAGCGATGACTTCAACAACGGGCGATGCAGAAGTAGCTGACGTAAAGAGTACCATTAACGAATTCCTCGGTGGTGGTAGCAAAGCTGAAAGCGACGAAGACATTCTTTCCAGTCTTCCAACCGTTAAGTCCAAACCTGCTTCAGTAGCAGTTGCCGACGAAGATGATGATGATGACGAAGACGACGACAACAAAGAGTTCTTCAAGACCTTGAAAAAGCATAAGGCTTAAATAACATAAAGGCGTCACCACTAAGGTGACGCCTTTTTTTGTATTACCATAATATTGAACCTTTTTAAAGGAGATTTATTATGGTAATCCTTGGCCTTGACGCTTCATCACAGGTAACTGGTTGGTCTATTATAGACTCAACTGATGTAAATAATTTAAAACTTTTAGCATTCGGAGAAATTATCTTATCGAAAGATAAAAAGAAATCGAATCCGCTTCAGTATATCAAAACTTTATATGACGCACTTACGACCATTATGCTTGAATTCCAGCCCGAAGTGTGTTATATTGAAGATATCTATGCGATGAATAAATTAACTTATAAATCTCTATCGAGAATTCGTGGAGTTTGTGAGGTAACTTGTTTAAATTTTGGTATTCAGAAAATAGTCGCCATACCATCATCAAGCGCTCGTAAAACAGTTCTAGGTGAGGGAAAAGGTGGTACTAAGTCGGCAGCGATTTGTACTATACTAGAAGATAGATTCGGTAGGCCATTAGCAACAAAAGGCTTTGACCAGTCCGATGCAATATTAATAGGAATATGTGGAGCTAAATTAAATGGCAACGACAAAAGCAACAGGAGTAACAAGTGATAATCCAGAGCTATTAAGCAAGGTTATCGCCGCTGCTCGCAAAGAGAACGATTCATTAATGGAACAATTCGCAGACCGTGAAGAAGAAATTGATGAACTTGAAAAAGAAATTATTAACGAATACACAAATAGTGACGATATAAAATTAGCATCGACGCCTGACCATATCCAAATTCAGGTAGTATTGGCTGCGACTCAGCGCAAGTTAAGTCGTGTAACCGAAATCTATACAGGCGCTCTCCGCAACATCACCAAGCAAAAGGCAACTCGCAACATGTTAATGAATGCGTTGTTACCCTTGATGCAGGGTGGTTCAGCAGACATTAGGAACGCAAAGGCAAACGACTGTACGCAAGGTATCAATTATATGATTGAACTTGAAGAAGGTCTTATTAACATTTGTGAAACTACGATGAAGAATTTAAAAACTGCACAAGAAATCGCATCAAGACAGCTTAAAGCATTCGAACTAGATTTGACGTTCTTTGACGGAGCATCTACATTCTCAGCAATGGTTGCAGCAAGCAAAAGGAAGCATGTAAACAATGGCTAAAGCAGAAAAGAAAACAGCATCGGAAAAACTCGTGCAAAAAGTGGAAATGGATTCGCTTGCACCAGTTAAAAAGACTCTATCACAAATTGCAAATAAGCTCAATTCTAAATTGGGCGTAAATGGCAACAAGGTTGAATTGGCATCCAAGAAGAAGGGAATTGTATTAATTCCTTCTGGCATTCTATCCTTGGATTATCGTCTTCGTGGCGGTTTCCCAAGAGGGCGTGTAGTCCTATTGGCTGGTGCAGAATCCTCATGGAAGTCAACAATTTGCCTACGCACTATCGCAGAGGCTCAGAAACTAGGCGGAACAGCCGCTTACGTGGACGCAGAGCGCACGTTTGACCCGAAATGGGCCAAGGCTCATGGCGTAGATTTAGAACAACTTTTAATTCTAGAACCAGAAACCGCAGAACAAGCTTACAACCAAATGACGACCTGCGTACTCGAAGGTATCGACGTTGTTGTTCTTGACTCGCTAAACACCTTGTCGGTCAGAAAAGAAATGTATGCAGATGACAAGGGCGTTGAAGCGGCAGGTATTGAAACTGAAGCTATGGGTGTAGCCCAGCGTAAAATTTCACAGTGGCTTCGCAACAACCTCGGACGTATGGCTAAGGCCGGAACGCTCCTATTGGTTATCACTCAGCTTCGTGACAACCTGAACGCTGGTATGTACGGTAATCCAAACACCGTCACGGGCGGGCGAGCAATTAAGTTCGCATCTTCCCTGACTTTGGCAACACGTCAACTACTTGGTAAGACAAACGAAATTCGTGATGAAAATGACGAAATCGTTGGTAGCCAATACGAGTTTAAATTTGATAAGAATAAACTCGGCAGAGCAGGTATCAGCGACCAGTTCATTGCTTATGGACCAATGCTTGATAACTACAATTCAATAATGAAAATCGGCATTAAAGAAGGTTTCATTCAGCGTCCTAATAATCTCACTTATGAAGTGAATGGTGTTAAGTATAAAGGCAAGCAAGCTATGCTTGAAGCTTTAGTTGACCCTTCGACCGGAATCTATGCGCTATGCGAGAAATTGCTACGCGAAAAAATGGGAAGTGCAATTTATCAGTACAACCCGTATGAAAAGGCCCAAGAAATCCAAGAGGCTTTGGCAATTCCAGTTAATGAAGACGACGACGGCGTTCTATTCTCGGATGAAGAACTTGAAAGAATTGCCGACGAAGCGAACAAAGAAGAGAGCTAATGGACGAACTAGAAAAGGGGGCAAGTGCCCGTATTAACGGTAGAAGCACTAACGGATGTAAGAAAACGCTTTGTGTTTTCGCATCGGACCCAATTGGCATCGTAGATGTTCTTTTGGAAGTTGGCGGCATTTATCAATTAAGCGACTCACTTGCACCCCTTATCTGTCGTGAAATTATCGACTACGTTAAATTTGATGATGCCGGGGCAGATGCCTTGGAGCAATATAATTTGAAGAAAGTCGCTTATTTTTATCACGAAGAAAAAGTAGTTAAAAAATATCGTAAAAAAGCGTCCCAGACTCAAGAGAAAACGTTGGCTAAAAAGTTAAACGGCAAAGTTACTCCTGGAAGTGGAGCCTTTGGTTTTCATAAAGGCGACGTAAAGACCAACGAATATCTTGCAGAGGCTAAGTTTACTGATGCCCAAGAGTATAGATTAACTCTACAAACTTGGAATAAAATCAAAAACGAAGCTTATAGCGTTGATAAAACACCGCTAATGGAAGTTTGCCTGGACCAAGATGGTACGCCCATAAAACTTATTATTATCGCTCCTTTAGATTTATTTGATAAATTTAACATGGACGAAGATGAATTTATTGATACATTTATGTCGGCTCCAATCTTACCTACCCAAGAAGATGCTAAAAGCGTTTTATTGAAAAAGTCGGCAATTGCTCTTCATATTGAAGACGTAAACTATAATCATCTAGGTAAGAGTCCTGCTTTTTTAATTAATTGCAATGGAATTCAACTGGTAGGAATTGAAACAGACAGTTTTGTAAGGATGATTAATGCATGAATTATACTCTGCTAGTAGATTTAGATGATACCTTAATAGCGAATTCTCATACTTATTTTCAACCACAATTGGAAATGGCCGGATTGATTTGTTGGGATTTAGGCTTCAATAGCCCACCTCCGACTACCATTATCAATCAAGCGACCGATTTGCAAGTTCAACGAATCAAAGAGCAAGGTTGTATTTCTAAACATAATTTTCCCATATCTTATGTTGACACATACATTTCAATGTGTGAAACCTTGAAACGTGAACCAAACGAGAAAATCAAGAGCGCCATTGCCATGGCAGGCATCAAATATTTTATTGAGAACTACCAAATCTTTGATGGCGTAGAAGAAACTTTAAGAAAAATTAAAGAAAAGAACGAATGGAAGACTATCATCGTGACAAGAGGTGAAGTCAGCGTTCAGCAATATAAGATTGATATCACTGGACTTGGCAAACATTTTGATTATACTGAAATTGTTGCTTTGAAAAACAAACAGACGTACCTTGATTTAATTAGGAGGTACAACTTGGAGCCATCTAAAACAGTAATGGTTGGCGATAGTTTGCGAAATGACATTATCCCTGCATTAGAAGCTGGAATTCATGGAATCCAAGTTAACGACGACGAAGCTTCTGATTGGGAAAAATCACTTGGAGACATTTCTGTCTCACCAGAATTAGCCAATCAATTTTACAAAATTAAAGATTTCACGGAGATTACGGATTATCTTGATAAAATATTTATATCTAGTCCAATCGGACGCTAACGAATTAGTCGTTAGCTATTCCGTTCATATTAACAAGCTATTTAGTAATTTTCAATCTAAGCAGCTAGTTGTTAAAACAATTTCTTACGAAGAAGCTGCTCACCGTAAATGGGATAATGCTGACGATGGCTTGTTAGTTATTCATTCATTTAAAGCTTGGTCTTCAGAAAAATGGAACGCTTTCTTAGATAAAGTTAGCATCCCATTGTTTGTCATTCCAACTGAATTTAATTCAGACAAAAGCGTGATGAAGCAGACGTTTGAAAATAATAAGGTTTCCAAAATCATCGTTTGTTCTGAATATTTCCAAAAGTATTTCTTGAAAATACTGGAAATTGATTCGAACAAGGTCAAGTTAATCTATCTTTCGGCAGAGGATTTCCGACCACCACAAACGATTCACAAAGTTCCTTCAAAGGAATCGGCTCAACCAATAATCTTGTCCCCAAGTATGATGACGGCAGATAAAGATTATGAAGTTTTGTTGAAAGCAGCTAAGAGATTAAAACTGAAATATCGTAACATGATATTCGCTTTGTACTTAAAGTCGCATCCTGGACTCTTAGAAAAAGAACGTGCAAGTCTTTTAGCGGACATTCATGCTAAATCACAAATGATGGGTCTTGGTGGCAACATCAGAATCTTATTAGATACCCAGCACCCATATAAAGACTATCTAAAAGTTGCCGACGTAGTTGTTATTCCCATCAAGGAGAGTAACGATATGTATTCGGGAACTTTAATTGATGCTATTGTTGCAAACAAAGCAATCGTAGCCCCTGACACCAAACTTGCTTATGACTTGTGTAAAAAAGAAGCTGGAATTTACTTATATCCAACTTTTAAAGAAGTCGAAATCAAGCCGGAAGAAGAAGGACAAAAGAAAACTAAAAAAACAATTCGAATGACTAAAGATGAAATTGTTGAATGTATCGTAGATAATTGTTCTATCATTCTTGATAGTCCAGCAATTAAAGATATTATGCAAGAGCAGAATAGCTTACTAGCGGAAAATTATTTATTTTCTAAGATTTCTCAACAGTATCTTAACTTAGTAAGAAGGTTTAAAAGCCAATGAAACAAACAGAACTAATTCAATTAATTTCAAAAGATACTAACTTACGTTATGACGCAGTTCGTAAGGTTTTGCGTAAATTAACTAAGTACATGTGCGTTGCAATTGAACAAGGCGAACCCCTCCGTATCGGAATGGGAACCTTCCATCTAAAAGTCCGTGGCCCGAAAGAAGTTCAAAACTTTAAAACAGGTAACAGATTCTTGATGGGTCCTACTAATAAGTTAGTTTATACACCTTCGACATATGTTAAAGCCACTGTACGAAAAGCTGACGCTACCCTACAGACAGGATATGAGGCTGAACAGAAAAACGATGGCAAGTAAGAAACCGGAGAAGCCCAAACCAATTGTTGAAAAAAAAGCTGTACCGAAAGTACCTAAAGCGGTTGTCCCAGAGAAGCCAAAAGCAGAACCAAAAGCTGTTAAGGCACCTACTAAAGCAGCCGTAATCAAACCTGCTAAAGTTGCAGTTCCAACAGTGGAAGAACCTAAAGTTCGTAAAAAAGCCAAAGTTGAAGAACCTGAAGCCACTGTAGATAATCAATCTGTTCCACCAATCGTACCGCATTATACACCTAATGAAAATGATACGGTTGCGCGAGTTTATATTGAATCAAAATGCGTAACGGCATATAGAATGCCGTTAGTGGATAAACCACCGACACGCTTTGCTGATACAAAAACGTTTGGAAAAGAAAATTGGCCTGCTCAACCTAAAACTTACTTACCTGACCCATTTCCTGAATTAGACGATAAGACAAGGGCATACTTGCGTCTTTGGCCGTATGGTGATAACATCGTCATAAACAGAAAGCATCTAGCTGAATTGCTTCCGTTTTACATGGACATTCGTGAAATGCCGTTGCCTGAAGATTTGCAACGTAAGCTTAAGGACCAGATGGAATATACACGCGGCCTTCTGAATTTAATAACGATTGAAGAAAGCGAAAGAAATTCCGAACTAAGGAAAATATTAGGGGAAAACTGGCAACCAACATTCCCTTATTTTAAATGTAAATGCCAAAATAAGAAGCGTAGAGTAAAATCAAGCCCAGGTGCCAAGGCGTTAAAATCTACGACTAAAAAAGAACTAGAAGAAGACGACGACGAAGATTAATGAAAGTACTAGCTTTTGACCCTGGCGAAAAAGCCATTGGGTATGCAGTGGTCGAACGCTTTAGTAATATGGTTAAAACCTTGAATGTCGTAGAGACAGGAAAGTTTGATATTACCGGAGCTAACGACCGCTGTCAGAAGGAAATAAATAAGCTCCTGACGCTATACGCCCCAGATTATGTGGCGTTTGAAAAGTCAGGAGCTTTTTTAGATTCTGTCTATCGCAAAATACTTGAAGAATCTTGTAGTAAATTTTTGATTCCAGCAATGGGTTGCACTGTTAGCGACGTTCGTGAATTTTTATATGACGATAAAAACATGTCTAAAGTGCAGACAAACCATATCATTAGAGAAAATATTTTAATATTTAACAAAAACATATCTAATGACGAGCTTGATGCTATAAGCGTTGGATTCTATGCTTTAAGAATAAAGCTAGTTTAGCTCATATCATCAAGTAGTTCGGGTAAGTCCTTAGTATTAACATTAATGAATTTAAAGTCTTTCTTCATATACTTTTGTGCAGACCAAACAGGATATTCAATAGCATGAATACCACGATAAGTGGCACGGTGATGAATATCGCAAAGAACCATCATGTTGTATTCGGAATCAACAAAATACTTGTACGTCGATGGGTCTGCTGGAACAACTTTTGCCCAATCAGTAAAATCAGGATGCATTGCTTTTAGAACATCCCAGTCGGCAGCATTGGCAAGCGACCATTCAAGATTGAAATGATGGGTTTCTAACTGTTTAGAACCATGAAGATTTTGAGCAGGGTCAGACAATGTTGAATTTTTTACACCACAAATATAGCATGGCATATCCTCAGTGATACACATTTTTTTATGAGTAGCATTGTAAACATCAGAATTCGAACGCGGGTCATGACCAGGGACGAAATAATCCTCGACCATCTTCTTACTTATTTCATGCACATCTTGTGCGATTCCCTTATCATCAAAACCTTTAGCATAAGAATCACTTCTCAAGCTATCTCCAAAATGATTAAAGAAAAAACAAGCCGCCTCAAAAGCTTTTTTAATATAATTAAAAAATAAATTCATAATTAATACCTCCTCAAAGAGAAGTATGCGAAAAATACTATAATACATATATGCAATTAATATCAATTAGTGACACTCATTACGGAATTTCGACAGACTCTGGTAATGTTGATGACCCCATTAGTGGAATAAATCGAAGAACACAAGACGGATTTCAAGCTTTAGACCAAGTTGTGAATTATGCTATTGAGAATGATGTAAAAGTTTTGATTCATTCGGGCGATGTTTTTGATAATAAAACACCTAGTCAAAATGTAATTAATGCATTTGCAGAAAGACTCAAGAAGTTATCAGATGCAGGAATTCACAGTTATATACTTTTAGGAAATCATGATGCGAGTCAAAGATTAGTAAGAAAAACTGGTCTTGATTTGATGAAAACTTTAGATGTACCAAATGTTTGTGTTACACGCGGTGGCGATATTTTAGATTTAGGTTGGGTTCAAATAGCCTCGATATCTTACTGGTATTTACCAAATGAAATATCAGCAGCCGTAGATGAAGTAGCCTCTCGTATTGATTGGAATAGGCCAGCTATATTAGTTGTTCACTTACAAATAGAATTCGCTGAATTTCCAGGTTCTTTCAAAGAAGACTTACCATTTGTTCCATTGACAGCACTAACTCGTCATAAATGGGCGTATGTTCAAGCTGGGCATATTCATCGGGCACAAATATTAAATCAAGAACCATTTGTGTTTTATGCTGGTTCACTAACTCGACATTCATTTGCAGAGGAAAAAGACCCAAAAACTTTCTGGTTGTCCGAAATCAATGACAATAACGTGGTATTACCCAAGCAAATTCCTGTCGAATGTCTTCGGATGTTAACTCTTAAGGGCACGATGGAAGATATTCGTGCAGCTTTGAAAAAAGCTAAACCTGAGAATTTCGTAAACGTTATCGTAAGAGTAATTGTTAATACAGAAAAAGAAGATATTGACGAGAAGTTCTTTAAGACAATGTTCGCACAAGCTTTCAAATCTCGAATATCAAAAGAAGCTAAAACAAAAGAGCTTAAAAAGATGGATGCGAATGGCTTGAGCAGCATGAAAGAATATGCAGAAAGCTATTTTGCCAAAGAGCCCCGTAAGGTCGAGCTTATGGCTCTATTGGAAGAAATTAGAAAGACGGAAGAAAGTAAGGCCGCAGAGTGAGATTAGATTATATTAAATTACACAACTTCTTTAATCATGCCGATACGGAAATTGATTTTACAGAAGTTGTGTCACCAACACTGGTAACAGGTTCTAATGGGGCTGGTAAGACTTCGGCTATGGTTGAAAGCCTGACTTACGCTTTGTTTGGTGAAACACGTCTTGCCTCAATTGATGATGCTATTCGTAATGAAGAAGACGAAATGAGCGTCACCGTCCAGTTTCATTTGAATAATCAAGATGTAAGAATTACTCGTTCGAAGAAACGCGGCAAGAGCCAAAAGCTTAAGCTGTCTGTTAACGACATTGCTGTTGAAGAATTACTAAGTGAAACGCAGGCCAGAATTGATAAATTAATTGGTCTTTCTTCAGACACGTTCCGTTCATCAGTTTTGCTACGCCAAGACGATTCTAATTTCTTTGTCAAAGCAAAACCAGATGCACGTAAGCAAATTATTGCAGAAATTTTAAATCTTTCACAGTTTGAACGTCTAGAAAAGATTGCTAAAGAAAAACGTTCTACAAACAAAGCTGAAATTAAGGCAAGCCAATATGTTTTGGCAACTATTGAAGACGTAGATATTTCCGAATTAAAAGACCAACTTGCTCGCATTGCTAAAATTCTTTCTAAGCATGGTAAGAAAATTGAATCTGCACAAGCTGAATTGAATGAAATTTGGGAATGGAATGCAGGCGTAAGCGAGCAAGTAAAACGGTACAAGGAAGTTGCTTCAAATAATGAGCTTATAAATCGAAAGATAGCTAAAACTCAGCAAGATATTGAAACGCAGAAGCGTGAATACGAAGAATGTACAGCAGTAATATCTAAATTTAAAGACCCGGCCAAGGTTTTGAAGCAAGCAACTGAAGCGCTTGAGGATTTGCAAGAAAAAATTGCGAATGGTAAAGAGCGCCTTGCGACTGTAAAAGCTGAAATGAACAGTATCGTTGCAGAAGAACTTCGACCTATTGACATTGAAATAGCAACATTAGAACAAGCAATGAAGTCGCGTGACAGTGAACTTCCTAAAATGCGAACAAAACTATCTAAAATGGAAGCTTTGGACGTTTCAGAATGTCCAACATGTTTACAAGAATTAAACAAAAATAAGCATCAAGCATTGCTTGCTGAAATGAAGAAAGATATTGAAAGATTAGAAGTTCTTAATGTTGCTGATAAGAAGAAACTAGCTAAATTACAAGAAAAAAGGTTGTATGTTAAACATGGTCACTCTGATTCTATCAAACTTTTAAATAGCGAAGGATTAGGATTAAATACTGATATTGGCGAATGGTCATCTGATTTGGCTACTGTCAAAAGCGTTTATCAGGCAAAGATTAAAGCCAAAGAAGACTATACCCAAGCAAAGCAACGCGAAGAATTCCTGGTCCAAAAAGGCGACGAACTTGGATATAATTTAGACTTTCTTAAAACACAAATTAAATCCTTACCAGAGGTGACCCTTGAAGCAAAAGACGAAAGCGACATTAAAGAAAAACTTGCAGAGCTTAGGGACCAGCAGAAACAAGCAATTAGCGCACAAGTCGATATCGAGCAAACAATTGCTAAAGCGGAAAAAGACGCAGACAAAAAGCAAAAGCTTACTGAAGATATTGGACGCTTTAAGCAAGAACTTGAACTTTTGGAGCTTCTTTGTGTAGCCCTCTCCAAGAATGGTATCCCGGCATCTATTATTGAAACTGTCTTACCTGAAATTCAAGAGACGGCTAATTTTTATTTAGCAAAAATGAGCGAAAGCACATTCGAACTGACATTCAATACAACTGCTACCTTGAAAAATGGCGAAGAACGTGGTACACTAGATGTTCAAGTATTCGACGGCCATGTTTGGCGTAACTTTGAGTCACTTTCTGGTGGTGAACAATTCAGAGTAAGTCTTTCAATTCGACTTGCTTTGTCTAAGGTTCTATCACGCAGAGCGGGTGTTGAACTGGATTTATTGATTCTTGACGAACCCGCTTCAGCTTTAGACACTGAAGGTAGGGAAGCTTTTTGTTCTACTATAAAATCTTTAAGTGATTCTTTTTCAAGAATATTAATAATGTCACATATACCACAACTTCAAGAAGAATTTGATAGCAGAATAAATTTAAGCAAATCTCAAGCAGGGACTAAAGTACTCTAATGACATTGACTGAACTATTTGGAATATATAAGGAACGAATGATGGATAAGAAAAAGGTCGTTCTTTGTCATTGGCAAACTCAAGAAGGCTTTGAGATTAACAGTGTAGATGAATTTGAAGAAGTAATTCGTAGCTTCGGTAAAGACGAAGTGTATCTTTTGAACGAAGCTGAAAATGAAAAGTTGTATTTCTTTGAATATTTTATCATGTCTCAAACACAACCTTACGTGGTTGTAGTTCGACACCCTTTAATGACCAATGCTTACTGGAAGGACCTTCCTGATAATATAAATGACATGTTTGTATCTGATGAAAGCGGCGTTTACAGATATTTGACTGTTGATTATGGTAAGAAAATTAAAGAATATGTAATTGAATTCCCACCTAACATCGACCAAGATGTTATGGAATTTTGTTCTGGCAAAATGAAGAAGGGGTTTAAAACTCGATTAAATGATAAAGCTTCCAATATTAGTTTACTGATAACAAATAGCAGCCGCTATATTGACTTGAATGCGAATAATTTTGTCACGTATGAACTAGAATCAATTTACCCGGATTGGGAAATTAAAAAGATTACCTCTTTAGCTTTGTCACGCAAATTATGGTCTGACATTAAAGAATTAGGCAAAAATGATTGATACCGAAAAAATGGTTAAAGCCATTAATCACCAGAATTTAAGACACCGCAAAGGCTGGTTTCCTGCCGATGGAATAGGAGAAATTCCAAGCGGTGAACACTTCATGAACGAAGCCGACGAGCTTACTGAAGCGCTTGATACTTATGCCTATTGTTTTGGAAGTTCTGGTGATGGTAGTAACAAAGAAGCCTTTGCCCATGTATTAGAAGAAATGGGCGACGTATTCGCTACTTTGATGCAAATGGCATATCGTTTGGACTTGACCTTTGAGCAAGTAAACCAAGAAGCCGTTCGAAAAATGCGTATAAGATTTGATAACGGTGAACAAGTCAAATTAGAGGATTACAACTAATGCCTACCATTGCAATTATCGACGGCAGCAACATGATTTTTCGGTCATTCTTTGCTGTCAAACTTTTAACGACTAGCGATGGCATTCCAACGAATGCGGTTTACGGTGGCCTAAAGAGTTTCAGAAGCATCATAAACGAATTAAAGCCTGATTATTGTTTGGTTGTTTGGGACTCTGGTAAGAAGAGCTTCAGAAATGATATTGACCCAAATTATAAAGCGCATCGACCGCCCGTGTCCAATGACCTTAAGGTTCAATTTTCAATGCTTCAAGAAGCTTTTTTGCTTTTAGGTGTGCCGCAAATTACAGCGCCACCCAAAGCAGAGTGCGATGACTTGATTGGAACGATTGCGACTAAAGCCTCGGATGCCGGGATGAAGTCGATTATCATTTCATCCGACAAAGATTTTTATCAATTATGTAATGATAACATCAAAGTTTGGTCATTTACCGTAGCTAAAAAGCTCGGCAACGGACTTGTGGACGAAAACTATGTTCGCAATGAATTTGGTGTAAACCCGAACCAACTCGTTCATGTAAAATCTTTAACGGGCGAAAAGACCGATAATATTCAAGGTATCAAAGGTATCGGCCCTAAAACAGCTACAGCTTTGATTCAGGAACACGGTACGCTTCAGAATCTATTGGCACACTTAAAGGCAAATCCAGAACACAAGAGCTATACTATTTATGAAAATAAAAAGATTGCAGAACTAGCTTTAGAATTGGCTATAATTCTAACCGATGTTGAAGTTAACGAAGTCCCTGTAAAACCAGTAGACAAAATTAAAGTTAACGGCGAAAGATTACGAGAATTCTTTACCAGGTATGAAATGCAAAGTTTTATCATTGAATTTTCACAATGGGTCTACATGTTTAATTATAAAACCACTGTTTAAATAAATTTGTTACAAATTCAATTAGAAAAAATTTATAAATTCTTGAATGATGCTTAATGAGCATAGATTGCATATTTCTTTTCATAACAGTTTGTGAAGGAATGCAAAATGACTATCGTAACCAGCCAGAAGTTGTTTGACAAGTACCCAGGCCATCAAGATGAAATCATGGCTATGCTTAAGGCTATATCTCCTGACGTTGATGTATTGCCTATGGCCGATTATATGTGTACAAAAATGCACTGTGATAAGATTGAAAATGGTATTTTGATTGTTGGTGGACCCGACGTTGTACCATTCGCCAGTGTCGCAAACCCTGCAACGGACCCTGACGATGTTGTATTGACAGATTCACCATATGCTTGTACAATAGACTCAACATATTTGATGCCAAATAAGGTAATTGCTCGTCTTCCAGATGAACAATTAAATCCTACATTTGATTATTTGAAAACAATGCTTACAAGCCAAGCTGGTTTCGCTACTGTGAAGTCAACGAATGCTGGTTGGTTTGCTATTGTGGCTCAAGTTTGGAAGGGCATTGCTGATTATATGAACGGCAATTTCCAAATGAACAACGAGAATGTTGCTCCTCCAACTAATCCAAGCACTTTAGCGCCCAATGAAACAATTAAAAAACATGCCTATGTGAATCTGCATGGCGCACAAACAACACCATATTTTTATGGTCAATTTAATAATACGTATCCCATAGCCATGGAACCAGTTCAAGGTAACTTTAAAGGCTCGGTAGGATTTTTTGAAGCTTGCTATGGCGGATATATTACTGGTAGAAATAAAGAAATGTCCATCCCAATGATGGCTTTGTACTCTGGTGCAGTTGGCATCGTTTGCTCCACGATGGTAGCATACGGTCCAAGTGCCCCACCAGCCGCTGCCGCAGACTTCTTAGCTGAAATGTTTTACAATAGAATACAGGCAGGCGAATGTATGGGCGATGCTTTATTGCATGCCAAGCAAGACTTCGCCACCAACCTTATCAAGCGCGATGGTTCATTAAACGGTTCCAATCGCAAAACCTTGCTAGAATTCCATCTATACGGAAACCCAGCAATATTACCATAAAGGAAATATGGGTAGAAAATCATCAATTGATATAAATCAAGAATTTGGAATTTTAAAAGTTACCAAAATTCAGCTAAAAAAAGAAATTTAAATTTTGATTTAGACTCAAAATATTTTATACAACTATGTGAGACACTTTGCCATTATTGTGGTTCCGAACCTACAAATCTTTACATAAATTCAGAAATAAAATATTGTTGGAATTATAATGGATTAGATAGAATAAATAACGATAAAGGCTATACTAACGACAACGTTGTTACTTGTTGTAAACATTGTAATAGAGCCAAACATATTTTATCGTATGACGATTTTATTAAATGGTTAAATAAAATTACTAATTTTAGGAAAGAATTATAAATGTCTTATTCAGTAAAAATAATTTTAGATTCTATAAACGATAATAATCAACGTTTAACAACAATAGAAGCAACATATCCTCGTATAATTCACAGTGAATTAATGACACATAGAGTCATGAGTAGAAACGCCGCTTCTAGTAGAGCAATACCTGTTAAAAAAATATTAGAAAAAGTTTTAACTGACCCATTTGTTCCAAGCTATTGGGGTCAAAACCAAAGTGGAATGCAAGCATCTAACGTTCTAAATCAAGAAGAACAAAATTTAGCAATTAAAGAATGGCTTGCCGCAAGAGATTCAGCTTATGAACATGCAAGTAAATTAGCTAACAATTTAAATGTTCATAAGCAACTTGCAAATCGTATATTAGAGCCTTTTTCTTGGATTACGGTAATTATCACAGCAACAGATTGGCAGAATTTTTTTAAACTTCGTTGCAATCCTGCTTCCCAACCTGAATTTCAAACATTGGCTAATATGATTAAATTGGAATTTAAAAATTCTAATCCTAAATTTTTGAAAAATGACGAATGGCATTTACCATATATTTATTCAGAAGATTTAATTATTGAAAAAAATATTGAAGAATTAAAAAAAATCTCTACAGCTAGATGTGCGCGTGTTTCTTATTTAACCCATGATGGCAAACGCGACCATAATAAAGATTTAGAATTACATAATCGACTTTTGTCAGAAGGCCATATGTCTCCATTTGAACATATAGCCCGACCTGCAAAAATTAATGAAAATAATTTAATGGGAAATTTCAGAGGTTGGATTCAGTATCGCAAGCTAATTCCCAATGAATCTGCTCAAGAATTAAACTAGTCTCTTGACAATCAAGTAGAAACAAGGTATCATGAACATGTCACCTATCGACGTAGCCAAAAATTTTTTAGCGAATAGCGACCAATATGGTCACATGACAGATGGAAAATTCTCAGTAACTGACCACAATTCGGATTTAGACTCTCATATGGTTAATCAATTAGATGGAGTGGACCACACGGATACTCGTGATAATGATTACCATGTCGTAACCGTACAAAAGGACGTACCCGTCGAAGGGTCTGATGGCTTAACAATCCCAAAGATTGTTAAGGTCCAAGTTTCTAAAGCCGATAATTCGATTCAAAGCGTACTTGAAAGCAAATAATCAATGGCAGATAAGATACGCTTTGATTACGCCGAGGCACAGGTTCAAATGACCTGTGCGGTTTGCTCTGAGCAATTCATGGCATTTCCAGATTCCGACAAAAGTAGCTTCTCATGTCCGAGGTGCGATAGAACTTTTGAGTTTACTTATAGCATCAAAGCCTTGAACAGTCAAGAAATTCTTAGGCAGCGGCTCAAAGACGAGCAAGTGCTTAAACGCTAGGTCTTGACAAATGTTCTTGGTTGTAATATAATACAGGAACTATGATGGACGTACTCGTTCTTAATAACAGTTACGAACCTCTCCAGGTGCTTGCACTTCGGAAGGCCGTAAAGCTAATCACCAAAAATCGCGCTGATGTAATCAAAAGCATGGAAGGTCGCAATCTGACAAGCTGCTATGAGAGCATGCCTATGCCTTCCGTCATACGTCTAAATCAATACGTAAACTACAAGCGTAAGCCCGTTCCATATAGCAAAAAGCACGTCCTGGTGCGTGACAAGCATGTTTGCCAATACTGCGGCGTTAAAGACCCTAAAATGACTATCGACCATATTATTCCTCAGTCAAAGGGTGGACTAAACACTTGGGAAAACACCGTGGCTTGCTGCCAGCGATGCAACACCAGGAAGGCTGACTTGTCATTGGCAAAATCAGGTCTTACCCTAAGCTCAAATCCAAAACGACCTTCCCACTTCGTTTTCATGAATCGTTTCTCAAAACGACCTGATTGGGAAGAATTCATGTACGGTAGATAATACTTAAGGAGTATAAATGTCTCACGTTGTAACGGTTAAAACCCAACTAAATGACCTCGGCCTCATTAAAGCCGCGCTTCATTTCATGGGTATTGAATATAAAGAAAATGGCAAAGTCAGAATGTGGGCTGAAGCAACCACTAAAGCTGATTTGGTCATTATTCTTCCACAGTATGACATTGGCATTAAAAAGGGTGCTGATGGCAATTACATGATGGAATGCGATAACTATGCCTGGGGCGAGATTTCCCAACATAAAGCCATGGCTAAGTACCCTAACAGAGGTTACGGCCAAGAGCAATTTGCGGGCATTCTCACCCAGGCAACCAATATCATCAAGGCCCAGCTTATTGCTGCCAGCCAAGGTGATGAACTTCAACTAAGCGAACCCGACCAAAATGGCGTTATCCACGCCCAGGTGATTCAAGCATAATGAAAACTTTTCAAATTCATTTCGACAATCGCGGAAACGTCCTAGTAAACAATATCACAGGTGTTACACTAGGAACGACGGAGTGCGTTAATGTTACTCAACCTTACGTCGATAAATTTGGCGGTATTGTTGACATGGTAATGTTAACCACTGAAGAACAAATTCAAAATAACGAAAGAGAAAAAGAGATTTCATAATGACAAACCTCCCTAAAGAGGGAAAAAGCGTTCAATTTATCCGGCAATTAAATACAATGCTTTGTGCCAGAATGGCTACTTGGGTTGTATCGCAGGAAGAAGAACGCTTTTTGCGTCTATTTAGAAGAATTGCTGTATTGCATCGAGGCGAAGATAACGCTCTTGATACATCTTTTAAAGTTTTATCCTGGTCGGTGACTGAGGGTTTACTTGACCTTATGCCCAGCATGATAGCTGAAAATGGGATATATAAAAACCCTTTAAAAATTTTACAAACTCCAAAAGCTAGCGCAAGCAAAGCGGCAGATATGCAGAAGCAATTTGGCATTACAGGTGAGCCAGCAAAGCCGCTTCCCGTAGTTTCTTTTCAAGAAACATATGAATATGGCATGTCAAATTCTAATAAGAAGGTTTATATCTTAAAAGATATTCACAATTTATTGGACCCTTCTAAGGCTGATTACCCGCAAACCGTTAGAAGAATTAAAGATTTAATTTACCATGTCAGAATTAATGATGGTTTTTTAATATTCCTTTCTCCTACGGCTAGAACTTGTGCCGACTTTGAAAAAGACGTACAAATCTTGCACATGCCAAGGCCAGATGAAGTAGATATTAACGAGTTATTAGATAATGCACTCTCTGATATGTCTGAAGGCAATAGCCTTAAATTAGACATTAATTATACTAATTCTAAGGGTAAGTTAGTGCGTTCTAGTCATCCCGATTCGGATATGTTGCGGGAAAAAATTGTTCAAAATCTTCGTGGTTTGACAGAGACTGAAATCTCCCAAATCCTTGCTTATACCTGTGTCAAAAACAAAGGCTTAGAAGAATCTGCCGTTACAGAAATTAAAGACTCGAAAAAGCAAATTATTGAAAAAAGCGGTGCGCTTAAGTATATCGAAGTGCCAAATAATATTGGAGTTGGCGGGCATGAAGAATTCAAAAAATATATTGAAGGTCGCGGACTTTATCTCAACAAGAAAATTAGGGACCAATATAATTTAAAGGCACCAAAAGGTGTCCTCCTAGTAGGCGTTTCTGGTGCGGGTAAATCATTACTTGCTCGTTACGTTGGCTTCCAATGGAACATTCCGGTCATTAGATTGAACTTTGATTCTGTTTTTGGTAAATATTTAGGTGAATCAGAAGATAATCTTAATAATGCCTTATCTATTGCCGAGGCTAATGCACCATGTATTCTTTGGATTGATGAACTAGAAAAAGCCCTTGGCGGTACCGGAAGTAGCGGCGATTCAGGAACGGGTTTGCGAATTCTTGGCAAAGTTTTAACCTGGATGCAAGAGCGTGAAGAAATGGTATTTATGTTTGCAACGGCAAATAATGTATCTAAATTACCTCCTGAACTGCAAAGAGCGGGTAGGTTTGATGCAAAATTTTGGTTGGACCTTCCAAATATCACAGAATGCAAAGATATTTTTGAAATTAAAACTAAAGAAAATAATTTTAAATTAGAATTCTTAGACCTCATGAAATTAGCTAACCAAGCATATGAAAAACAAATGACTGGTGCTGAAATTGAACATGCAGTAATTCAAAGCGTCTATGCGGCTGCGGTAGAATCTTCTAAAACAAATAAAATCGTTCCTATAACAGCAGAATTAGTTAGCAATGCTGTGAACGATATTCATTCACATGCCTCAAGCCATAAGGAAGAACTTCGAAGAGACAGAATGAAAGCGCTTGAAGATTATACTTTTTCAAGTAAAGAAACTCACGAAATGGTTTATAAATTGTTTAATTAATTACCTCAGTATCAAGAGTTTTTCACAGTTACGTGTATAAATTTCTGAAACCGTACTATGATATATGTATGAAGTCGCGCGAGCGACAAAAGCATAATACAAGAGGAGAATAAAAAAATGGCAAATACACAAGAAGTAGTTCAAGGTCAAGCTGGCGGAGAAACATTGTTCGCAACTCGTGGTCCAAAATACATGGCAAAAATTGGAAGCAAAGGCGGTAAAGCTGTTGTTAAACGTTATGGCAAAAATTATATGACATTAATTGGAGCTTTGGGAAATAATGCCCAACATGATAATATGAGCAAAACAAGACAGTTAAACGTTGAACGAGCGGCAAGACGCATTGTTAAAGAAAAAAGCTAATACCGGGGCAAAAATAACAAGTTAATTTCGTACATACGGCACCTCCTTGCATAACATATGTCTGGAGGTGTTTTAATGAATAAAACATGCAAAGATTGCTTAATAGATTTGCCATTAGATGATTTTAGATTAAAAAAAATTATTACGAAAGTACTTGTAAAAAATGTGCAAATCACAGTCCAAGATTGAGAAAAAAAGTTGCCCCAAATTATTCTTTGAAAATAAAAAATTGTACATTCTGTAAAAATAGTTTGCTAATAAATTTATTTCATAAAAATAGTCGCAATAAAGATGGTTTTAATAATCATTGCAAAACGTGCATTGGAATAAAAAAGAAAAATAATTTTATTCCAAGAAAATCTCATGGTAGCAAACAATGTTATAAATGTAAAACTCAAAAAGATGTATCTGAGTTTTACAGTGATAAGCAAGCTTTTGATGGCCTCAGTAGTAGCTGTAAAGTTTGTTCAAATCATTCGCGTAGAATGAGAAAATACAATCTAACTTCGGAACAATATTTTTTAATAATAAACACAACTAAGTCATGTAGAATATGCTTAGTGACTTTTACTGACAACACACAAACACATATTGACCATTGTCATATAACAGGAACTATGCGCGGGCTTATATGTTCAAATTGTAATTATCTATTAGGATTTGCTAAAGATAATATAACAACTTTAGAAAATGCTATAATCTATTTGAAAGAAAACAAAAATGAGCGCTTATAATTTTGCAATTGATAAAAAAATAGGTGATGTAGCCGAAGATGCAGTACTAAAAATATTGCATGATAATGGCTTCCTGAAAGCTTTTCGAGTCCCAGGGAAAGAAGTTCGATGGGACATTATCATACCAGAAATTGATAAGAAAATAGAAGTTAAAAACGATTTGATGGCTGAAAAAACTAATAACTTAGCCATTGAAATATATAAACAAAGTGGCGAAGCAAGTGGTATTATGGCATCACAATCTGACTTTTGGATTATCTTTGCCGCAGGTGAGATTTATATGCTTGACAGAGTTAAGTTAAGAGAGTACTGTATTAATAATGCTACTTCGCACCGCATTGTTATGGGCGGAGACAGAATGGCGACACAAATGATGCTCGTGCCCATTGCCGAAATTAAAAAACAAAAATTCTTTGGTAGGTTAGGATAAATAAATGCCAATTATCACAGTAGACAACCCGCTTCACGAACGTATTTTACACAAACCTTGTAAGAAGGTAAAAGATTTTAATTCAACTGAGATTTTTATTCTCATACAGGAAATGCGTAAAATCGCTTCGAACCCAGGAGCGGCAGGCGTTGCTGCACCACAACTAGGTAAGAGCCTTCGTGGTTTTGCCTTGTCAACTAATAAAAATTACCCACCTGTCTTTTTGTTCAATCCAGTTCTAAGAGGATTTAGCGAAGAAATGCATGAAGTAATGGAGGGATGCCTTTCAGTTCCCGACAAAACTATGCGCCTTCAACGTTATAAGCAAATTAAGATTAGCTGGCAGGATGAAAAAGGTAATACACATAATAAGAATGGTATGAAATACGAGTTTACTTTCGATGGGTTCGAGGCTCAAGCTATTCAACATGAAATGGACCATCTTGACGGCGTTCTATGTTCTGACCGTGCAGATGAAGTATTTGATTCAAGCCAGTTCCAAAAGGCTTTCGAAGAAGCAGTACAACAAGAATCAGAAGCGCAAATTGCTACCCCGGACTTAGAAGAAATTGCAAACGGATAAATGAGCGATAAGCTTTTTGTAGGATTACATAACCATAGCTATTATTCATTGCAGGATTCAATTTCTGCACCCGATGATATGGCCCGTAAAGCCAAAGAATTAGGCATGAATGCATTAGCTATTACGGAACACGGAACGTTAGCGTCATGGCTTCAGTTTCGTGATGCCTGCAAAAAGCATGGAATCAAACCAATTTTTGGTCTAGAAGCTTACTTTGTAGACGATGTATCAGAAGTCTATCGAGCTAATGAAAAGATTGTTACGCTTCAAGATGTTGTTGATGAATTAAAAAAAGAAAAGAAGCCAACTAAAAAAGAAAAAGTAGAACTTCTTAAAGCACAAAATAATGTGCAAGAAACACAAGAGATTCGCAATAAACTAAAAAAGTACAACCATCTTATCCTTCTTGCCAAAAATTGGGAAGGTTGCCAAAACCTTATAAAAATCCATAACGATTCAGTTATCGACGGCATTTACTACAAGCCAAGAATAGATTGGTCTGTATTAGAAAAGCATAAGGGTGGTTTAATCGCCACCACTGCTTGCCTCGGTGGTCGTATTTCCAAGCTTCTAGAAGCGAATGACGCTATCGGTGCTGTAAATACTATCGCTAGATTCAAACAAGTTTTTGGACCGGATAATTTTTATCTTGAATTACAGCTTCACGATATCAAATTACAGACAGAAACCAACCATAAAATCATTGCTTTGGCAGAAGCGACTGACACTCCTATGGTCATTACTTGTGATTCACATTATATTGACGAAGGTCAGCATACTACTCGCGGTTTGATTCGCCAGCTTGACAAAGAGCCGGATGAAATTAACAACGATGACCAGCTTACAGATTTGTTTATTAAGAACGAAGATTTATTGCTAAAATCATGGCGCAAGTACATGCCAGGCAAAGACCCTTCAGTATTAGCTGAAGCGATTTTAAACACTAGGAAGATTGGGGATATGGTTGAAAAATATCCCTTTGATACTTCGCTTAAGTTCCCGATTTTTCAATCAGGCGATTTGACCCAGGAAGACTTTTTGAGTAAAGCAGCCTGGGAAGGTTTAAAGCGCAAAGGTTTAGACCAAAGGCCAGAATATGTGCAAAGACTACAATTGGAATTAGATACTGTAAACCCGTTGGGTTTCGCTTCATATTTCAACATTGTAGCCGATATTATTAGTGAAGCTAAAAAGCATCAACCCGTAGGTATCGGACGCGGTAGCGTCGGTGGTTCATTGCTTGCTTATGTTACTGATATTAGCGGCGTTGACCCTATCGAAGCTGAATTGTATTTTGAACGCTTCTTAGATAAATCAAAGGGCGTAATTCCACCAACTTTTGGACTTGGCAACGAGATTGCAAATGTCCAACTCGACTATGACAAAATTCTTGGAGAATGTGCATGTCACAAACCGCACAGCCATTAACTGATTGTGAAATTTTAGAAAAGCTTGTAAGAGCAAAACTAGAAATCACACCTCGACACGAAAAAGAGCTTGAGCTATTAGCCCAGGCTCCTAATTTCATTCCTAAAGCTTTCCTTCAAGCATATCAGCATATCGTACTTGAAGGCAATTCTACTGCTTTAGTTCCAATCAATGAATGTCATTCTCAAATTGCTATCGACTTGGGGCTTACAACGTCTCCGGTTGGTCATACTTCTTTTCACTATCCTGTAAATCCAGGTGATTTGCCAGATATTGATACGGACTTTGCATTTCCAGCTTTGGTTAAAGAATACATTGTAAAGACATATGGTGAAGACCGTGTTGTTGGTATTCCAACCTATGGACGATATAAAGTCAGGAGTCTTTTGAACGACTTGTGCCGCGTTATCGTGGACGAAGATGGTGACCAAATTGTTTCGCCTGAAGAGGTCAAAGAGCTAAATAAGAAGCTTCCATTCAAGATTGATGCACAAATCGCAGGTGACATGGCCGATGATGACGTTATCGAAAATGATGATGAACTTCTTATGAGCCGTGAAGAAATTTTCACCAACACCGACATTCAAGACTTCCAGCGAAAATTTCCACGAGTATTTGAGCATTTCAAGCTTTTGTATGCTCTTCCAAAGTATCGTGGTCAACACGCCGCAGGTGTAGTTATTCTACCTGAAACGGCGCGTACAACGCTGCCCTTAAGTCTTACCAAGAAGAATCTTTGCACAGAATGGATTGAAGGCCAAGGCGTCAACGAATTAGGTTCTGTTGGAGTTATTAAGGTCGATATCCTTGGGCTCAAAACCCTGAAGGTGCTTGATACTTGCAATAAACTAATTATGTCTAGGTACCAATTGGAAGGCGATACACCGAGTCCTTGTGCATGCAAGAAGCAAGGCAAGGTTTGCCGAACCGATTACAAGCTGCCATTCATTGTTCGAGAATCCACAGGCGAAAGATTAATCAATTTTAATGCCGTTTGCTTGAATATTCCAAAGGTCTACAAAGCCATTGGTAACTTTCAAACACAGGGCGTATTTCAGTTTGAGCCAGAAGGCATCAGTGCTTTTACGCACAAGTATAACCCTAAAGAGTTCTATGACCTTGCTTTAATCACTGCATTGTTCCGTCCTGGTCCATTGGATGCTAGACTTGACGATAAAGGCATGCCAATTGACCCAGAACTGCCTGAATATAAAAAAGCGACTTCTGCTGCCTTCCAGTTCATTGACCGTCACAACGGGCAAGCAAAGGTGTATTACGCGAGTCCTAAGCTTGAGGATGTTCTTAAGAAGAATTTCGGCATTGCAGTTTTCCAGGAAGACATTAGCCGAATCGTCATGAAAATGACCGGGTGCGGATTCGCCGAGGCTGAAAAAGTTCGTAAATTCTTAACAAAAGTCAAGCCTGAATTAGTTAAAACCGACCCAGACACAATTGCAAAGCTAAAATCATTCGAAGATAAGTTCACAAAACAATCTTTGGAGCAGGGTGCCACGGCAACAGAAATTGAAGCCGTATGGAACCTTATTGTACCCTTTAGTCGTTATGGATTCAACAAGGCCCATGCTTGGACGTATTCTTTAATTAGTTTTCAAACAGGCTTTTGTCGCACTTTGTTTCCACTTGAATATCTTACTTCACTTATGATTCACAATGTGCATAATTCACAGGGTAAAGATAAGGTTATCGAATATATTAGAACTTCCCAAAAATTGGAGTATAAAGTTCTAGCACCGAGCTTAAATCTATCCGATAGTAATTTTATTATTAACGAGAAATCGGAAATTGTAGCGGGCTTGACGCTGATTAATCGCGTTGGCGAAAAGGCCGCAAAACTTATTGTAGATAATAGAACTGAAGTTGGACCATTTACTTCAATCGAAGATTTTCTATCTCGTAAAATCAGATGGCAAATTGCCAAGATTGACGTTTTAAAAGCTCTTGTTCATGCAGGTGCATTTGATGAATTTTCTCCGAATCGTGCATTAACATGGGCTAAAATTGAAATTGCCAAAAAGAAAAAGAAGCTTGAAGATTTCGAAATGGTCGAGCTTGGCACTGATGAAAACGACAATCCTATCAAGGAATTGCACGTAGAAGATTATTCTAGCAAAGAGAAGATTGATTTCGAACGTGAAGCCTTCGGATTTTTACTAGAAGATTACGTAACCAAGAACAAAGCTAAAATCGAGAAATACCGACATACTTTGCGTTCAATTGCTGTACAAAAGAAAAAGCAAGAAACCGTTGGTACGATTGAAGAAATCAAAGTAATGAATCAAAAGAACGGCGAGAAATACGCACGAATTACAGCAACTAACGTTGACGGAATCAAAGAACAATGGTTAGTTTTTGCCAATGTATGGAAAGTATATAAAAATTCTATCAGGGTTTTTGACACCTATTTTGCTTTAGGTAAAAAAGATGAAAGAAGCTTCTTGGTAGATACAATTCAACCACTTGGCGACGTAATTAATTTAGAAGATTGACTTGTTTAATTATGTGTTTCGTGATATAGTACACATAAAGCGATTACCTTACATTTTGGAGTATTACTGGAATTTATGAATTACAAACTAGAGAAAAAGAAATCACCGATTAAGAAGTATCTAGATAGAAATACTGAGCGAGAGCTTATTAGACAATATCAATTAACAGGTGAGGCTAAATATATTGAACAATTATTAATCGCTCATACTGCTTATATTCAAAAAGTCGCATCAGAGCAGTACCAAAAATTTGGTAAAGTAGTCGAGTATGAAGATTTAGTTCAAGAAGGCAGAGTTGGTCTTATCAAAGCGGTAAAGAAGTTTAAGCTCGATAGAACCTCTATTAATCCTAATACAAATGCCGTTGTAGCTAATCAAGCGCTTTTAACTTATGCACATAGTTATATCTTATCAGAAATGCAAAGCCTATCACATAGGTCTAATGCAACGCATATTCCTGCACATACTTTGAGAGCTATTCAGTTCGATATTAAGAATCCTGGATGCAACACGGAAGAACGCAAGGAACTTGCCAAAAGAGCTATGAAAGCGGATTCTTTAGATTGGCATTTCAATGGCGATAATACTGGCGGAGACAACGAACGTCGAAGCCCAAAAATGATTGCTGAAAACGGCGACTTAGACCCTACTTTTGAACAAAGCATTACCCATGTTTTCTCGCCAGATAATCAAAGAGCCATTGGTATGTTAACCAATAAAGAATGGAAAATTGTTCAAATGCGTCTTGGCCTAGTAAACGGCGAAGAAGGCATGACCGCCAAGCCAAGTTTCATAGCAGAAGAATTAGGTATGCCTCTTGAAGAAGTCGAAAAAACATTCAAGCGAGCAAAGAGAATTTTGAGCAAAAACTTAGTAAAATTAAAGGATTAATATGGAAGATAAAAGGTATAATCTGCTTCTGTTAAACATAGAATTAGCTCGTTTGGAAAAAGAACTAGGGCTAACATTCGAAGGCAAAGAGAAGATTTTAGAACTTGTAGAAAAAGTCACAAAATACAATGAAATAATGCGTGTTAAAAACGACGCATATAGTGAAGGCTACAGACGCGGCTTTCATGATGGCTCGAATATCCCAGAATAGCAAAAGGACACCTTTTAAAGGGTGTCCTTTTATTTAGACTTATTCCACAGAAATCAAAGCCACATTAGAAGTTTTAGGTAAGTTAAATAAACCTGTAAAGGTTTTAAGAACAAGCCGGGAGTATTTCATCCCGGCATTCTTGAAATTAGCTAAATACTACTGAGCCGTCGCCGTATACTGACGAAGCTAATGGTGCGCCAGTGGTGAATCCGCCGCTTGCTACTGTGCTAGCAGTAGAAAGAACAAGTGTACCATTGCGAAGCAATTTTGCGAATTCTGCTACGTCATCGAGGTAAGGTGTCTTACCGTCTGAGTTAACAGCATAAAGATTGTTGTGGTGGATGTTCGTACCACGTAGACGTGCGTCGTAATCGGCCAATGTCAAGAACTTTGTCTTGCCAGCTTCAACAACGGTGCTACGAAGAATACCGAATACTAGTGAAGAAGTTGTGGTGTTTTTGATTGCGATTGAGTCGGTTGCACGGGCTGTTGCGCCGAAAGTTACAATTGCCATTATTTTCTCCTTGAAATTAAGACTGTGGAATGGTCTTCTAGAAATAGATATTTAAGCTATCGTAATAATTAACAATAGCGGGGTCTATTTAGTGATTTGATTTTGATAAAGCACACATAGTATACCAGCATCATGCTGGTACCATTTGCCATCGACGGCATAGGCTATTGTGGCAATTTGTTTAATCCACTTAATACATTTGCCGTCTTTAGACGATACTGAGGATTTCTTTGTATCATGCACTATTTTATTATGTGGAATGGCTTTGGGTAATGGTGCAAGACCTAAAAAAGAAATCGTTAGAAAAACCACGATACATTTGTACATCGGAGGTCATCCTTTTGGATTTTCTCCTCTGGCAAATTACATACCAAGTGCTATCCAGGAAACATGACTTGTGACTTCCATGTTGCCTAAATTGATTAGCTTGGCATCAAAGTCTTCGGTAGTGGTGTTTTCTGTTTGAGCGTTAGGGAAGCCGCCTTCACTGTTCTGTGCTTCTGTTAATACGATACAAGACTTATTGAATGGAACAGGGAACTTAATCTTGTTAGTAGTTGCAGATTTTTTAACAATTGTATACTGTTCTGACAATCCCCACTGGATAAGTAGAGGTCCAACTTGCATAAAGCTATCAGCACCAAAATCTTTGACGTTACTTGTATCTACGTCAAGCATTTTTAGTAAAGGCCAGGTGGTATAGAATTTGTCTAGAACCGCTCCAACCACAATGGTCTTCGCGTCTCTGCCTTCCAAGAATACGTCGGCAAAATTACCAACCTTTAAAGTTTTTGTTTCATCAATAAATAGATATTGATTTGGCTCCAACTTTATTTCCTGGCTCGGAATCAATCCTAAGATTCCGTAAGACTTATCACTTGATATACCTAAAATATGTAAGCTATCAAGAATTTTAAATGTATTGGCACTCGAATCGTATGAACAGTTGCCTGTTAACAAAATGTTTGTACGAGCATTCAAGGCATCCAACTGAGTTTGACCGCCGCCAGCTAAGTCATTGACATAATCAGTGATACTACCTGTGAATGAATGATTGCCTTTAAAAGCCTTCGTATCTTCGGCAAATAGCGCCTTTGAAAGTTCAATACCGTGCGTGTCTACATCAGGTCCTTGTGCCGAAGGATTTGCAATGTCCCACATGCTGTGGAATAGGCCGTCGCTTGGGTCTAGAATGCCTAATACAACGGTACGCTTAGTATTGGTCGTACCATCTAAATTATAAACTTTATCAGCTAAATTATAAATGACGTTGGAAATATCACCGTCAAGAGCATCTTTGACTTGAATTCCTAATTGCTGGACAGGCAAGTAAGAGGCAACTGGAAGATGGTTTTGAAGGTCAAGCTGTTCGGCAAATTGAACGAATACATACTGGTTAGGATATACAATTAATTGTGTGCCTACTGGAACATATCCGAAACGACCATCCCCGAGGAATACGTTAAGCTGGCTTGTAACAGTGATATTTGAATGGTCACTTGGAACTGCATTTACCGTTGCTACGGCTGTGGCATTATAGATTGTACCCATGTATGAATAAGAAGCCGTAATGTTTTCAACAGTGGCAGATGTTAAATTACCTGGCGCAGTGTATAGACCGCCAGAAGTAATGGTTCCATCGGCAATATCTCCGCCAGGTGTACCATTTACGGCATACGATGACGATGAAGTTACATCAGTAGAAGCTCCGCCCACAACCAAAGTAACGGCATACTGCTGTTGCTGACCTGCATTTAAAGTTGTATTTGCAGGTGCGATTGTAAGCTGTGGAGCAGGCGATAATTGGACTTGTGCAGAATCTGTCAAATACTTATTTTGTGCAGAATCAAAGTACTGTACGCTTACTACTATAGTTGAAGGTGGTGTTGACCCAGGAGCGGCATATAAGCCACTTTGAGTAATCGTACCATGTGTACTTTCACCGCCGATTACATTATTTACAAACCAAACAGTATTTGCACCAGAACTTACGTTTGTTCCATTGCTGCCTTGATAGAAAACAGCGTTAAATTGGAATGTTGAGCCAGCCGTTACAGTCGCGGTATGCGGATTAATGGCTAAACTATCATTACTACTTACAATAAATTGAGCGCTTGAAGAATCGCCGCAATCCGAATGTAAACGAATCTGGGTGGCACCAGCCGTTGTGTTTGGAACAGTAATTACTACAGCAGTATCAGTCCAACTAACAATTACACCAGATACATTGTTAATGTAAACTGCCGAATTTCCGTCTTGGGTTCCAAAGTTAGTACCGTTTAGTGTAACTTGAGCGCCAGGAGGAGCCTGAGTCGGGCTTACACTTGTAAGATTAGGTTGACCTAATACAGTGAATGGCGAAGAAGTTGGCGGATTTACTCCGTCAGAAATTGTCAAAGTTGTTGGACCTGCGGCAGTTGAAGGTACGACGACTGTTGCAGTAGTTGTGCTTGTGACATTCAATGTAGCAGGTGTGTTATTGATATTTGCAGTATCGCGGGTACCATTAAAATTAGCACCAGAAATACTGACGCTTTGACCAACGCAACCAGAAGTCGAAGAAACCGAAGTAATTACTGGTGGACTTGCAGGTGGTGTCGCACTGATTAGGTTTAATGATAAATTAAGCGGAGTATCATTGCTTTTACCATAGGCGCTTCCGCCCGTTCCCTGGGTTGTTGATAGGGAATTTACGTCGGCCAAAGTAATTGTATTTGTATTATTTGGAGGATACCAGATAACACGAGGAATGTTAGCACCGTTATATGAAACTGTATCGTAAACTGCCGTTTGTACTGGCTGGTAGCCAACATAATTTGTAGTAAAAGTGCCAGTAGATGGTGGGCTATAAACATAATTACTGGCACTGTTATATGCGTATTGTGCAACGCCAGTGCTTGCGCCAATTAAAGTATGACCATTAACGCCTGGCGCACCAAGAATGATGTATTGTCCTAAATTATCGTTGGCATTAGTAAGTTTTTGTATTCCAGCAGACTCTGGTGTTCCATCAATATATGCATGGAGGTTGAAATAAGTCTTATCTGTTGTTGGACCAACAATGCTATCTACGCCATTATCACTGGTGAAATAGAAACCGTGAGTAACTGCTGAGAAAAATGAATTCGTATTGTTTGAAGAATCTACAAGTACAATTACTCTTTGCCCATTTGAGTCCACACCTTCGGCAAAATAACCCTCTTGAATACCCTGACAACCATTACCATCTGGAACCGAGAAATACTGTTCTACTGTCCCGCCTGTTGGTCTTGTGATTGTTATCGAACCAGTTCCTGGTCCGAAAGCAGCAGAACTTAAAGCAGCTAGGCTCTTTGAACTATTCATTGAATGTGCAAATTCACCACGAGTCAAAGGACCTGTTTGCAATCCAGTACTGATTGGAGTAGCGGATAGCTTACCCGAAACAGAAGTACCGCGCCAGAACTCTCTTGATAAGGCATATTGAACTTCTGTAGTTATAATATCAATTTCTTTTTGTAAGAAAGAATTCGCTTCTTCGATGTAATCTTTAAGGTTATTCAGTTCGCGAGCAGTAACGTTAAATCCTTCATAAAAAGGGCAATCAAAATATTCAGCAAGAGAGCTAACTGTTCCAGAACCAGCATCATAATAACTGTACGTAATACGCACTCTTGAAAAACCAGGTTCTACTTTAGCTAAGGCACTGTTAACAAGAACAACACTGTAAGTGTCCTGGCTAGAAGGGGTATTATAAACTTTTGAAGGAAAATTAATTGAGTAGGCATTAGAAGGTAAATTTAACTTAGTTGATGGAGCACTAATGTCAGATGCATTAAAGCCCGCCGAAGCCACACTGGTATCGCGGATTAACTTATCGTCTGTCGTGATAGAATAGCTAAAATCAGCATTTCTTTGATATTGAAAAGCTGGTGCTGGGTCAAACAAGCAAATGATTTCGGTAATCAAACTTGCCGTATGCGATAAATTAAAATTCAAAATTGTTGACATATTTTATTCCTTACGAACCAATTGCTACCCAAGCAATATTTTTATCATCACAAATATAGTCGAACGAGTCCAATCTGGTATCCGTGATATTTAACGATTTTTCGCCTTGAATCTTGTAAGACTTTTCAAACGGTACAACTAAGTTTACTGTGCCTTTACTTTTACCAATCTTACCCCATTGAATGAGCATGCTTCCCATTTTAATGTAATCATTTGACAATTCTTGAGTCGAGTAATCAAACTGGGAATTTTGTGCCATCAAGAAAGGCCATGCAGAGTAAAACTTATCTAATAAAACACCTAATACAAAAGTATTTGAGTTAAGCTCCATTAGGTCATTTAGAGGGGCCGATGTTATCTCACTACCATTATAGTAGAGAACGCTGTTTGGAGCAATTTTTACCGTCTTACTATTTGATGTAAAGGCAACTTCAAACTTGTTGCTTTCAGAATTAACCTGAATAAGCTTTAATGGTGATGTTATCTTGATACTTTTACCATTATACTCCAAAACTCCAGTCCACATCGACTGAATTTTATTAATAACAGGTGAAGTATCCAAAGACTTTGCCACGCTTAGTTTTTCTTTAGCAAAATCTTTAAAATCAGCAACCATGTCGTGAGATTGAACCGAGGTGGTTGGCTGTGCAACAATATCAACGTCTGCTCCTTGTGATACTTTAATGAAATCCCACATACTTTGAAAAAAGCCAGAAACAGGGTCGCAAATTCCCAAAACTACAGTATATGGTTTTCTGTAAACATCATTAATATCACCAATTGCCGAAGAACCCGCTACTTGTACCAAAGTACCTTCGTTATAAAGATATCTTGGCAAATCGTCAGCTTGTGCAGCATGGGTCGTTAACATCAAAGATTGGCTACCACCAAGATTTAATGCATTTAAAGTAGGCCCAAGGCTATCCTGGTACGTTGCAAAAAGATATTCTCCAGGGTTTAAATTGGTACTTGCACCCTTAAGAATAAATCCATGACGACCATCCCCAAAGAAAATGTTAATTTGACTATCTACGGTAACCACACATTGTCCACTTTGAACTTGGGTCTGATAAAGTGTTGCTACCGCATAACCAACAAGCTGAATAGGTTGGTTAGGCGGAGGCGGCATCGCAGTATATGTTGCGGAAATCTTAACGACGTTGTAGTCCGTTGGCACATAATGTGCTGGCGGAGTATAATATCCACTTGGTGAAATTGTTCCATGATATGAATCCCCGCCATTGATTCCACTTACTGACCAGCTTGACGCTTGAACAGGACCAACATTTGTGTTGTCAATGTAAAGATTAGCGGTAAACTGTTGACCAGTACCTGGAACCGGGAGGGATACTGTCTCTGGGCTTACACGAAGCATGTAGCTTCCCTGATGCGTTACAATAGGCGGATAAACTGGTGGTACAATTGTATTTGGTTTTGTTATTGTAACAGAAGCTGCCGCATTTAATGGTTGACCATTTGAAATATACGTGACTTGAACTGCAACCGGATTAGTACTAGGAATCGCAGCAGGCGCAGAATAATTACCTGTAGAATCAATTGTTCCATAGGTTGAATTACCACCTTGTATGCTTTGAACATACCAAGTTACCATACTTGATACGTCTGAAGAAGCACCTGATGAATCCGTAAAAGTTGCAGTTAATTTTTCAATTGAACCAGTATTTACAGTCGAAGAGCTTGGTGTTATTACCAGGGTTGCAGGTGGTGGCGGTGGAGCAGCACATGAGGCTGGAATGACCAAATTAACATTTGTATTTGAAGTGCCGTTCGAGCCAAATACCTGAATAGGGTACGAATTTGCATTAGACGATAGATTTGAAGGAATAATTACAGATATAGTGTAATTAGTACCGTCAGCCGTGCTTGGCGCACCATTACCAGTAAATACTTGACCGCCATTGACAAATCTAACTTGTGCGTCAGCAGAGAAGTCAGTTCCTGATACGGTCACTGCCTGACCTGGGCATGCTTGAGTTACACTTAAAATATTAGGAGCGGGAATTGTTTTCACGGGAACTGTGGCCGATTCAATATTTAATCCTGATGAAGCGCCTAAAATTGTGTTTTTGTAAGCATAATGAAATTGTGAATAAGAAGGGTTTACTGGAGGAAGAGTTGCAGGCGCTGTATAAAATCCATCATTTGTGATTGTTCCAGAAATTGAATCACCACCAGGAACAGCTTGAATATCCCATTGCCCTAAGCTAGTTACGTCTTGACTTGTGCCATCGGCTTTTTTTAACGTAGCAGTTAATTGTTGACTTTGGCTTACTATAACGTTTGCATAATTAGGTGTTACAGTTAAAATATCTAGTAGTGTAATTTGGACATATACACCGCTGTATAAATTTTGATTATTATATACATAAGTTGCTGCAACGTCTAGAGGATTAAAATCAGGATAAAGCGATGGTGCTGTATAAAGGCCATTGCTTGTAATTGTTCCATAGGTTGAATTTCCGCCAGGAAAACTATGAATAAACCAGTTAACAAGCGAAGTTACATCCTGGGTAGAACCATCCGATTTTGTTAATATAGCAGTAAATTGCTGAGAATTATCCAAAGGAACTTGAGAAATATTCGGCGTCACAGTTAAGCTTGCTGGTGGCGCAATAGTTGTTGTTCCTAATAAGAAAACGTCTAAACCACCAGCAACAGAACTATCTGTACTTGAACCGTAATTCATAATGTATGAAATGGTTACAACATCGCCACCATAAAAGGTAACAGGAGGCTTGATTCCAGTGCGGTAATCTGTATCCCCAGGACCTTGATAAAGCACACTTTGGCCTGTTGTATCATTAATTGTCCAAGTTCCACGAGAAGATGTAACCGACATATCAATACTTGTAGCTGTTGATGCTGGAGAACTATTAGTGTTTCTAAAATATTGAAATACATGTGCAAGTAAAGTGAAACCTTGAGTGGGATTACCGGGAATAGTTAATTGCAAATTATTTGTTGCTTGGCCTCCAGCAATAGTATTTGCCTGACTAGCTTCATAAGTATTTCCTGAAGGCCAATATGTATAAGGCCCAACGTTTTGCTCAATATACGGATTGGTTTGTTCAGCTTGTTGAAATGGGGTTATAGCCTGATTTGAGCAATCTCCGTACTTGTAAATAGCATCGCAAACTGCAAGAACTTTTACTTCAACGTAATGAGTTCCGGTATCAGATGTAATTGCAAGCAAAGAAGTAAAATCAGTATTACCTTGTGGTGGCGTCCATACAACGTCCGTGCCGGATGCAACATAAACAGTACCAAAAGTTCCACAATTTGTTGTGCCAAAAGTGGTATTGTCATAAAAATCAGCAGTGACAGTCGTGGTTGAACTACGATAATCAGTAATAGTCAAACTTGTATTAAGAGCAGTTGTGAACGTGCTTGATGGCGTGGGGCAACTTGTGGTTGGAGTAGTTGTACTACCTGTTGTTCCAGTTCCAGTTCCAGTTCCAGTTCCAGTTCCAGTGGTAGCTCCAGTATCTGTTCCTGGAGCAACATTTCGAGTAAGCTTAGGTAACAATTCACCAGAATTTGCTTTACTTATTGAACCTACTGAAACAATTCTAATAGATGAAACTGCGCTTACGCCAGAATAAATTGCTTCGACGTGTACAGTTTGATTACGTGGAACAAAAGCAGGAGCTTGATATAATCCACCGCGTGAAATTGTTCCAACATTAATATCGCCATTTTGAATTCCATTTACATAATAATCAACTTTTTTTACTTGATTTCCACTATTGTAAACTTTAAACAAAATGGTATGACTTGGTTCAACGATAATAGCACTGGGGCTCATCGTCAAAGTTCCAAGTGATGGAATAACTGTAGCTGATGCTTTGGCGAATGAAGCGCCAGTAGAAGAAACATAATTAGCTGCTACTGCAATATTAAAAGGCGAAGCTACATTTGGAGGAGCGGTGTATAAACCATTAGCATCAATATTTCCGTGAGCCAACGTCCCTTTGCCAACGTTTCCACTAGCATCAATTAAAGACCAATTTGCAGAAACTGGTAAACCATTGAAAAATGCTTTAAAGGATTGGCTTGCATTTCCAGGAATTACATTAACATCAGGAGTTACCTGAAAAACATCTTTGTAATTTTTTGGAACAATATTCAATATGAAAGATGCAGTTTTGTCATTTACCGTTTTAATTTCAACATAACCGCTTGTGACGCCGCTAGGAACTTGAAAATTAATATCTGAGAAATTCCAACTTTCAATAAAGGCACTGACTCCATTATTAAAAGTCACTGTGCCCGGAATAATACCAAAATTATTACCTAGCACAACTACATAATCACCAACTGAAGCATATTTTCCTGCGGTTGGAGTTAGCACTCGTTTTACAGAAGGTAATCCTATTACAGTTAAAGTAGCAGGTCGAGTTCTTACGATGCCTTTGTTCCCTACGTAAAGCACAAAATTATACGTAAAATTAAATGAAGGTGGCAGAGTCACCGAGAAAGAATTTAGTCCGGTTTGTGTTGCGCCAAGAGGATAACCACTGATGTATAAATCATCATCTTGAATTAAATTGCCACCAGTTACAGTGACGGTAAAAGTATCGCCTCCAAGAACCGTAGGCGGTAATGAGGAAATAACAAATCCAGGCGTTAAAGTTTTTGGAAGTATTACTTCTTTTTCTTTAAGCTGTAAGAATTTTTGGTCAAGTTCTGCTACTGCTTCAAAAACTGGCAAAGAGTGAGCGGCCAATGAAGGTTGTAGGCCCGCAGAAGCTTGAGTAGCATATAAAGTGCCAGATGCGCTTAAGCCACGAAGCTGCATTCTGTTAAGAACTTGTGCAATATCTGCATTATTTTGCTGAATTTCTCTTTGAAGAAAGTTAACCGAATTTTTTGCAAAAGATGCTAACTCTTCAGTTTCGCGTGGGTGGTGGTCCCATTTTGGATGCTGTGGCATGTCAAGGTAATCGACAACAGGTTGTAAATTTACATCTAAATAGTCTACACGAAGACGAGAGAAGCCAGGTTCAATTGGCGTAGCATCTACGTCAATTAAAAGGACGGAATACGTATCGTTACCCGTAGGAGGGACACCAGAAATAAATGATGGCGACACAAAAGAAAAGGCATTTTGCGGCAGTGAATAAACACCAGGTGCATCAACCGGAACCATAATTGAAACGTCAACGGAGTGAGGAAAACCAAAAGAGACTATACTCGTATCGCGAGCATAATCTTGTGGTAAAGGAAATTCAGGATAACCGTTACGATTAAAATCAGGTTGAAAAGTAGGAACTGGCGGGAAAAGCGAAATTACACGCAAAACCTGCGATGCTACACGAGTTAAGTTTACTGGTACAACAACTGCCATTTTAAACCTTAATAAGCGATATCGTTCGACGTATCTTCGACCGTGGTTTCTTTACCAAAAACACGATAAGGGAAATAAGTGTCCGATTCTAGCAATTTAACTACATATTCCGAGTACAACGGTTGAACATAATTCAAAGCTTTTTGATATACTGCGATATCGTTATCGGTGAAACCAACTAAATTAGCTGGTAATAAAGATTTTACATAACCATAGAAGAAAATGTTTTGACCTAGACCAAATGGATATATAAGAACCTTCATGTTAGGTAACACATCAGTTTGATTAATAAATTGACCAATAAATTTTGACGAATCTAACGATGATATTTTCCCATTTACTTGGTCAAAGGGATTTAACAAAGTTGTATTCGCATTTGAATCAACACCAAAACTTAAAATTCCATCAACCTTATAGATTATAGAACTTGTTGATAAAATAATGTTAGCCAATCCAACAGTATCTTCAATAAAAGTTGTGGCCGTCAAACTTGCCGTGTTAATTTCATCAATATTTAAGAAACCCAAGTACTCTAAATTAGGCTGCGGGTTTTGTGGGGCTGGCAATGAATTTGCACTATTATTTGAGAATAGCTTTCTGATACCATAATTCAAATCTGCTGGTTCAGAGTTAAAAGCATAAGGAATCACGATTTCAAAGAAATTCTTGCGCCAATGAACATTCCCTAATGGCTGAAGAACGGTATAATCAGTTCCATCTGGGTTTGTTAATTTCTTAACGAACGTTTTGCCATTGCCGCTTAGACGTGATTTCTGCCAAGCAATGTTGTGATTCAATTCAAAGTTTACGTCTTTACCTTGCTTAATTGTAAAGCCTGATGCGAAATAAACTTCTAATATTCCATTATTAATAATAGCATCAACTGGAAATCCAGTCAAATCAAATTGAATGTAAGCAATCTTTTCAGGCGTTATATTTAAATAACCCTTGGCAACAGCTAAAGAGCCAGGTGTTTGATATACGCCTGAAGTATTATTGTTTAAATTTGGACGACGGTAACGCGCTGGTGGACCTGGCTCGCCTAATCTATCAGAACTGGTTGTCAAAGCATTTTGACTTGGGTCAGTATGGAAAATAGGTTCGCTACCATCAGTAGGGAATCTGTCATAATATTGACCAGCATTTTGAACCGTTTCAGGGCCATTGTCGGCATACTGATTTACAGGCTGGTCATAACTCTCGTGCGAGTACTTAAATTCATTGCCTGTAACAAAGAATACAGAACTATCTTGTACGGTATCAGGATTTTTTCCATCTACCCAATTAGCAAATCCACCGTCTTCAACTTCAACAATTTTCTTACGGGCTTGCTGGTCAGCAGTTGAATACGTAAAATCAACAATTAAACGAGTTGGTTTATCAACAATTTTGTCGCTATTTTTACCGTAGAATACCAAACCTGCGTAAGAATCACCTGACATTTGTAAAGCGATTCCATTATTGTTTGGCCGCACAATGGAAACAGGCGCACCTGAACCTGTCATATAAAATTCCATGTTTGGAAGAATCGACAAAGAAACAAAGCCATATTTTGGACTAAAGAAGTTAAGAATAGTATTCAATCTTGCTTCAGAAGGTAATGGTTTATTAAGGATTGGATTTGTCAAAGTATTAGTAGCATTGCTATCGCCAAAGGTTGACAATTTACTACCAACTGCATTAATGTAGTCGTTGTAATTCAAGAAATAACCAGAGAACGATGGCGATTCGTAATCTTGTTCATAAGAAGCATTATCTGGGTCTACACCAGTTTGGCTTAAAACCAACCCAGTAAATTGGCTCATGACACCAAACTGATGTACATCTGCGCCAGATTGGTTATGCTTTATTGTGTCCGAAAACGCTAGCGCACTTGAATCCTGGTTAAAAGTACCGGATGTAGGCAAAATGTTAAATGTCCAACTTGCCGTAATCGTTTGCTGATTGCCTTTTGGCAAGCCATCAATACGCACAAGGTAGTTCTCATTATTGTATCCACTAGCAATTATATCGGGTGTAAATACTTCAACAGTTGAAGGGAAGTTAGCTGCGGCCTGGAAAACAGGTGACCCTGTACGATAGTAAGAAACTGGAATACGAGTGTCCCAAATAGTATAGAATACAACGCCTGTAACTGTGATAGTTTGACCAACAATTTGCCCAAATTGAATTGGACTACTATTATCAAAAATAGCGATTGGATTTCCATGGGCATCCAACAATACATAGTCGCCAAAGTCAAACTCAAAATAACGATTTCCAGTAGTTGTGGATATAGCTCTATCAACTTTTCCGGTCAATGTGTATTGGTTCGTGCCCACTTGCCCAATAGCGGAAGCAGGTGGCGTAACAGTTGCAATTTTTAGAGCTTGAATAACTAAAACGCTTGGAGGTGTTAAATTCGTTCCATTGACTGATGTTTGACGCTTAATACTATCAATGTAAACTGTTTTGTTAAATGTTAATTGACCACCAATCATGGTAGTTATATATTCGTAATTAGTGTTGCTCACTAATTTGGCAAAAGAACTCTGTGCCAATGCGGTTGGGGGCAACTTTCCTTGTGCAGTAGAAAATGGACTGTCGCTTGGCTGCAAAGCACTGCTAGTGTCTGCATCGTAGTAAGATGCAATCTTGTATGTTCCATTAGCTGCTACCCTGTCAGGGTAAGAACCTGATGCACGAGCTTGGGTCGTGGTGATTTGACCATATGAGTACAAGATGAAATCATAAAGGTTTGTCGGCATTTTTGTTGAAATGCCATTGTTATAAACAGAAAGATTACGAAGGTCTAATTGCACGACAAATTGTGGCAAAGCAGGAGTATTACTTGGCAATTTGTTCGCATTTACCAAATCAGTTCCCATCCAGTTAAGGTTACCGAACGAATCGGCAATACCGGATGCATAAGGAATTGAAGAGTTACAATTATAACCCTGTAAAAGCTCGCTTGGCAACTGGTATTTACCGTTTGGCAACAAGAATTTAGCTGTTGGAATTACAAAATAATCACGACCATATTGTAAAGGACCAAAAGACTTGTAATCGGTAGGACCATTGGCATTAGTTTGCTGTGCATACCAGAAAATATTTATGTTTGCGATAGAATCGCCTGGATTATTTAAAAATACGTAGTTGTAAAGTTCATACAATGGTGAACCGCTTGCAGGAATTGTCACGCTAGTATTTTGATAGTTCCAATTAATGATGCCACCCTGGGGCACGTCGATACCAAGTCGAAGAGAGCGAGTCAATTCGTTTGTAATATCAAAACGAGTAGCATTATTCAAAACACCTACGCTTTGAATAACTGGGTTTTCAAATGAAGTGCTTTTGGGTTTTGTATTATAAGTGATATTATCTGGAGTCCAAGGTTGTAAAACTCGACGCACTTCAACTTTTGGAACCGCAGTTGGATAACCTTCATACTGACTATTGGCTTTACCAATATTGTATTTTGGGCTATTTAATCCCTTTGTGTTTTTGAATATTCTAAAATCGCTGTCATCCCAAACGCTATGAGGAATAAACGGTTGTGCAATCAAAGCCTCAACCATGTTTGAAACACCAGCAACCGTTGGCCCAAGAGCCAACGATTTATTGATGCCAGATAAAATGCGACGATATTTGTTATCGGCGCGGAAAACTTCTTGAGTATAATTTGGTTGTCTCCAACGATTGAATTCAAAAGTTGAAAAGGCACCAGTAATGTAAACTTGTGGGTCTGATTTGAAAAAATTATCGCCAGAATTTTGAAAGAATGAGATTACATTTTGAGAAGTATTAGAAGCGTCTAACAAAGCTATTAGATTGCCAGAAATGTCAACTAACTCATGCGTTGATTGAGGCGAAGTTACTACGTTGGTGGGACGTATAAGACCCTTAACATACGACTGAGAAATGGGAGGCGTTGAAGATATAATGGCAGGATATGGAGCAATAGCGATTCCATTCGAATCCCTAATAACAGGACCACTTAATGTTTGAACAGGAATAATAGAATGTACATTAATAAATTGATTAGTTTTTTCGTAAAATTTAACATATGATTCGTTAATTACGCTATCCCCAACTCGTGGAAATTGATATAAAGCCCCGAAATTATTAAATAAACCGTCGCCCAAATGCTCATCAGAAGCTGCGCCTACAAAGCCTGAAGCTCTATATTGTAAAGTATCTTGACCATTAGTTAATACATTTACAATCATTCCAAAGCGGGAAGAATACTCAATAAATGCGTCAGTGAAATCCGAACCGACGATGCTAACATTCAAAGGAGGAGTAACGAAAGGAATGTTAAATTCAATTAAGTACTTGCCAGCGCCAGTGACTTTAAAACTATCTTCTTGTGTGTCGGGACTGTAAAGGTAGTTATTTGCTTCTGTCTGTTGTAAAGTTTGCTTTAATCTTTCAAATTCATAACCCGTTGCATAAACCGCAGCAAAGTTACCCGTTGATTGTGATTTATCATAATCATCAGGTAAATTGTCTAACATTTGCTTAGTTAATGGACTCGGATTCGTAATTGCAAGTACTGCTTTAAAATCCGATGATGCGCTAGAATTGCTCATGAACGCCTATTATCTGGAAAACTGAGAAGATGAATAAGAAATATTTAAATTAGGATTTAAAATTCCGAACTGAAAAATATCTGTAGAAGCAGGAGTCACGGTAAATTGAATGTTTATGATTCCAGTAATTGGGTCTGGACCACTAATTATAGTATAATCGGCGACGACTTGTGTAGATGTTTGGAATAGTTCAACACCGTTTTTATATAATCTTGCCTGAGCGATATCGGCGATACCATTTGGCAATCTTGTTGCATACTGAGGATTAGAAGTTTGAACATTTGAAGCATACGGTTCGACCGGACTTACAATTGAAGGTGCCAAAGTTAAATACCCTAGACCAGAACTTGTGTCAATATTAGATTGTACAAAAGTTAAAGTAAGTGTGCCGCCCACTGGTGGTTCAGCAGTGAAATTTAAAATCAATGTTGAATTTTTTTGGTCAAAGAAAGTGTAAACATCCGTTTGCCAACTAGGAATGATGTTTCTTATATTGCTTTGATTTACGATACCTAAATATGAACTTGATTTAAAATTAAAGCCTGTTGTAGGGTTCTGATTTCCTGGAGTAATAATATCAGGCTTACCAATCCACAAACGTGCAGCAATTGGATAAGACATAACCGAAGTGGAAGGGTCAACTTCATAGTAAAAACCAAGAGGCGTAATTTGGCTTTGAACATTCGGACCGGCAAAAGCAGAATAAGTACCTTCACTTGCTCTTAAAACAAGTTGAAAAGTAGTATCTAAGTTTGTCAAGTCAACATTTTGAACATTTCTGTCCGATAACAAAGCGAATTCAACTGCTTTGTCTGTTAGGCTCTGTGTAATACTTAAATTGTTAAACAAATTTATAAAATTTTGCAATGCATTTTGATATATCGTTGATAAATTAGAACCGCTATTCACAGAAATATTTGCCGAAATATAAATAGGCAAAGCCTTAGCTTGTTTGAAAAGTGTATCAGCAGTGATTTCATCATGAATGTCGTATGCGTCCTGTGCATCCACAATTGTATGGTCATAATTGTATGATATGGTGTAAGGATTTGCAGGAGGTTGATTTACCCAATGAAGTCTTTGATTAGCCTTAGTGCTACCTACATAAGATTGAAGAACATCAGCGGGGTCGTTAGTGATTGTGTACTGTGCTGGGTCTACAATGCTCGTTAAACCAGTAATAGGATTGTAAGTGCTTACCTGATTGATTGGTTCTAAGCTGTATAACGGCTGTTTTAAAAATACATAGTCTTGTTGATTGGCTGGAGCAATTTCACTAACTACTGTACCAAAATATGCGGCGGAACGCTTCAAATAAACGTCAACAGTGTAGGGGCCTCGGCTTTGAGGATTATCTGGCGTTACAAAATAAGGCGCACCATTGATATCACTAATGTTAAGAACTGTATTAATAATACCACGGGACGTATTTATATATTGACCAGTTAATTGATATGGAATGCGAAGAGCGAAAGCTGCATCAGATTCTCTATCTTGTCCACCTGAAGAGGGTTCAGGGTTATATACTGCATCAGCAAAGTCATAAGAGTTTTCAGTTATCGTATAAGCTGCTACGTTACCATCAGCACCAGGATTTAAAGCGGTTACCGGAATCGTTGTTTGAGTTTGACCAGGCTGTAATAACTGAAATTGAGTATTGATAAATACTTTGATATCGTTATTTTGGTCAGCCTTTGTATAAAATTGGTCGCCAATATTCAAAGGCGTCGGAGCTTGAACGCCCGCTTTAATGCTAACAACGACATTGGTGCCAGCGCGACGAGCGGAGTCGCGGAGAATGCCGTAATTGAATGCTAATCTATCTAATTGTGTGTTTAAAGCCGTAGTAACAGACTGAGCTTGTGCAGTATTATTAGCAATACTATAAAGAGTTTCAATTTGCGAAGCTTGTACATCAATAAAAATATCACGAACAACAGCGCCCACCTTAACGTCGATGGTCGGGTCCACAATTAAAATATTATCAATAATGTCGCTGATAATTGAATCGAAACTTTTTGATGCCATAATTTCTACCTTACACTATTTCGATATCGCGATTAACGCTAATCACCTGGTTATCTTCGGTTAGCAAAACGATGTTTATAGCAAACGTTCTGGCATCGTTATCATTGCCAGTAAGTTCGTAAACGAAATTTACATTTATTTCAACAATCTGTTTGATTATTTCAGATGATTGGACTTGCTGATATTTTGATTGCTGCTCTTGCAAAAATTGAAGATAAATTAAAGAATCAGTGATTTTTTGAGCAAGAACATTTATTGTCTGGTCTTTACCTAAATTTGTTCCAATAATTTCGTCTAACTTAGTGCCATAATCATTGTAGAATTTATTGACATTTGTAAACAAAATCTTTTGCACGTCTTGAATAAGTTTGTCTCTTCCAGACAAAAGAACAGTACGCCCAATCGAATCAAGCACAATGTCGTGCTTGCCGAGGGCGAACTGACCTTCTTTATTTGTAATCTGAATGTCAAAGCTCATTTAAATTGGTATTCCTGAGATAACTTGATAATCGCCATCGGAACCATCCAAAGGTATATTACGCGGACGTAATGGAACCTCGTCAAGTATATTTATGCCAGAACCACGAGTAAAGTTACGACTGACCCCTGGGGCATCCGCTTTTGTCTGTGCTACACTTCTATCATTCTGACTTTGGGCCACAATTGGGTCTGGAGATTGCGAAACATTCGGAGGCGTGATACTTTGGTCTACCTCAGTACCGAGTACTGATTTTATTATAGAAAGATTTTTGAATGTTCCACCATGAAATGAGTCATTTTGTACAATATTTGATACTACAGATTTTAAAGTTGGTCCATTAATACTCATTAATTTTAAAAGGTCCATTACTGCTTTTTGACTTGTAGTAGTTGCTGCTGAAGAATTTATATTTAGAATGCTGTTTTTGTGCGCCGTAATTTCATTATTTATTAGTACAGGACTTGTCAAAGGATTTGGAGCAGTAAAAGTCGGAGTGATAGGTATTTTAGCAACGATATTGTTTAAAAGATTAACAACCTGATTAGTAAAATCCTTCTGGTGGGCAAAAGACTCAAAACCATTGCCAGGAAGACCATCTAGGATGCCTGTTGCAGCGTTATCTAACTTAGCTATATCAACGAATAACTTGTCTATAGGGTTGACTATAGTTGGCTTAATATTACCAATAAATTTATTAATAATTCCTTCAATAGAGCTTCCTGCATCTAATCCAGCAGTTGGCATAATTGAAGCCAATTTTCCGCTTAACAAAGAGTTTGAATTGTGTAATAATCCCTCTAATTTGCCAAATGTCCCAGGATAAGCACTAGCTAAACTTGTAAATGTCGAAGAGGCCAGAAAAGATTCCGTAGTTCCTTGAATATTTCTGATTCTATCAGCTAGAGCTACCTGTTGCTTCACTAGCTTCTTTTTGAAATCAGAAATTCTTTTTGCGCCCTGTTCAACTTTCAAAATCTCTGCCTGATGGCTTTGAAACAATGAGTTTAATTTTTTGATTAAATCAGGCCCGTTAACCCAATTTTTTAATGCATCATTTAAACCAAAATTCAATTCTGGACTAATAAGAAATGGAGCATAAGTTTCAACGGCCATTCCGATTCCACTACCACTTAATGCTACGCTAATAGTGTTTTGAACAAAAGAGCTAGGGTCCTGTGTATAAGTTGAAACAATATCAGTTGCATTATTTTTAAACATCAACAAACGATTGTTTAAAATTTGAGTATCAATTCCAATTATTTGGTCATCTAAAAATAAAGGAACTAAAACGGTGTTTTGAACGAGCGAAATTGGCTCCGAAACGTTCGGGTTTACCAAAGTCACATTATTTGAAGCATCTACGTTTACTGGGAAGAAACCATTGTAATTCTGTTCATATAAATAGGTTATGTTGAAACTAAACCCAACCAATGTAGTTGAGAAAAACTGAGTCGGAACAAAATCCGCATTGTCAAATCCATAACCATTCCATGTATACATATTAACCTAAAAATCCTTTTGCCTTACCGACATATGGAATTGGAGTAAGAACAGTAGAGCCAAATGCATCGCCACCACTAGTAGTTCCTTGACCATTTTGAACACCAACGTGAACGTGACTTCTTATGTCTCCCACCGTAGCTATTCTATCAGTGTCAGATACACCGCCATTCAAGTAAATTTGGTCGGCTTTTGACTTAATATTAATAGACGCTTTTGATGTTACGTCAACATCACCCGTGGCATTAACAACGGTATTGCCCTTTGTTGTAACGTTTGTATCTCCTTCAGTAGTAATATCAACATCCCCTTTGGAAATTACCACTATCTTGCCTTTGGTCGTTGTTAAATTAACATCACCTTGGTCAAGAGTAATATCAAAATCACCTTTAAGGTGCAAAGTTGCCTTTCCATTACCTTGAGTTGTATGATTGTCGATATAAATATCCCCAGGCCCAATTTGGTCTGCGAGAATTTTGTCAAAATCTGCTGGAATAGTTGAAACATCAAGACCTAAATTGATTTGAATGCCACCACCAAGTTGTTTTACAACATTGCCATAAACAGAAGCTTTAGAATCTGTTTGAACATGTGTATGTTCTTCTCCATCTGTAAAGAATACCATTTCTTTTTTCAATGGATTCATTTCAATATATTCTTGAACCTTACCATCACCTGCGCTCCAGAATGTAAAGCCTGAACCACCGTCCATGAATAACAATGCTTTAGTTATACCAGCATACATTGACTGAAGACTAACGTCGCCATTATCAAATAATGAAAGATACGAATGATTATCCCATCTAGGTGTAACGCCGTCACGATTTTTCTTACTTCTTGCTCTTAAAATTAGACCACCTGGTTCGTACTCTAAGTCAGTTTCTCCCTTTGGACCTTTTTGAGCATCATAATCTATAAGTTCGCCAGTGGACTTAATTCTTTTTCTTTTATTTCTACCAAAAACATAACTGCCATTTTCACATACCATGGCAATTTCGCCGGGGTCTAAATAAGGCAAATAATCAATGTTGTTTGGGTGCATTGAAACGATAATAGGTCTATCACCTTCACCATTCCCTATTACTACTTTGTCGCCTTTGACTGGCATAAAAACGAAGCCCCAAGTTAAACCAACAATGTTATAAGGAAGGTTAATGGTTTTGTAATTTCCGCCCTGCGAAACATACTTAATATCAACCGTCTTCTTTTGAGGGTCTACTGCGGTAATAACGCCAATCTTTGTTTTATCTTTAAAGTCATTGGCTTTCTTAATTCCGGCCATTGGGTTTCCTTTAGCTTGGTGTTAATGCACCAGGAGCAGTTACATGTGGTAATTTACCCAAATAAATAAGAGGGTCTACTGCCGTTCCAACATCTATTATGGAATATTTATTGCCGTTTACTTGAATTTTAGCACCAGTTCTTATTTCATGATGGCAATGGGCTCCATCAGCATTAAAAGCTTCGTTATTTTTGCCTGCATGTTTGCCTGCAATAGCAGTTGTGGCAATTTGTTGCCCTTTTTTTACATTTTGTCCTGGTTTAATTAAATAACTTGCTTGCGCTAAATCAATATATCTACTAATGATTCCGTGTTCTGGTTTGCTATGTAAAATTACACAAATAGCACCGTCTCCACCAGAATCTGGATATGTCGCTAAAACATATCCATCTGCCGCAGCAAAAACAGGAACAGGCGCATTATAAAACGCAGTGTTTTGCCAATCACAACCGTCGTGCGGGCGTGATTTTCCTGCTGTTGGTGAGAAACGAAATTTCTTGCCCGAGGTAAGAATTGGATTATCCACAGGAATACGCCATGAGATTTGTTCCGCTGCTAAACTTTTGGTCAAATCTTCTTGAACAGCAGCCTTATTTAAGGCATTACAATTTTGACAATCTCCATATAGTTTGGTAATTGCATCTAAAGCCATCTTTAATTTACTACCTTCGCCAGGTCGTAAACTTTCAAGATTTTCATTTGAAAACCAAGCTGCAATGACTTTCTCCATTAAATCATCACCATTTACCTGATATGCTTCTGTCATTTTTGCACCAGCACCAGGAAGAATTTTATCTTTTCCATTGTATTTATTTAATAATGAAGTAATGTAAGACGCCGCTTCTTTCATACCAGAACTAAAAATTGTTAAAACTTTTTTCGTGTCTGCATCAGTCGCATTTCCATGTCTAGCCTTATATGCATCTAGACGCATCCCAATAGGGCCATACACAGAATAAGGCCATTGCTGCAAATCAGATGCTGGTTTTTGACATGTCAAGCCTGATAAGATTGAAGTTAGTTTAGCACCACTTGGTAATCTTGAATTATTTGCGATTGCATTTGCTTGTTGCTCTCCAAAAACTAAATATACATAAGGAGTACTTGTACCTGGAGCAAATTTATTCCAGTCGCTGGCATTTCCATATTGTGGGCCTGCATTATATCCTACAAATCCACCAAGATAAGCTTTGCCAGTTGAATTTGATGGAAGACTATTTTTAAAAGCATTTTGAAAAGAAGGCAATAATACCACTCTCAAGGCAGATTCCAAAGCAGCAGTGAAATTTGTTGTTGCTGTTAAAATGTCAATCGAAAATTGTCTTTTGAACGCTGGAATATCATGACCATGAGGATAGGCGGTTAATTGGAACCAGCCAGTGCCACCGTCTCCGTCATTGAAACTTTTCGCGTTAAATGCATCTTGAAACCAACCGCCAGATTCAAGCGCAATTAAATTTTTAATTGCATTGACTGTTACGTTATATTTATTTAATCCAGAAGCTATAAGAGCGGCATTTATTTGAGAATCATATTTATTAATGTTAATTGGCGAATAACCTTGAACAATCGAATGTGAATCCGTATTATGACGCTTGTCCAAAGTTAAATCATTCCAATTATACGGCAAAATCCATTCAGAATAAGTCGCAGTTTTTGGTTTAGATTTTTCATATTCTGGCGTGGCTTGCTTCATAGCTTCATCAGTAGAAGCACCACAAGTCATAAATTCCCACATTGCCGAAACTAGACAATGTGCGTTCACTCCACCAATAATTGTTTTCTTTGAAATATATGGCTCTAGGGCAGCAGAACGAGTTAAACAAACTTGGCTAAGAGCCACGTTATCTTGTGCATATCCACCTGTTAAAGCAGCAGGTAAAATCCCAGACGTATGACCATATGATAAAATTAATTCAGTGGTGTAGCCTTCTGAAATTGACCATTTGTGTAAAACGTCAGTACAATAATAATCAGCGTTGCGACCTTCTAAACGAATAATTGAACCCGGCTTATATTTTGGATTACCTAACAAAGTTGCATGGGCAGTAAACATATTCATTTCAGATTGCATTAAAAGAACATATGAAGTCAAATACATCAAGATTGGAATCTTAATTTTCATGTCATGCTCTGACATAAAACGATAACCTAAGCGACGTTCAATTTGGGGGTCGATTGAATGTGCAAAAGCTAAGACGCCCTTACTTTGCCCTGCGACAACTTCTTTTAAAGTTTGCGCTTGTGAAACGGGGTCAAGTGCTGTTCCAAAGCCAAAAACAGCAGTATAAACTTCCTGTTCCGACTCGGAAGTATCGTAGTTTAATACTTCGTCGTCTGAAACGCTCCATTGGAAAATTTCCGTCTGGTCCTGACCTTCTTGATATGCCCTAAGACATGGGGAAAGACGATATTTTAAAATACCCAAGTTTGGATGAAGGTCAGGAAGTTCTGGGTCACTTTTAACTTCTGAAACTAAAGCGGTATCGTAAGGATTTTTTGGGCCACCCTTACGAGTTTTTGTTAACTTTGGAGCAAAATCAAAATAAACCTCACGCATCGAACGACGTGCGGCATTTTCCATGGTACTCCAAACTTTTTGATGTTCAAAAGTAATCAAGCCTTTATCCAAATATAAATCGGATAAAATCCAAGCGTATTTTTCTCCACCTTCAATACGGTTTAATCCCGCGTCTTGCGCTTTACTATAACGATTTAACGTATTGTTATCAGCATTTTTTTGCAATGCAACTTGGTAATATCTAATGGTTTCTTGGTCTTCAGGAGTTTGTTTAAATGTATTGCTTGCAAGAAAATTAGAAACATTTGTATTTATAGCAGAAATTACACTTCCAACAATGCCCGTTTGGTCATCACCGGATGAAGGTGGGTTTTGGGTAGTATCATTACTATTGTTATTTGTATTACTAGCAGGAGCTTGAATATTACCATTTGCTAAATTTTCGGCGGATACATCTTTATTTAAATCTGAACCTTCCAAAAACAAAAAAGGTGGAACTGCCATAGAATGATTTTGAGCGCTTTGGGCAGCTAGCGCATCACTATTGGCATTTTCAGGCAAGCCAGGAACGCCAGTTAAGAAATTTTGCGCGGCACTTTCAAACTGAGCCGCAATGTCTTGTCCCAGGAAACGCCAGTCACCTGTATACAAACGGTTAGTATATTTTAAAAGATTATCAACTAATCCACGGCCAGTAATTGAAAAAGAAATAGTTGAAAAAATACCCAAAGGTAAAGCTGTAGCCATTCTTAGATATTCAGAAAAATCTGCTAATCTAATGACAAGTTTTGAGCCACCAGTTGGCGAAGAACTTCTATGTATACTTCGAACAACGCCACGAAAAACAGTTTCGCTCTCTTCTTTTGGGTCTTGAGCGCGTGATGTTTTTGTGTTTTTTAATCTTATAAGTACGGTATCCATGCCGCCAATACGCTGTTTATCAGTATCTAACTGCTCGGAAAAATCATAATCCGTTGTAGAATCTGTAGTATGCTTTCCTTTTGCATTTTTACCATAGCTACCAATTGTTGGCAAAAAATATTCAATACCGTCAGGATTAACAATTTCTAAAGTACAAGTGCTGCCATCTGAACTAATAACACTATTGTGAACAGTTACACTTAAAACAGATGCAACATCTGAATTTCGGTCAACGTTTGAAGTCAAGTAAGCATTAGCTTTAATATCTTTGCTTTCAAAAGTTTTGATATCATTATAGCCAGTTTGTTGGCGATTATTTGCAACATATTCAATAATAGAGGCTGTACGATTAAATCTAGAATAGAAAAACACCTCGTAACCAGGTTTGGTTAGAGTTATGTATTCTTCTTTCTTAGACTGTATGTAAGCCTGTAATTGGTTTATGTTAAAATTATCTGGCATTTTATTTTAGTACTTTACTCCAATCAATAGGTACAACTAATGCTTCGCCTTTTTTGATTGCAGCATTATCGCCCGGATATTGTCTAGCCTTATTGCCTTTAAAATCTTTCCAGTGGGTGGCGATATAAGCTAAAGCTTGCTTTCTTTTTGAAGCAGAAATAGTTTTTTCACCAGTGACATATTTTGTAGCCGTCTGTCCTACGTCAGGTACATATTTAACATTTGACTTGCCATCTTTCGACTCAATTGCATTTTTTAAAGTTCCAGAACTGATTTGCGTTGAATTGAAATTATTAGCAATATTATCATAGAACTTGCCTTGCTTCATAACAGTAAATCCAATGACATACTTATATGTATTTTCTTGTGCAATTCTATCGAACGTAAAAGCTTTCCAAACTCCAGAATATGTACGCCCTTCTATGATTAAAGTACATATCGTTGGATTTCCACTCGTACTTTGATTATTAAAAACATTATCCATTTCCAAAATCTTTTGATAGTACTTGGCACCAGTAGAACCGCGCAACTCAATATTCTGTGCTGTGTATCCATAATCCTGAAGTACAATGCCAGTTAGAGTATCCAATTGAACAATACGTTTACCTTGGTCGTCTGTCAAATGAGTAGGGTCAAGGTGAGCTTGAAACTTAGTCTTGTTACACTCTAAAGAAAAACGCAGTTGTGCATTATTGACTTTCGCCGTTTGTTCGACAAACATATTCGGAAAATCATAATTTTTGTACTCATTTTTTGGTGAAAAAATATCATAGCTACGATTGCCCGCTTTTGGTTTAGAACCAGCAGGTACACCAGGGCTTGATTTATTTACTTTTGGTTTATTAGCCATGATTCACCTTAAAGAATAGCGGCAATAGAAGCTAGGCCAGCCCCCATGCTATTGAAGAAGCTGTTCATACCATTGTTGCTATATTGTTCTTGAGATTTCTTAACAGCCGCGTCTTGGATTGCTTTAGCCTTAAGAGCTTCTGCTAAGTTCTTTTTCGCAGCATCAGGAGTTGAAGCATCAACTTTACCAATATTAATATTGGTTGTGTGATTATTATTGATATTTTGATTCATACTTGGTTTTCCAACGCCAGCAGCAGCGGCGGCTCGTGGCGCAGTTCTTGCAACGCTTTCAGTTTTTGGTTCGGAGGATTTTGCGCCAAATTTATTCGCAATTGCCTGTAATATATTGGCAGAGTCCTTATTACCCATAGCAGCGGCAACTCCACCAGTTGTCATGATGCTGCCAGCAATATTTAAAGCACCACCTGCTTTATGTAAGAAGTCGCGACCACCTTTTTCTTCCATACGGTCGGCAGCATAATTAAGGCCCTTAGCGCCAGCCAAAGTTCCCGCGATTCCAATACCTATTCCGGCAATATCAGCAAGAGGATTAACAAATCCTTCAGCACCAGCTTGTGCCGCACCTATGCCAAAGCTAACTGCTGCTCTTTTTGCTAATTTAAATCCGCTACGAGCAATGTTTTGAGCTAAAGGTTTTATTACTTCGGGAATTCCCTTACTCAAACCTTTGCCAACAAAAGGAATAGCGCCAATTGCGTCTTTTGGACCGCCATATTCCATAATTGTTGCAGCACTTCTTAAAACTTCTACTGAACCGCCAATTTTGTCGCCTGCTTTGAATTTTTTTACAGATTTATTAATGTGGTCAACAGTTTCGATGCCACCAACAATTAAAGCTCCTCTGTATGCATTCTTCAAAGAACCAGCAACTAAACCGCCAGCTTTAGTATTTGCAACACTAGCTAATTTTTTACCTAATCCACCAGCCGCTCCAAGAATGGATTTGCCAATTTCTGATGCTTTTGATGCTCCTTTACCAGCATCTTCAATAACAGCTTCTGTTACACCATGAATATTGTCTGCAATAGATTTACCAGCATTTTTAGCGTTGTCTATTGTTGATGTTGCTAAATTCTTGGTACTATTACCTAATCCACTTAACTTTGATTCAATTGCTTTGACAGCGGATTCAGCAGCTTTAGCAGAAGCATTAAGAAGTTGTGCTGCCATGCCGCCAAACTTTTCAGCAAGCATAGCTCCAAGAGCTATCATTAAAGGAGCTAAAGCAGAAAGTAAGTCGCCGCCCTTTTCATCTTTTGCTGAACCATTTTTAGCAATCGCACCTTCATGTGCGCCTTTAGAATGACCAACGATATCCAAAATACGCTTGATATCAGAATTGATATCTTCCAACGTATCTTGCATTTTCATCCACCAGGGACGGGTTCCACCTGCGCCCGTAGTTGAACCAGCCCCAGCAGCACCAGAATTCATCCCGGTAGGATTTAGTGCGGTAATAGAGCCTGGCGTAGTTTTAGCCGCTTCTTTATTCTGTTTAGCTACACTCTCGGCGGCTTTTGAGGCATCTTGAACGAATGGACCACCGGATGCATTATTGTAGTCACGGTGAGAACCAGCAATCTTATTTAAAACACCTAATCCGCTTGAAGCCTGACCAATAGCACCAACACCTTGTTGAGGTGCGGTGACAACGGCATTCATTTCCGTATCCATCTGGTCAGACGGTGTTACAGAAGGTATGCCAGAAACTCTTTGGATAATTCCAGGAGTACCGATGTTTGGTGAGCCATTCGAAGTTATTGAACTTTTGCTTCTAGATATTGGAGGAGGAGCAACCCCTTGTTTCTTTGCAGCACGACGAATACGAGCGCGTTCATTTCTGGCAATTTTTTTTTGTTCATCTGGCGCAGCACTAGAATGCAAAGAGGACCCCTCATCGGAGTCCTGCGGTGCTTCTAAATTAGACCCAGAACCATCGGCATGAACCTGCAACATTTTACCCTTGATTTGTTCAATCGGGTCAAGGTCCAAGTTCATTTGTCCTGCATCATTATCTTTTGCCATTTATGTTAATCTCTCAATAAAAATTGGATTATCATCATAAACTTGTTCGTTCATTAGACTTTCTGCAACAGCTTGCGTTTCGCCTTCAACGGTTCTAGATACCAGTTGAAGATTAGTAAGCTTTCCAGTTTTTTCGGCAACAAGTCTTTTAAAATCATCCTGGTCGATATCAAAGTGAGCGCGACCATCTTGATTTTCGACTTCAACAAGGCCAATCATTTCGATTTCAGCAGGACCCTTGTCGTTCTCCATTGCTTCGTACACATCTGGACGAACCAAGAATACCAAGAGCTTCATGAAATCATTTTTTTGTTCAAATTCAAGTTCTTTTCTACGTTGCGCGTGTAGAAAGTGCCAAGTAATAAAAGCGGGATTTAATTTTATTACTTCATCATAAGTTTTATGCAGGTCCTTGCAAACCGTGTCTAAAACTATGCTCCACGGTTGCTCGAAGATTTTTTTACGTCGTCTTCGACCTCTTTGGCAACACCCTTGTCAAGTGCATCATACTTTTCATATAGCGCATTTACAACTGTATAGTGAAGCTTTGCAATTACCGTGTTTAGAACCTTTTGTATTTCATCTTTTGTAGGATTGTTATTGTCCTCAAAATTTGATTTACCGTTGATTGATGTGATTGCTCGCGCTAGAATTTCAGCTTTATAGCTCAATAATTGTGCTTGCGAATCTGATTCGACGGCTGCATTAAGGGCGTCAGTAAGTCTCTTGGTATCTAGTACCGTAAGACCAAACTGGACGCCCAAAATGTCAACCGTGTCATTTACAAAACCAATTTGAAACAACTGTTCTAAACTTGTCATTTTATTCTCCCAGGGAGTAGAATTACTCTCTGATTATAGAACAAATTATACAGGATTAGTTACTAGTGTACTAAAATCACCTAAGTTTTGGTTGGGATTATTACCAGTGTTAGCGATATCGGCAACAGTGATAGTGGTGTTACGGAACGTGAACGTTACGCTTTCCATGACCGTCTTAGCGCCTGCATCGAATGAAGTACCATATCCGGTAATCCAGCATTCTTCAAAAGTTTTAATGGTGATTTTATTAACTTCTGGTGCTGGGTTGGTGGTGTGAACCTGGATATTGATAGGCCATTGGATATCTGCAAGCGTTGTTACGATATTACCAGTTGTACCGGAACCTGCACCGTTTGGACCCGAGCCCTGAATTGGACCTTTTTTGTTTGAAGGCCAATATTGTGCTAAGTCGTAGGTGTTTTTTGTTAATGATGAATTGAATTGGAATGCGTCAAATAAGCTGTCGCGGAAAATTTCGAGACGAGCCACTTCAATTTGACCTGTCCAAGTTGAAGGTACGAATTCAACTGGATAGATGTTTCCAATTTCATACTGCGGCATAACTTCACGAGCTTCGCGAGGGGCGAATCTCTGAACTAAACCAACAGCGATACCGTTGATGTACATAGCCACGAAATCGGCTGATACAACTTTACGGCCTTTTGGAGGCACTGACAAGTGAGTTACTTCTTGCGTACCCGTTCCATATTTATAGTTACTATCGAAAGGCATGTTATATTACCTCCAAGGATTTTAGATGTTTCCAGTTATCACCATTTTTTATGCTAACTACGGCATTTCTTGAAACACCATATAATTCACCTATTTGCTTTTGAGTTAATGATTTCTCTGGCAAATGTTTGAATTTAATTTCATAAGCTTGTGATTCGGTTAGTTTAGCACGGCCATGTTTTTCGCCAGCAGACATACCTATTTTTATTTTTGACATTAACGTTTTAGATGCTTCAGAATGTTTTTTACCCATCCTCGATAATGACATTTGTTTTTTAGTTTCTTCCGAGTGGTTTTTGCCTTTCATAAAAGCGCCACCACCAGAAGAAACGTTATATTTTAAATTCACTGGTATATTTTGAATTTCATTTATTTCTGCATTGTCAATATCTTCTTGTGTTCCAATAACATTATACATTTTTATTATAGTAAAATTTACTTCACCATGTTTATTAAATGATTGTTGTAAATGTTTATTATCATGCCTATTGTTTCTTAGATTAGAAAAATGTTGTCTTTTTCTTGGTCCAAATTTTTGGGCTTGACCAATATACAATTTATTGTTTACAATATTTTGTATTTTATAAATTGTAGATTTCATTTAACAATTAGAACCCATCTAGACTTGATGTTACCGAGATTGTAATTTCGACATACTTACATGGATATGCTGGACGAACGCTTACACGTAAATCAATACGACGTGAGTCATTTGGATTAATACGTGCTACTAGGTCTTTATAACCAAAGATGATTCCGGCATCTTCAATGCCTTGTAGGGCGCTCTTAGCAAGAGTTGTTACTACACCAAGTGTACCGCGATTAATCTTGGTTGCAATAATATTTGCGTCCATTACGTCTCGTAGAACCTGTGAGGTGAAGTCCAATTGACGAACAACTGAAATTTCCTGAGTTTCTGGAGTGCTTGGGTCGCATGTCAATTGGTCGCGTACACGCAATCCGAAGTTTGGATTATTTTCAATAATACATACGCCATATTGTGCAATACTGTTAGCAGTTGGATTATCCAATTTAACTGCAATATCGCGGAAACCACTGATGACTTTATGAGTAAGTGGTTCAGCAGCATCATGTGAAGTCAAGATACCCGCACATGCAGCAGCTAGATAAGTACCATCAAGAGTAATTGTTGTTCTCAAGATTGGGTCGAATCTGAAAGCGGCAGTTGGATAGATATACATCATTCTCTGTGCGCCAGGTCCACCCTGAAGATTTGTAACGTTCTGAATTGTTGTTGTGTAAAGTTCCGAAATTGGACCTGAAACAAGAGCAACACGTTCGTTACGATAATCATGGCTTGACTGGGTTGTAACGTGGGCTTTCAATATGCTTTGAATACCAGGGTCAGTATTTAGCACCACGATTACGTCTGCGCGTTGACCGCCAAGTTTTGCAATTGCATTGATGTACGATGTGTTGGTAACAACACCATCTGAACCGCTTGGAAGTGCGCCGAATGGATTTCCGATGCTACCATTTTGAACTGGTAAACCGAATGATTGTCCTTCAGTCGATGAAGTTGAAGCAGTATTCGAATCAAATAAACCGTAGACAATTTGATGCTGTGTGCCTGGTTCAAGAGCATAGATACGAAGAATACCGCCATGAGTTAGTGCATAAACATAAGCGTCGGTCAAGCTGTTGATTACAACCGGGCTTGAACCACCAAGATTTATTGTGCTACCAACTGAACCGTAAAGGTCGCGATAACCAGGAATTGGATTGTATCCAGTTTGTGAAGAGTCAGGGATAAGCATTTGAGCAGCAACTGGGCTTTGGAAAGCACCATTGAATGCATTCATCAATGCCAAGGCGTTGTTAAACTGATTCCATTGTGACTGTGTAATTGAAGAAACAGGTGGAGTCGAAGTTTCAACTGCGTAAACTACAATTTGCTGTTGTGAAGTTGTCTGTAAAGGAACTTTTGTTGCGCCCAATAACTTAACGTACTGAAGCATGCTTGTGTTTCCGGCATAGGCAAATGCTTGCTGTGTTGCAGAAGTGCTTGAATTCAATACTGGGTCAGCTACGACAGGGTTGAAATCCTGAACATAGAACGAACCCGCAATCGCACCATTGGTATCAATTGCTTGCTGAGTTACGGCATCAATAGCCGATGGAGGAGCAGGCGAGTATGCCGAAGAAGGCAATGAAGTAAGTAAAACGTTTTGTGATGCCGGTAATGAGTTATCAGGTTCAACATTCAAGCCGAGAACTCGTGGAGCGCCGTTTTCAAAAGCAATCTGAATAGCCAAGCCAAGTGGATTGCTCTTTGTTGCAACGCCGTAGTAAGCCTGTGCAGAATCAGAATTAAAAAATAGTTGCGGAGTGTATGGTCCGCGCAAAGCCTGACCAACAATAGCAACTACAGGTACACCTGAAGAAGTAGCTACTGTCGGATTCGGAATGATTGTCGAATATGCGCCAGGCTGTAGGTAATTGTCAATTGTTAATGCCATTTCGGTCCTCACTCTAAGAAGGGATGCGCGACTTAAATTCCGCTTCTAATTTGAAATATTTTACAAATATGTTTTTGAATCTTTTCTTGATTTTCATAAAAGTCAAGATAAAACAATACTTCTTACTAATACGTATGCAAGCAGTTTACTTTTGTCTAATATTTTCACCAACTAGATGCTTTAAGTGTCATACTGGTCTTCTAAAATATACGATGGTTGGTCGGGGTTAGGATTAGGCGTAAGTTGCGAAACAACGGATACATCAGTGACGCTTGCAACTGGGTAATCAAAGTATAATTCAGCATTTACTACTAAAGTTATATTTGCTACAAAGATATGAGTTGTATCATTTAAAGGAAAATCGGACTCTTCGCCCTCGTCTAGAGAGATAATTACAATTCCCTTTTCTAGTAATCGTTCTTTTTGATAACGTAAAAATGCCGAGGTAACTTCGTCAACCATACGATTACGCACAGGAGTATTGTCACCCCAGATTTGTAATTGAAAAGATATGTCCGACATGTAACCATAGCGTTCGGCGATTACACGGCGACGATATGATTTGGGAGTCGAATCAGATTCTGTGCCAGGAAGATAGACTTGATAGATTTCTTGGTCGTCGGACCAAACATCTTGAACAAATCCCTGGTTAATACCCATACTTTGTGTTCTTGAGCTTAAAATCTTGATAAATACTGCGGGATAGTTACGAAGGTCAGTACCGTATGCTTCTCTAATCATAGGCATTTTAACAGTCGAACTAGGCGTACCAAATTTAGATACTACTTGGAAATAGTAACGCAATTCTTCAATGATAACCTCTTTTGTTTTTTGCCCTAGACTTTCCAAGAAAATTGGTGTACTCATTATTCCCTACCTAAATTTTGATTGTGCATTCTTTCGATTGCACTACCTGCTGAATAATTTTTCCCTGGAACAGCCTTTACATTATAACTATCTTCACCAGGACCTACGTATTTGCCTGTTCTAGAAAGAATTGGCGATGAAGCCCCTGTAGGACCTTGGCGATACTGAAATTTCAACAAATCTTGACGAAGTAATTTGCTAAAGCTAGTATTTGCACCATTGCTACTAGCAAAACGACCATTTTGTCGAATGTTATAATATTGCTTTCCAATTTGGGACATTCCGTAAACGTCTTGCTCACGACCTTCAGCACGTTTTAACAATGACCTAATCTGAGTGTTTACATAGTCTGCCATCCAGATTTGCATTTCTTCGTTTACAGCTTCATAAATATGAGCGCCAGAAACACCTGGATAAATCCATGCGGCTTTTGAAAGAGGCGATTTCTTTTTCTTTCTTACATCCTTTTGTTCTGGGTTACCAACACTGCGGAAGATAACCGCGCCACCCGGAAGACGCATTTTGACTCTGCCGGAACCATTTAGGAACGCTTCTTTCATATCAAAAGAACGAATTCCATGATTTAAGATTGCAAAATAGTTCTTGGTAGAACTAATTGTAATAGAATCTCCTTCTATTTTATAATAAATAGAATTAAATAGTTCACCAGTTCCGTATCCGTGGTTAAATCTTAACGCAATTTTTGATTGAACTCTATTCTTAGCTTCCTGTGCGATTACTTCTCTCATATCAGAAAATACCATTTCGATTTCTGATACTCGAACACGTTTAGCCAGCATTTTTTTCTGCTCGTCAGTCAAAGAATCAATCGTTAAAGAAAGTTGACTAAGCCTTTCATCCATGTCTGGCATTATTGTGTTAATCCATCATGAGTGTTAAAGTAAAAATTTCGAATGATGATAGAAGCAGGGAAATTTTGTCCTGGCATTGTTCCACCAACACCAATAGGTGGCGTAATGACCAAAGTACAAGGAAAATCGGTAAATTCTTGGCCGTTTTGACCAGGAATCGGAATATAGTACTTAACGTCGTTACGGTCAATACGTGAAAGTGTTAAGGTCTGATGATGCTTGCGACCTTGGTGTTCGATTGCTTCTGTAGAATGAATTTCGTAACGTTCATTTGAGAACGTAACAATAATATCTTTTTCATCCATAATCGGCTGAGTTATGATTGTCCAAGCCGTTGGACGTTGAGATACGGTTAATCCAGCCTGCTCAATCATAATGTCGTTGCGACCAGGCGTAAAGCTTATTTTTAATTGAATCGCTGCTTCGTAACCACCTTCATATCCTGTGTTAAAGCAAGAAGTACATTTTGAAACAGTGCATTGGTCATCGTTTTCGCTAAAGAACTTACAGCGTTTGCCTGTCGTAAGACGGCGAAGCCAGATAGCTTGCTCGCCTGCTAATTCTAAACCTTCAGCAAACAAAATTGGAAGTTGAGTAATAAGATTACGAATAGCATCCTTGTCTTGTACTGAGAGCTTGCCTTCTGTAGAATTGACCCATTCTTGGTAATTAGGACGCGCCGGGTACCTTAAGGCATCCGGTACGTAAAAACCGCCACTATCGTCACTATTTGAAGGATATCCCATTATTTTCTTCTTTATATTTATTGAAAGAGTTTTGTCAATGCGAATTATTATGTATTTCTTTACGAAGTTTATACAAATAAATACCGTAATTCTTCATTTTAAATAACTTTTTTTATTAGCATTTTTAAAATATCAATACGGTAAGCACCTTGCACAAAAACGAAGGTTTTATGTTGAAAAGATTTAACAATTGGATTTCTAATGTTTAAATAAATGAATCTAACCATTGTTGTCGGATAATGCGCCAGCTTTAATCAATAAAGAAGCAACATAAGACAACGCTTGGTGAATGTCATTACGCTCTTCTACAGAGCTTGCCCATTGCTGTCTGTTGTTCAAATTCTCACGAACATGCTGAAGCATTTCAGGCGTACCTGGTTTTGTCCCAAGCAATTTATTAACTACTGGGCCATGTACTGGATGGTTTCGCAATGCCGTCTCTTCAGGGCTAAATGGCGTTGTTCCATTTGGTGATGCCGCTGGACGCTGTGCAACAGGTGGCTTCATTTTAGGAGGAGCGGCAACTGGTTTAGGGACTTTGGCACCTGGAGGCATACCGAAGTTACCAGGGCCTTTTAATTCATTGCTAGGGTCCATCGTTGCAACACCAGTGCCTGGTCTTGCTGAAGATAAAGGTGAAACACCTGGGATAGCGGCTGCACGAGATAATCCAGGAGGAGTATGCGAGCGGTCTTGGAGTTGCTTCAATTCCATAAGCTTTTTCTGATTACGCTTTGAATCTTCTGCACGTTGACGCTCGTCAGCTTCTTCTTGTTCATCACGAGCATCATCATCCTTGTTTTTGTTTTCAGATAGACGCTTGTCATTTTCTGGGTCAACAACATGGCCTTTGTTATGATTTTCATGTTCCTTTAGCACAGGATTAGTCGTCGCTCCGTTTTCACGGTCGAGTTGTGGACGATGCTGTTGAATATAGTTAAAAGCCTGATGAACCATTTCTTTTTCCTGTGCAGGAAGGTCATCATTAGTAACCAATGGCTTCAAAATTGGAGCCATAGTTTGTTCTTTTGCATGAATATCATTTGAAGGCATTGTTGTTTTCCTTTATAAATTCCAGAAGCGCCCAAAAGCTCTAAGTGGTGGTGTACTCATATAAGGCGTGTTTGGAGTTGTAATATAGCCTGTGCCATATGCGAATTGTCTCTTAATTCTTAAACGTTCGGCGTCGGCCTTACCAAAAACTGCTTCTGCCAAGCTATTGTATAAAGCTGCTTGTGCAGGTTTATTGACGCTAATATTTCTATCATTGAAGCTAACACCTTGAGAAGCAATTTTAAAAGATTGCGCTTTCAAGGCAAGATACTCTGCATACAAGAGAATTGCATTCATATATTGTAAAGGTACGTTAAACCAGAAAAAAGAAGAACGTGGTGGAGCAGCATTTAAGTTCTCTAAAGCATCATTTAGGTATTCAGAAAGCTCTTGGTCTGACCAAATCCAACGTGTTGGGTCTGGGTCGTGGTCTTTCATTCGTAATCTTAAACGACTAATTGGGTCAATTGGCAATAACACGGAACCGTCAAATAGCAAAACGTCAAAACGAACTACTGCCGACATGTCCTGTCCAGCTACTACCCATGTTAAGGTCGCAGTATAAGAGCCAACGCTTAACAATGTACTGTCGATACTTGCATAATAAAAAGTCGAAGTAATTGAATTACAAAGACGATTCGTAAAAATGTTTATAGGACCATTTGGAGTTTGGTAATCCAAAGAAACCAATGGCGTAACATTGTTATCTGGCGGCGTTGGATGGCCGAATTGGTCAAGAGTGTTTACAGTTACTGTAACCAAGCTTCCCTGGGTATATTGATTTTGTGCCATACATTGCCTCCTGCTAAATAGAATACTCAGATATACGAAGTTCGTAGCTTATACGAATCTTTGTGAATAATTAATTGATAAAGTATTCACACCAAGCTCAAACGTATAACTGCCAGGTTTCATTACAATCTCAAATTTACCTTTGCTATCTGTAGTAAGACGCTTGTAAATCTGATTTGTTTTTCCGTAATAAATTGTGACGCCAATATTGCTCAGAGGTAAAGAAATTCTGTTTTCCTCTTGAATAGCAGTTCCGAGGAAAGTTTGAAGGTTCTTTTCTTCATGAAACGTCTGCCCAAATCTTACTGCCTTAATGAGATTAGGCATGGTTAATTCATAACCACGACTATTTGGACGTGCCATATGAGCATCCAAATTAAATCTATTGCCATTAACGTCGACAATTTCTAAATCGCTTAAAGGTACGTTTTCGGTTTGCTCTTGAGCAGCATTTTGAGTATTTGGGTAGATATAAATGGTTTCTTCATTTATCGGAACGGGTGTTGCAAGTGTGTTGCTAGGATTCGTCGGCGGGAAAATGCTAACTGGTATATCTGAATATTTTAAGTTTAAACGCCCAACTGGATTTGATTCCAACCAAGCTATTGCAAACATGCTGTCATACAAATCGAAAACAGGGAAAAAATTACAATCCCCAGGGAAGTCTTTTACAGTCAATACAAAATGAGAGGGAGGGTCGGTATTATTGGCTGTAGGAGTCCAAGTTTTACCATCAGGCGAAAAATTGCCAATGTTGTCATCTGGATGGTGAATTGAACCATAAGATATAAAATAAATATTGGCAAATTGATTAGCAAACGCGCCTTTGCCATCATTAATGAGTAATAAATTCCCAAAACCTGGTGGTAAAGCACATATTTTTGCAATCGGAAGATTAGCCATTGTTTTATTCCTTTGTTAATTCTCCCGAAGATGAAGCCTCGGTGCGTACAACATGGTCCCGAGCCAAAAGCAAAGCTGCTTTAACCGCAGGGAATGATTTAGCATTACATAATTCAATTATGCCATCAAATAATTCAGTTATTTCTTTACCTAATTCTGTTTTTTCCATTATTTCTCCTCTTACTAGCTCTCTTAATTATAGAGCAATTTCTGAATTTAATATACGTTTTAATTCTGCTTGGACTTCAGTTTGGTCTAAAGTTTCAACATCATATGGAATTGTATTTAAAGCTTCTGTCACTTTGACAATCATCTTGCCAGCGTGAACGTCACCTGCTGGGTATACAACGCCAAAATAAGGCTTAACTAATTGTGCATTATACTTTGGCACAGGTTGATTATCTGCGGTAGTAGTAGCACTAATGCTCATTCTATAATAAATTCCAGCACGTAAACCTAAAACATTAGAAACAAGAACAGGCGGCAACGGGGCACCAATTTGATAAATGTAAACTTGTGTAGGTGGAGGTGGACATTGCCCATATGTCGTATTCCATTTTTGAAAATCAATACGAACAACTTCCACAAAATTAACCATTGATATCACTTCATACATTAGAACACAAATATTTCATTAGCATA